TACGCCCGGCGGCGCGGTTGTGATTCACTTCCGCGCCTCTTTTATGCGCATAAATATTCACTGTTTTTGAGGAACCAAGCAAACCAGAAGAACCGAGAAAACCAGAAAAACAAAAAAACCAAGGAAACAAATGGACGGAGCGAAACCGAGAAAACCAAAAGAAATCAGGAATCGGGAGAAAACCAACAAAACCAGCAGATCACCGAAACCAGCTAAACCGAGAAAACTAGAGATTTCAGAAATTGAAAAATTTTCGCAAAAAGCTGGGACAAATCCGAAATACATGGTAGAATATAAAATAGAACATCAGATGAAGCAAAACAAACAGATTATGGAGGTATAACAAAATGAAACTAGCTGGAGAGTGGACAGTTCGCGGAGCTTTGCGCCATGATGGCCTGTTTACACTCAATGGTCCAGATGATAGTCAGCTCTATCTGCCCGTTGGGGCGGAGGGCTGGAAGGATGGATGCAACGCCTTCAATCTTTCCACGCAGGAATTTGAGTTGATTCCTGCACACGCGGATGTTTTTGAGGTTGACATCCTGCGTAGCCGCGCAAATTGGGAGACCGCCGATGCCGACTGACGTCCGGCGCCGCGCCAACAATAAGTGGGACGCCGCCATCGCTTGGGCAGTTGAAACAGCCGAAAGTTTTTTGAAATAAGCGCACACAATTACAGCGCCGGAAGAAGTTCCGGCGTTTTTTCTTTATCCAGTGCGGGACAAACGCCGATTTCCGGTAGAAGTAAAGATAGAAAGACAAAACAAACGGAGGTACTTACTCATGACAAACGCAGCAATCATTCTGGATGAATCCGTTCGGTTAATGAACGATGGCATTCTTAAAGGCACGGGCCGATTCCTCGACGTGGTAAACGAGGACGGAAGCACCAAAAAACTCGAAATCCCCGAAGAAATCCACACGTTCAACGCTTGGAAGCAGCGTGGCTTCATCGTCCGCAAGGGTGAACACGCTGTCGCGTCTTTCCCAATTTGGAAGTATGTCACCCGTAAGAATACCCCTGACGAGCCGTTGGATGCCGCAGAAGCGGAGAACGGGTTCTGCCGTATGAAACTATCCCATTTCTTTTCTGCGCGGCAGGTAGAGCCTCTGAGGGCGTGAGAGCGCAAAAAGGGCTTCTTCCCCTTTTCCTTTCCCCCATACCCCCTTTCTATTACCCTTTCTTTCCTAAAATATTCTTAGATACAGAAATAAGATAACAAAGAATAAGAGGGTAGATGTGCTGTAGACGTTCGTGTAGATTCTACAGTGGAGTCTACAGCAAACAGTGAATATACATCCGCGCATATGCAAAAAGCCGCCCCATCTGGGACGGCTTACTTTTTATCATAGCAGCACATATTTTATGTGATTCTCCGGGACAAATCCCGCACTATCGGTAGAGTAATAAATGTAAAGAAAACTACCGAAACGGAGGTAATTACACATGAAAAACTATTATAAATCTTCTGGCTTTCAGATGTTCCTCACGGGCGCAGCCATCGCAGTCATGTTCATCATTATCCTGTGCGCGGACTCGCTCATCGAGTTCATTCTGTGAGAGGGGGCGGCATCATGCAATTCATTGCAAACAACGACGCAAAAAACGTCTTCGGCTGTTTTGAAAACGTCGAGCAGCACGCCCTTGCATTTTCCGAAGAAGCCGCTGCGAAACTGTTTGATTCAGGCATGAAGATCTTCCGGGGCGATGCAAGCACATTGAACGCCCTAAAGATCTGTTTCACTGGTAGCTTGACGATCTGCATATACCGTGAAATTGCGGACATTGACAACGGCGTTTTTCGCGTCCGTATCTGGGGCCGACCGAACAGCTACGACGAAAAAACCATGAGCAGGCAAGCGCTCAAAAAAATGGTGCTTTTCAAAATTTCGCAGGAATTTGCAGAGCCTGCCGAGCAGATCGCATAGGGAGGAATCACCATGAACCAGTACCGCAAAACCTTTGAATTTTTCAGCACAGAACAGCAAGCCGCCGCATTTGTGGCGGCTCGCAAAAAGCAACGCCGCAAGGCGCACATGACGCCGTGGCAGTCCGCCGACGGCAGAGAAAACAAGTTCATCGTCTGGTATTACATTTGAGGGAGGAAAAAACCATGACCGTTTTCGTAGCCGTTCACCATTGGGATACGCCAGACAATGAGGGCGTGGAGATTCTGGGCGTTTTTGAAAAGATCGAGAAAGCCCGCGCGCAGATTGTGGCCGGAGCCGGAGCCATCCGCGCGGAGTACGACGAAGATTTCTGGGACGAGGATATGTCGTGGGACGAACCCATGAGCATTCACCTCGGGCGGTGTGGACGCGACTATCTGGAACAGGCCACGGTCTACAGTTGGGAAATCTCCGAGCAGGAAGTTGAATAAAAAATACCGGCGCAGCGGGACAAATGCCACTGCGCCGGTAGATATATAGGTGTAGAGAAAACCAAGAAAACAGGAGGTTCCCAATCATGACGCAGTTTGAAATCTATCAGAAAATCGCCGACGCCGTGAACGCAGCATCCGGTTCCAAGAATCCCAAAATGACCATCGTAACCGAAAGTGAGTTCGGCGGTGTGTACTTTTTGCACATCAACGCACATTCCGCAGATATCAAGCCTTATGCGCAGTACAAAGACGCGCTGACGATCTACTTCAAAAAGCGCGGTGGCCGCTCAGTATATGGAATGCGCTTCTATGGTACAAAAGCCGTGGCAATCTTCTCTGGGTGGCAGGAAACAACATGGGAGCAGCCCAGAAGCTTCCTTTGCTTTGACAAGAATATGTTCTACGGTCTGGTTGACGGATTCCCGCAGGAGCAGAAGATTGCCGAGGAATCTGAGCGCGTTCACCTGTCCGAGATTCAGCAGAAGGGTAAGGTTTACAAGGTCGTCAGCATGAAACCGGATGACCCGCAGCCGCGCATGATTGTCGAAACGTATGAAACTGCCGAACACTTAAAAAAAGCATTTGAGACTTCCGGCGAGTTCCGTAGCGTATCGTGCCGGGCAGAATTGCAGGGCGCGCCGAATCTCAGGAACTTCTACGGGCCGATGTACGATGGGGAGGACGATCAGGGTCGCGCCGTCATCCGCTATGAATCGCGCGAGGTATATGAAATTCTAAGCGCCTAAAATTGAAATAGTTCACAGGAAAGCGGGACATTCCCGCTTTTTCTGTAGATATAAAATCAAGGGAACAAAAACACTACAGAATACGGAGGCAATCAAAATGTATTACATCATCAACCGCGAGACAGACAAGCTCGAACTTCACTTCTCGAAAGAAGAATATCAGGCCATGCCGGACGAAACGAAGTCCACGATCAGAAGCAACTTCCTTTTCTCCCGCCGTGGCGGCTGCTGGGTAAGCCGTGCAAAGCGGCCGCACCTTTCCTATGTTGAGCGCATAGCAAAAGACCTGGGCGCGGAGTATCAGGGCAAGACCGGCGAAGAACTGACATTCGAGGAAAAGATGGAGCGGCAGTCAGACCGGGCAGCGGCCAGAGCTGACCGGATGGAAGCGAGATCAGACGCAGCTGCGCAGCGCGGCGAAGCCCTGCAAAAGCCCGTCGAGAATATGCGCGGCGATATCGCGTTCTTCACGCAGCCGAACATCAACACGTCCGCAGGCCGCGCGTTCACCCGGCAGCGCGAGCGTATGTTTGCCGCGTTTGACTGTGGATTCGAAGAGTTCAAAAAATCCGAGTATTATGCGCAGCGGGCAGAAGTCGCACGCAGAACAGCAAATCTGGAAAATTCCAAGGATAAGGCATTCTGCGACCGCCGCGTGAAAGACGCGCAGAAGAACATCAAGGCCATCCAGAAAAATCTCGACCACTACCATGCCATGCTGGAATGCGACGGAATGGGAGAACAGCAGAAGCGCTTCGATGGTACGCCTATCGAGCGTGCAGAGATCGAGCGCTGGATCGAAGACGAAGAAGAGCGTCTGGAATCCGAGATTTCCCGCCTCTGCTATTATCAGTCCTGCATCGACGATTTGGGCGGCGTGCAGTTCAGCAAGGAAAACATCAAGCCGGGCTATGTCGTGAAGATCAAGCATTACAACAACTGCACCGTCCTGCGAACTGGCCCGAAGAACATTATCTATCGCACGCCGAACGGATTCGACTTGACTGCCGCATACGCCGAGATTCTGGAAATCGTCAAAGCCGAGGAAACAATAAAGCCGAAGCACCCGTTCAAGGTCGGCGAGGAATTCACTGTCAGCACCCTTCGTGCCGGCGCATGGGTTCCGGACACTTGGGAAGTCATCAAAGCAACTGCTACAACCGTCACGCTGAAGAACCAGGCTACCGGTAAGACCGTCAACAAAAAGCCGCGAATCGGCTGGACGAGCAGCGGAGACAAGTGGCTGATTTCAATCGACAATTACACAACAGACATCCGGGAGAAGATCCAGCAGTAAAAAATATCTACCGGAGGCGGGACAAAGTTCCCGCTTCCGGTAGATACAAAAGCAGAACAGGAAAACCAAGAAAACTGGGAGGTACATAAAATGGGCTGGACTTGGCAGTGTGCGAAATTCTACGATAGAAGGGGCAACATCGACCGCAAAGCAGAGTGCGACGATCTGTACACATGGAACAATGAAGAAACCGGGGACAAATGCCGCGTTCTGAAATCCGCAATGGTGGGCGCGACGTGGTACGGTGCTTGTGAGAGAAGCAGACCCGGCCAGGAACCCTACGTTTTCGCTGGCGTGTGCCTGACGAGCGTAGACAGCCGCGAATACTGCAACTTTGGTTACAAGGACATGGATGAATCCATGGGGCCTTGTGAACAGGAATGCCCGATTTCCATCCTGAAACTGCTTTCTCCGCGCGACGATGAATGGGCGTTGGAATGGCGAGAGGATTGCCGGAACAAAGCGGCGCAAAAGGCTGCTGATAGGAAAAACCCGAACAGGCTGCAAAATCTCCCGCTTGGTGCGAAAATCACAGTTCAGAAGCGTGGTCAAAACATCGTGCTCGAAAAAGGAAGAATCAGCAACCGCAAGAATCCGGTATGGATCTCACGGACTGAGAACGTGTACTATCCCCTGTCCCACATCAATCGGTACGGTTATAAGCTCTGCGTTCCCGCCTAAATTTCCAAGTCATGTAGAAATTTCAGAATCCATATGTTAGAATGGGATGAGATTGGAGGGATGCCGATGTTCTACAAACCCGGCGAGTACCGGATAAACCAAGAAAACGAATTTATTTCCGCCTCGACTGGATTGCCGCTGAAACCAGGCGATCTAGTAGCGCTGGAGGCTTTCTGTGACGCGAATGATATTTCCCCTATCGAAACCTACGGGAAGGAAATCGTTTCACAGAACCGCGAGGTAGTCGTCGTGAACGGTGTGAAGAAACTGTACAAGTCTGCCGTTGTTCAGATTTGAATCATCTTCGTGAGGTCACGAAATGGATTGCAAGCAGGTCGCAAGTTGGTCGCAACACTCCAAGCGGTAATAGGAAAATAGCACGCGAAACGCACGGAAAACACACGCAAGTTGTAAGCAAGTTGTAAGCAAGTTATACGCAAGTTACCATAGTGTGGCGTAAAGCCCCTAGCTTTAGCTATGGGGATATAAGCCACTATCTCCTATTGCGTTAGATTTGTATTTGCGATATAATATCTGCATGGAATACAAAAGCAACAAAAATGTGGTGTACTCCTGCAAGTATCATGTGGTTTGGTGCCCAAAATATCGCCGTAAGGTCTTGGTCGATGGAATTGATGTGCGTCTGAAAGAGCTGATAGAGACTATCTGAGAAGAAAGCAACATCGATATCATCGAGATGGAAATCATGCCAGACCATGTGCATTTGCTGATAGAGGTTGACCCACAATATGGCATAAATCGTGCTGTACGTCACATCAAAGGCTCTACGTCGCATACTTTCCGCTCTGAGTTTCCAAAGTTAAAGTCAAGGCTCCCGACTTTGTGGACAAACTCATATTTTGTTTCTACCGTTGGCGGTGCGCCTTTGGAAATAATCAAGCAGTACATCGAAAACCAGAAGAACGTATGAGGACGCTATGGAACGTGCGTATAGGTTTCGGATATATCCGACAACGGAACAGGAAAACTTAATATGCCGAACTTTCGGTTGCGCCCGGTTCGTGTACAACTACTTCCTCGCTGAACGCATCGCGCAGTATAGAGAAAACGGAAAGGCTCCTACACGCTTTCGGCAAGACAAAGAACTAACGCATCTGAAGGAATCACTTGAGTGGCTGAAAGAGGTTGACGCAACCGCGCTGCAGTCTTCTTTGCAGAACCTTGATGCTGCATACCAGAATTTCTTCCGTCGAGTAAAATCTGGCGAGAAGCCGGGATTCCCGCGATTCAAGAGCAAGCACGACCACCGCAAAAGCTATAAAAGCAAGGCCGTAGGTACGAACATCAAAATCTTGGACGGCGCGGTTCAACTGCCGAAACTCGGCAAAGTAAAGTGCCGTATCAGTCGAAAGGTTGAGGGTAGAATCCTCTCTGCCACAGTATCACAGAATCCAAGCGGCAAATACTTCGTATCGCTCTGCTGTACTGATGTTGAGATCGAGCTGCTGCCGTCTACAGGGGCGGTGGTCGGCATCGACATGGGGCTGAAAGCATTTGCAATCACCTCCGATGGCATGGAGTACCAAAACCATAAGTATCTATCCAAGAGCCAGAAGAAACTTGCAAAACTCCAACGGCAACTCTCCCGAAAAACAAAGGGGAGTAACCGGCGCGAAAAAGCAAGGGTTCAGGTTGCGCGGCTGCATGAACATATCACAAACCAGCGCAGCGACATGATGCACAAACTGTCAACACAGCTCATCCGGGAGAACGATGTAGTCTCCATCGAGGACTTAGCACCAAAGAACATGGTCAAGAACCATCACCTTGCGAAGTCTATCAGCGACGCATCATGGGGCGAGTTCAGACGGCAGTTAGAGTACAAGGCCGCGTGGTACGGGAAGAAAGTCATAGAGATAGACCGCTTCTTCCCATCCAGTCAGCTATGTTCCTGCTGCGGGTATCGGAATACCGACACGAAGAATCTGGCGGTGCGGGATTGGACGTGCCCTGAATGTGGGACACACCATGACCGGGATATCAACGCCGCAAAAAATATTCTAAGCGAGGGATTGCGACTACTGGCGTAGCCAAAACACACGGTAGGGCGGGACACGCCCAAACCTATACGCTCGGGGAGACTATGTAAGACGCCACTACGGCGCAACGGTCGCTGAACCGAGAATCCCCCGGCTTTAGACGTGGGGAGTGTCAACATTTCCGCGAGGTCACGAAAATGGTTGAAAACCAAGAAAACCAGAGCCATCTACGTTCGGACGGTTCTGGTTTTCATTGACACATTCAGTTTTTGCGGTATAATGAAGAAAAAGGGGCGCTGCCACAAGCGGTCAGCCAAGGATGCCTATGGGATTTGACCTAACCTTTATGCTGATGGCGGTCATTTCTTTTTGCAGATCTGAACGATCAAACCCGCAAATGCGATGAGTACGGTGGAGAACGAGAAGATCTCAGTCCATGTAGCCATGCACAACACCTCCTTTATAGGAAGTGCTGACCGTCTGCCACCTCCATGCAGCGCCCTGCCCACCGGAAGGTGGGCTTTTTTACTTTAATGGTACAATAACATAATGTCAACAAACCAAGAAAATTTAAGAGCCGGCGGGACAAATGCAGATTTTGCGTAGAAGAAAAGGTAGAAGCAAACACACAAAATTTAAGGAGGAATTTCTATGAAAAAGATTGTTTGCGTACTCATTTCTTTTATTCTCACATTGTCTATGGCTGCTTGTACAGTCAAATCCAAGCCATCTGCCACGCCGCAAGAAGAAAAAGCGCCCCTTCCAGCACAGGCTGAATCAGACAACCGTCAAAAAGTGAGCGATGAATTGGCCAGTAAGATTGAAATTACGGATTCCTTGTTGGATGAAGCATTGGAAAGTGTAGACCACAATCACTATTATAACGAAAGAACCGGTGAATACGAATTCAGCGTTCATATTTTTGGTTCCGCAGAAATGGCATCTTTAGGGACCCTCCAAAATGTGTGCGACGCTCTTGACGGTTCCTCTGCTTCTACGCACGAGTTTCTGGGAATCGACGTTGTAGGGCGCATTTACGATTCTGACGTAGTGGTGTATGAGTCCAGAAATGGAATTGGAAAATTCATGGTCGATGGAGCTGCTTCAAGTGCGCCATCATCTTCCGGTGCTACGATGGGAGAGCGTAACGCTCTGGAAAGTGCAAAGTCATACTTGAAGTATTCCGCGTTCTCCTATTCAGGGCTGATCGACCAACTCGAATACGAGGGGTATTCAACGTCAGAAGCAACTTACGCGGTCGATCATTGCGGAGCCGACTGGAATGAACAAGCTGTGCTTTCTGCCGCTTCGTATCTCAAATATTCTTCTTTCTCAAAACAAGGGTTAATTGAACAACTGGAATACGAAGGATTCACGCATGATCAGGCCGTGTACGGCGTTGAACATAATGGTTACTAAACATGAAAGAGAGCCGCCCATACGGGCGGCTTTTCTTTTGTACGCTATATGTATTTTTCGACGCTTTGCGACACGTTTCGACCGCACATGTGTGTTATCGTGGAAATACAGTAAATATTAAGCATTCCGGGACAAATTCGGTAGGCGCGTAGGAGAAAATGTAGGGGCATTATTTTAAAAAAGCGTATAGGATTTCAGCGTGGATATTCTCCCGCCTAACCTTTGCGTGAATTGAACTAGGCTGTATTTCCACTATTTCAGCATGATATGTCATGCCTGCGTCCATCTTCGGTGCGTAGACAGCCGCCCAATCTCCAGAAATATGACCAACTGGGAATCCACAGGAGTTTTTCACTAATATTGCATTTTTGTCGTATTTGTTTTCGGGTTCTCGTTCAAGAATAAGCGAGTCACCGACAGTGAGATTTTTCAAGGTGTCTTTACTGGCGCAGAATTTCATTCCTACAATACTCACAGTTTCCACAACCAGTTTCGCCTTTTCATTTCCTTCCCATCCGGCTATTTGTCCAGAGTATTTAGATTGGATTGTATAGTACATATCGCTGTCCAGAGGTAGCACCGTTAACTCCGGGTGATTTTTTTGCAATAACATAACCTTTTTGCGGCTTTCGTTTCCCCAATAGCCTTTTACTTCTACAATAACGCTATTCGGCAAGAAAAAGTCCGGTGTATAGCATAGTCCTTCCCCAAGATCAAACATTTCTCGTTCATATTCGTATGGAATATGTTTTGAACTCAAGAGCCTGGCGATATTAGCTTCCCAGGAACTGCGCAGCGCGTGATTGAGGTCTATCCGAAAGCCTATGTTATGTCTCTGAGATTTATAGTCATCATAGCTTGTAGTTACAATCCGGATTTTACCGCGTTCATCTATGACCTCGATGCACGGGACCCCATTTCTGTGTAGAATTTCTTCTACAGGCTTGTTGTGATTACTATGCTGCACAAACCATCGTGCAAAGCAATCATCCTCTTTTCGGAGAGTATATGACCAATCAGGTGTATTTGGAACCTGAGCAATTTCTACATTTTCACCGCAGTATTTCTTACAAATAGCAGTCACCGTCTGTACATAGTTGCTTGGAAAACATATGTAGTTATATGTTTTTGTCAAATCACAGATATAAGGTATCGAATCTATACTTTCCCAAGTGCGGTCCCCCCATAATTTTCTTTTTACGGATACAGAAAATTCATCATGTTCGTGCAGGTAGTTACGGAAAATGTCTCTATACTCGGCAAAAAACCAATCATCGTTTTCGTTGCGACGACGTATATCGACATACCGAACAATCGATATTCCGTCTTCGCTTCGTATGACATTTAGAAACCTAGCGTTATTTCTATGGAGCAAATCAAGATATCTTGCAAGCAATTCGTTTGGAACTTGGTCTGTATGTTCCCATATAAAATACTGCTCAGTTTTTACACCATATTCAGATTCAATGCACTGCGCCAGCATTTCTCCAACGTGCGTTTCCTTTTCCATAAAATTTCCTCCGTTCAATGTTCAAACAATTTTTTATCAGCAATAGAATTCGTTCGTATTTTTCGAGCGGGACAAATTACATATTTCATGTAGATAGAAAAATAGAAAAACTTTCTTGAATCACAAATTTAGTGTTGACTTTAGTAGCCATATTGGCTATAATAGTCAATGAAAGGAGGGCAAAGATGATTAGGAGTATAAACTTCTCCGATGATTTGTACGAACGCTTGCAGAAAATCGCAAAGGAAAAGGAAATTTCCGTTTCCTCACTTATCAAGATGGCATGCAAAGAATATGTTGTTCGTGAAGAATGCAAGCAGGAGCATCGACAAGAAGAAAAGCAATAAAAGAAGAGCAACCGTAGGCTAGTTTGGCGACCAACTACGATTGCTCCGTTAGACAATCACGCAATTTCTCGCGCAATCTCTGTATCTATATTACAGGATGACCCGTGAAATTGCAAGTGTAACTTTGCTTTTCACGGGGATTTTTATACTCTTTTTCAGGTAGACATAACAATGTAAAAAATGATTTGCACCGGTTGTTATACTGAACACAGAGGAAAATCCACAAGATACGAACAAAAGGAGTGTAATATTTGAACAAGTTACAAATTATCAGCGAAAACGGCGTGGAAGTCGTAGACAGCCGCGAAGTCGCGGAAATGACCGGGAAGAACCATAAGGAACTGCTGCGGGACATCCGAAACTACGCAGAAATCATTGGGAATTCTAACGAGCGCAATTTTGCGCTGGTTGATTTCTTCATCCCATCTACCTATACGGACAGCAAAGGTGAGACGCGCCCATGCTACCTCATCACAAAAAAAGGCTGCGATATGGTGGCGAACAAAATGACCGGCGAGAAGGGCGTCCTGTTCACTGCGGCATACGTCACAGCATTCGAGGAAATGCGCGAAAAACTTTCCGCGCCCAAACCCATGAGCACGGCGCAGCTTTTCGCCATGCAGGTGCAGATCAACTTGGAGCAGGAGCAGCGTATAAAAGCGCTGGAAGAAAAAACGCAGACCACGCAGGAAACCGTGCAGGAAGCATTTTCTGCGCTATCCTACCCTACTGTCAGCCGCGACCATTGGCAGGATGAAACGCGCCAGAAAATCCGCCGGGTCTGTTTTGAAAACGGCCTGAATTATCAGCAGTTTACCGCGCAGACCTATGACGAGCTGGAAGCGGATGCGCGTGTAAAGCTCGAAACCCGCGTGAATAACCAGCGGGAGCGGATGAAAGCAGGCGGTGCGAAGTCCGCCGAAATTCAGGCGGTAAACAAGCTGACCGTTATTGCAGCCGATCCGAAACTCCGTGCGATCTACTCAGCAATCATTCAGCGCCATTCGGCGCAGTTCTTAACCGAAAGACTTTCTAACATGTGAGAGGAGAAAATACCATGGAAAACGAATTCAGAAAACTTCTTGGAGAAGTCGATGACATGGACGAATTTGTCCGGTTCATGATGTTCTGTTTCAAACGACTGAACCTCGGCGAAGATGTGCCGGAGATTTGGGCGGCGTGGTGCAGTGAGAAGAATCAAGCAGTCTTTCCGAGAAACTGAGCGAAGAAGTAGTTTCTCGGTGGATTCACAAACATCAATCATCAGAAAAAATTCAGGGGGGAAATCGAAATGACAAAGACAGAGTGTGCTGTTTACGATCTGTTTAAGGAACTTGGGATACCCGCACATCTAAGTGGATATGCGTACATGAGTGAAGCTGTCAAGAGCGCGTATGAGGGCGAATATGGAAGCGTCACGACGGAAAGACCCGGCTGCATGTATCGAGATGTAGCTGAGAAGTTCAATACCACGGCAAGCAAGGTTGAGCGTTGTATGCGGCACTCCATTGAGTTCGCGTTCCTGAACGCAAATCCGCAGTATTTGTACAAGGTCTTCGGAAACGTTGTAGACAGGAATAAAGGCAGACCGACAAACGTCATGTTCGTTTATCAATGTGCGAAGGAACTCGACCGGCGGATGTCGGCTTGAAAAATCCCGCGTCAAGCGGGACAAACACAGATATTCGGTAGATAGCAAACTGTAGAAAGACGCATAAATAGAAAGAGAAAGGACGTAAATTTCAATGAAAAGCAAAAAATCAACCGATCTGGTCTATGTGCCGGAGCTCACCCCAGAAGATGTTTTCAGCCACTTGGTGTGTCACCACGCAGACGTTGTGCGCGCCAGAAACGCACAGCGGGCCTACAAACGGTATTTGGAACGCAAGCGTCGCTGTGTTGCTTCCATCGTGATTATCGTATCCTCGCTTGCCACAGCCGCCACGCTGCTCATCACGAGCGGTGTGCTTGCGACGGTTTGAATGGAGGTGCGCGGTTGTACACGTTGTACGACAGCTATTCCGACTTCCCTGCTCTGATTGGCACATTCGAGAGTGTCGATCAGGCGCGGGAGGCCGCGAAGAAAATGGATGAGGCAACGGGCGGGAAGTTCTTTCCGAGGCTCGTCAAGGATGGAAAGGTCATTCAAGATTGGGGGTACTAAAACGTGACATACGCAACGCTTTTGACTATCGCTTCTCTGCTTGAGAAAGAGAAGAACATCCGTGAAAAGGAATGCGAGCTCCTGCGCGAGAAGCTGAATTCTGCGCGTGACAAAGCGGAAAATGCGCCAGAAGATGAAGAACTCTCTCATGTAGCAGAGTTCGCCCGAGCATTGTATGAAAAGGCCAGAAATAGGCTTCTCAACCATGAACGCGCTTATGAGGACTTCCTTGAGCATGATTTTCGATAGGAAATTTATTTGGAAGTGGGACAAATCCATTTTTTCGGTAGAAACATAGGTGTAAGACAAAACACCATACAGGAGGCCAAAAACAATGAAGAAAGTCAAGGAATTATGGAACGAGTTCGGCGATGTGCCGATGAACCCAGAAACAGAGTGCATCGAGGAAGCATGGAACGGGTTCCCAGCTGGAACAAATCGGGAGGAAATTTGGCACTGGTTCGAGGAAACGTTCGACGTTCGCGTCGCTGATCTGATGTACGGAGGTATCTGAAATGGGACAGCGTTCACAGATCTATGTCCGCGCGTCCGGGCAGCTCATCGTCGCAAACTACTATCAATGGAACTATGCCGAGCGAATGATTTCGCGTGCTAGATACGGCATTGAGTACATCGATTCGGTCAAGGACTACAGCAACTGGATTTTTCTCCGCGACGTGAACGTCGAACATTTGCGCCGCATCCTGGACGTAAACTTCGACCTCAAGGACTACCAGATTTCGAGCAAGATCATCGAAGAATGGAAGGACGTTTTTCCAGACAAGCCTTTCAATGATGTTGTGTTTGACTGGCAGGACAACAACGACGGCCAGCTGTTCATCGACTTTACGAAAGACGGAAAGATCTCTTATGCGTTCCGGAAGACGGAAGACATGGCGTGCGAAACTCCGATGTCCGCTGCTGAGTACATGGAATGGGATCGTCGGAACTGGCTGGATTGCGAGTCAATGACGAAGGCTGAGAAAGCCACCTGCCGCCGCAACATTGCAGCTATCGATAAGATGGCAAGACTTATGACCGCAGAGGAATTGAAAGAGTTCGTCCACCACGACTACGGATATAAGTCCGTTCAGGAGGTAGGCTGACATGGATAGCAGATGGAAACTCCTTGAGCAGTACGGTGAACTGTTCTGCGCAAAATGTCACTCCAGTATCGTGTGCGACGAGTTTGGGGATATGCCGGAGCAGTGTCCCGTGTGCGGTGCAAAGTTCAACTGGTCCGAAGATATGCTGCAAGCATTTTGGCCAGCATTCGTAGCCACTTGTGAGCAAGCGTGTGTTCCGCAAGATGACTGTAAGTCCACGCAAGATAGAGGTGAGATAGAAAGTTGAAAATAGCACAGGCAAAACGGCTTGTTTCAGAGGACATTGAAATGATGACCATTGAACAGCTTCAACGATACAAGGTCAAAGTGATCGATGCTTGGCGGGAAAGCCGAGCAGATTACGGAATAGCTCAAGCTGTGAGAGACGGCTTCTATTTGCAGACCGGCGAAGATGCGTCGGAGTACACACCGAAAGACCTGTGGCTCACCCAAAATCTCACTCGCAGGCTTGATGCAATCGACCGCAGAGAATATGAAATGTTTCGACAACGGTAAAATGCCGCGTAAAGGAAAATCCAAACTGCCACTAAATCGAGAAAAACGTAAGTTTTCCGGGACAAATCCGGAATTCCGGTAGAACAGTAAATGTAAGCAATCACACAACAACAATTATTTTATGGAGGTAATTCAAAATGGCAAAGGCAACTAAGGAAGCACAGGAGACCAAGGCAATCAGACGGTACATCAAGCTCACGTTCATCGAGCCGGTGCTGGGCACCTGGCCGAGTAACGAGAATGTGGCGCGTGACTTCATCGCGTCCAAGTCTCCGGACGCAAACACAATCGAAGATGAGGTTGCAGCGATTGGTGCGGAAGCTGTGGCTGATAAGGCAATGACGGTATTCCCCCGTGTCGATGGCAAGCCCGTATTCTGGGATTACCAGATCAAGGGATTTTTCAAGGACACTTGCAGCGCCCTCGCCCGTGCCAAGTACACAAAGTCCAGCGGCCTGAAAGCATTCAAGAAGGTCATCGACGGTATGATCTTCCCCTTCCCCCGCGCAATTTCCATCAACGTCAACGGAGAAATCGGCGAATGCCAGCGGCCGCTCCGTGCGCAGACTGCGCAGGGTGAGCGTGTGAGCCTCGCAAACTCGGAGGAGATTCCTGCTGGAAGCTCGATTCAGTTCGGCGTAACACTCGCAGACCCGGCGCACGAAGCACTGCTGATGGAGTGGCTGGACAATGGGTTCTTCCGTGGTCTCGGTCAGTGGCGTAACTCTGGCAAGGGCCGGTTCGTCTACAAGATGCTCGACGAGGAAGGCAACAACCTTGGCGGCACGGCAGAGAAATTCGGTTACATGATGCAGGAAGCGAACTTCTTCCCGGAGGAAAAGGCGGGCTGATAGGCCCGCCGAACGGGGCAATGGCTGAGGACAGCGTGGCCTGGCCCAGAATGGCGAAGGCTTGGGTTCGCGCTGCGCCGCCCTGCGTGGCATCGCAAAGGACCAGCACTGACCAGCAATGCTCAGCACAGCAAAGGAAAAGCGGAGTGGGGCCAGGCCCAGCAACGGAGAGGTGGAGCGCCGCACAGTCAAGAACTGCATAGGGCAGACTGAGTTCTGTTTTGGAATCAGAAGAACAGCAGAGGCTTTGCGGGGCGATGCGTATCTCGGCAACGCAATGGATCAGCAAAGAGTTGAAAAGTATAGCAGTGGCGGAGAAGAGGCAAGCAATGTTCAGCAAAGCAGCGGCGAAGCGCGGCACCGCATGGCACGGCAAAGGAATGGCAAAGTAAAGAGTCGCCGCGCACAGAAACGCAGGGGCGAAGGAACGAGAGGCGAAGCATTGTTTGGCAATGGCATTGAGATGAATCGAAGCGCGATGGACTGGCATGGAGCCGCGCACAGAAGCGCAAGGGCGATGTGGGGGTTAGCGACGGGAAGCAAAGGACTTGCTCAGCCTCGCACTGCCCGGCAATGGAACAGCAAAGAAATGCGCTGGTTAGCAACGGAAACGCGAAGCGCTGTCTTGCGTTGAAATGGCGTTGAAATGGCGATGGAATTGCACGGATTCGCATGGCACAGCAATGGAAGTGTACCGACCAGATAATCATAGCGACGGTGAGGATAAGAACGGCTTAGAAACGCATCGGAAGTGTATCGCGCAGTCAAGCAGAGCGGCGGATTAGTTGAGCAACGGGTAGCCATGGAACAGCGGATCGGAGTTTAGTAGAGCTATGGAAAGGCAAGGTGAGGTCTGGCCAGGGAATGCAATGGCAAAGCGCGGTGACGGCATAGCGTGGTTTTGATTAGCAACGGCTGGGCGGCGATACGGATTGAGTCGTTACGCGGTGAAACGGCATGGCAAGGAATGGAAGTGTTTGGAGTTGTGCAGCATTGGAGTGGTGCAGGTTGGCTACGTCTAGCAGTGAAATGCAAAGGAAAAGCAATGTTCTGAGGGGCCGTGAAAAGGATATGCGTTGCGAATCAAAGCGGAGCAAAGCAAAGGATATGCGCAGCGCGGAAATGCGTGGCAAAGCAAAGGAGAGGCAGGTTGACATAAGAATGGGAAAAAACATTTGCCCCTTGGAGTATAATGAAAAATGTAAGGAGGATTTCATATGGGATTTCCAAGCGCCTATGAAAAATTCCGGTCAGCAATGATTGCATACGAAGAAAACCTTCGAGCGATAGGCCGTTCTGAAACAACAATTCAAAACGAAGAGTTTGTGTTCAAAATGTTTTCCGATTTCATGTTGGAAAATAAATTGTGGGACAGACGCGAAGAAAGCTTCACGGACATTCAAGCATGGCGAGATCAGCTACGCAGGGACGGCAAGAAACCAACTACAATCAGGCAATACCTGACGGTTCTTTCTGCACTCTACAATTTTGCTTCTTCCGATGAATTGGGGGAAAACCGATGGTATGACAGAAACCCGGTTTCAAAACTCCTGATGCCAGACACAAGGAAATTGGAGAAACGCCCGTATGACCAGCTTCTGACCGACGAACAGGTTTTGCTGCTCTGGAGGAATAATCCGCCGAAAGGACTCAAGCGTCCATATCTCTGGCCGAGAAACTACGCCATTGTTATTTTGCTTCTGACAACAGAAATCAGGAACAGTGAACTTCTGGCACTAACTCCGAACGATCTGGATTGGGAAAACGCAGAGTTGACCGTCGAACACGGAAAAGGAGATAAATTCCGTCAAGTGGACTTTCCCATCATCGCCCAGACTGCCATCCGCATGTATCTGAACAGCGGAATCCGACCAGAGACTGTCGATAGCACGGAACCGCTTTTTGGTACAGAAGCGACATTCAAATTCAAAGGTGACAACAAAGGCGAAGAATGGCACGCAGGGACTCGGCAATGGCTGTCAGACGTCGTTCGGAGGCATGTAAAGGCTGTCACTGGTGTAGACATGATTCGTTCCCACGATCTGCGGCATGTCGGAGCAAGGCTCGATCTGAACAGTGGGATGACCTTCGAGGAACTGCAAGCAAAGCTTGGACACGAGTCGGTGTCTACGACACAAGTTTATTCTGGAAAACTGACGAGTCGAAAAAACAGACGCTTAACAAAAGTAGTGCAGGATGAAAAAGAACGTCAGGCGCGGAGAAACATTGACAAATTGGAGGCTGCCGGCGATGATTTTTTCGGAACACTCCGGTTGAAACAAATGCCACAGCCGGGAATAGCGTGATAAAAACCAAGAAAACTAAAGATTCTGGGAGCAAGAATGTCGGGAAGAAAAACCAAGAAAACTAGAGTTATCCGGGCTTGTTTCAAACCCGGATACATGGTGGAACAATGGCGCACTGGTTGGTTCATAATCCACTCGGTATCGGTTCAAATCCGATTTCCACCACAATGCCGCAGTTTTTTCGATTTTCCTGCGGCACGGCATACGGCCTCCTTTCTAATGAAGAAAAGCGTCACCCATGTAAGCGCAGGCGCTCGCCGGGACATGTTAGAGATTCCGGTGCTCCAAGCTGGGAAGCTTGGCTATGGGAAACATGTGCGTGTAGTTTAATGGCAGAACCTCAGACTTCCAATCTGATGGTGGGAGTTCGATTCTCCTCACGCACTCCACATGGGTGTTGTGGCGGACCCAGGGAAAGTTTTGAAGTTCCAAAGGCTTTGGTGAAACGATATATCCGGCCAACCGCTCGGCCTGTAGGTAGTGCAAGTACGACAGGGCGCAGAATTATTACAGTAGCTGGCTCCGGCTTAATGTGTGAAAAAACGGATGCGACCGATGCACCGGCGCAGGGCTGAAAAGTTCCATGGTCAATCCCTCTTGGCTTCCATACGGCTCGCTGTGAGGCGTGAAAGATGGAAGAAAAACTTGGTGTGGCGACGCAGACCAACGGCGCAATGCCGCGTCTAGGCGTTGAGTAATGGCGGCTCTGGGGGCCAAGAGTGGATGACTGTGAAAAATGGGGGAAGTGAGTAAAAAACGATGGACGAAAACAATACTGCGTACTGCATCAGGTGCGGTAAGACGACAGATTATTCGATAAAGCTTCAGCGCGTGAGAGTGAATGTTTGTGGGGTGCGTTTCAGCTATATTGAGAATAGACCCTGTTGTATAAGTTGCGGAGAAGAAGTCTACGTTCCAAAACTTGAAGACCGAAATTCTGCTGCTAGGAAGTTTGCGTTCAACCAATCACTGGAAAAGATCAGAAACAAATTTGATTCAAATGGAGGTAAAACATGAGCCTTGATATTCGTTACTTAACCAACGGCACAAAAAACGTCTACGTTGTTGTAGACAGTGCATCGCGCCCGGTTTCTGTCAACTACTACGAAACGCGGGCTGAGATTCCGGTTCAGATTCGGCACTACGCGCCGGAAGGAAAACCGATGTTCGTCGGGCCTGACGGAGCAAGGAAACTTTTCGCAATGAAGGCTCTGTACCCAGATTTGATGAACGAACGATGCTCTCTACCGGAATTCGTAGGACTCCCTTGCATCTTTGAATCATGCCAATTATGTTGGCAAGCGTGCAATGGCAGGTACACGGAGACAGGAATATGAACGATATCAGGTCGGTTGATTTCAGCGACGCGCAGCTTAAATCGGTCCTGTTTGAGGTGTACAGTGCAGGCTTTGAAGCCGGATATTCCCAATGTACAGACATACACGCTGGTTTCAGCACATGGTATCGTAATGTAATTCGGAAAGACAATCTGCCGGTCTACGCGGCACTTGACAGTACCGACAAGGACGTGCAGAATGCGATGGATAGCGTCCTCTGTATCAATCAGATTCTGTATTCGGGCCGCTATGAGTCCATCCGGCCGCAGATTGAATATGCGGTCAAAGTATTAAAAGATTTCATCATCGAAAGGTGTTGAGATACCATATGGAAGCGTAGCTCAGTAGTGGTAGAGCAGCAACGTAATTGCGTGTCGCTGGTTCAAGTCCAGTCGCTTCCATTAGCACACGCGCCTCTGCTTAGGCATTGCAAGCGGCTCTGTGTGTTCGGGGAAAGTCAAAAAGTCCTGACTTTGTAAGACCATCCTCAAGAGTTGGTCACGGCGGACGGTCTAGTTTGTGGGCTGTAATGCCAGTTGCCGAATAGCTGAAGGCTGACCACTTGAAACTATGAGGCAGCGACTCAAATCCTCATTGAGTGCGCATTAGATGAGGGGTTTGCCGGCTGACAGAAAACCGGACAAAGAGCGATATTCGGCAAAGGCTCATAGCGTGGTGATGGCCTATTCCGCGCAATTATCAAAATCCTCGAACGGTAGTTTGAGGTTGCTGTGCCAGTAGCAGAAGCTGGACGAAGGGGATGGCCCGGCTGAAGTCCCCATAGCGCGGTGACGAACGCCAATTCCGCGCAATATAGGGTGGCGGTCATCCTTGGAGGTGCAGCGGGGTTCGAGTCCCCAAACGGTCAGGTTCGACTCCTGATCGTGCATGGTGCAAGACCTCCAGCCAATACGGCAGATGAATTCGAGCGGCCTCGGAGCCTGTCTTGAAAACAGTGCGCGGCGAAAGCCGTGGGGATCGACACCTCCATCTGCCGCCAATATGGAGCCGTAGCGCAGTTGGTAGCGCGCCTGATTTGGGATCAGGAGGCCACCAGTTCGAGTCTGGTCGGTTCCACCAGTTGCCGGGTCGCCCCCGGCTGATGTGGGCGGTTCCCGTCTCACCCCACAAAGAATGACAATGCCCGCTGAAAACTGCACGGTAGGTGGATCGAGGTTCGAGAGAACGTAGAGCCCACAACGTAATGGTTCCGGGAAGATTTCCGTGATGTGAGAATCTAAGCGAGAAGACGGTCAAAGGATGAAGGGAGAACGCCGGTGTTTGACTATTGCCAGGAAGCAAAGAAAGCTGCAGCGGAATTGGATAAATACGATCTGTCGGATATTCTGAAACAGTGCTACGAAATCGGGTGGCGTGATCCTTGGGATATTGGGGAGCGCGGCATCATCGGGAAATATCCAGAACTGGAAGGTTCGGTACATGCGTTGGATCTGGATGAACTCATGGAATATCTCATGAAAAAATATCCGGTAAGGTTCAGTGAACGCATTTCTTACGCTATGTACCTAGTGTCAAAAAGCAACAACGAATAGAAACATACGGATGCGTGGCCGAATGGAAAAGGCAGCAAGGGTATGCGGTGCAGGAAAGCGCGGCACACTCAAACCTATTGGGGTTGAAGTAGCTACCTCGGACGGGAATAAAGCTCGTCGCATACTGCCTGCACCATGCGGGGTTCAAATCCCCGCCGCATCCACCAAAGCGCCCTCTTGTGGGAGTCGTGGCGCGTTATAAATAAAGCCAACCCTCCGCGGCCACTGCGTCAGTGTGGCAACACGCGGCATTTGGTAAAGGGCAGCGACGAGCAACTGACCCGAGGCAGTTCGATTCTGCCAAGCCGCCCATGCCCGCCATCGGATGACTTCCCCCGATGGAATGAAACCTCCGCATCTGGCAGCGGTGTCGTCGGGTTGATATAGCCGATAGCGAAGTTTGGGAGTAAACAAGCGAAATGGGAACTCCCCACTCAGAAGGAATCATCAAATCATGCTTTAAGCGGAAATGCCGCTTACTTGACAGGAGCCTGCTCTGGTCAAGGTTACAGGTTGGTTCGGCGGGACGCCGCTGCATGAGCCTGCATACAGGGGTATCGCCAAGCGGTCTAAGGCATGGGACTTTGACTCCCATATGCGCAGGTTCAAATCCTGCTACCCCTGCCATAGCCGCCCGTTGGGGTTCTCCGCGCGACTACATTTAACATGGGGAAAAATACGGCTATCCATTCATGCACGCAATAGCGTGATCGTGAAGTGTAGCGGCCCCGGCTAAAGACGCTGACCCACAGCGTCCAAGGAGAACGAGGCAAAAATGCAGCTATAGGGGCCAGAAAGCGGGATAGTAGCCACGCTGCAAAATATGATGGTGCTACGCAGTGATCTTAGATGAAAATCTTTTGAATGACCATACCAGCTGTAGTTAAATGGAGTTTGATGAACAGCCATCATATTTCCTGCGCTTGATGCGTGGGCTGCCGAAACCAATGCGCGTTTCGGCCAAAAAGGTAAAGGTCAAGCGGATATAGACCTTCGTAGAGACGGCACAAGTCCATTTTGGAACGTCCCGTTCAGCTTGCCGGGAAAGACTCAGTAGTGGTCGAACCGGATGAATCCGCCATCACCGCTCGTTACGCTTGGGAACGAGGATAATAACTCCAAGCTTTGGCAGCATATTTGGGAACGCTTTATACACTGTCGAGAGTTAAGCGCCGGTGTGCAACCACCTAATTTGCCGTTGGTTTGCGCGCAAAACCTCACGTCCGGTACGTTAAGCCGGTCATAGATGGGCCGTTAGCTCAACGGTAGAGCAAGCCGCTCATAACGGCTCGGTCGTAGGTTCGACACCTACACGGCCCACCATTCATTCTTGAGAAAGGAGGATTACACATGAACAAGGAAGAACTCGTTCAGGCGGTTTCCAGCATTACCAGTATGCCGAAGAACGCCAGCCTTGAAGCTGTCGATGCTGTTTTTGAAGCGATCGAAGAATCTCTCATTGCGCACGAAGATGTCACTATCGCAGGCTTCGGTAAGTTTGTTGCGAAGTACCAGAAGTCCAGAGATGCGCGGAATCCGAAGACCGGTGAAAACATCAAGGTTCCAGCCCGTTTTTCGGTCAAATTCTCGCCGAGCAGCATTCTGAAAAACGCAGTTGCAAAGTAATTCATGGGGCTTCACAGCCCCTATACATATTGAAAAATACAGAAAGGATACACTTCTATGCAGGATATAAGAATCCATCGGGGCGACATTTTCTGGGTTCGTCAGGACTATGCTGCTGTCGGCTCAGAAGCGAGAAAAAATCGCCCAGCAATCATTGTCAGCAACGATAAGAACAATACATATTCCGAAACTGTAGAAATAGTTTATCTTACAACTGCCGAGAAAAAGCCAATGCCAACACACGTTTCCATTGAAACGATGGGCAAGCAGTCTACTGCGCTTTGCGAGGCTATCTACACAGTTGACAAGGAACGTTTGGAAAACTATTTTTGCACGCTGACAGCTGACGAAATGAAACTTGTTGACCAAGCTGTTCTTGTCTCCCTAGGGCTTACCGCCACTCCGACCTGCATCGTAGGTGTATCCCAATCGTTGGAGTCAGAAAAGGTACGCGTTCCGCTCAACGAGCCATTCGGATCAGAAGACGCATATCGTGTGATTCAGAAGGAACGCGATACGTTGCTTGCACAGAAAGAAATCTATGAGAAGATCTGCGCCGCTGCGCTGCCGTGTTGGCCGAAGGAGGGTGGGTTGGGCGGATGATTTATCTCGATCATGCTGCTACTTCGCCCCCACTTCAATGCGCAAAGGTCGCCTTCAATGCAGCATCAACGGCAGCGTGGGGGAATCCAAACTCTTTACATTCTTTTGGGCAAAGTGCCAGAAATGCGTTGGAAGCTTCCCGTGAAGCTGTAGCGCAGTGCTTAAAGTGCGACTCAGATCAAGTGTTCTTCGTTTCCTCTGCAACAGAAGCTTGCAGGATTGCAATCACGAGAATGACGGAAGCATGTAAAAAAATCTATGTAACGAAAATAGAACATGCAGCCGTAACCAGCATAACAGACCGCAAGGTATATAGTGACCGCCGGGATGGTAATCGTGGTTTCGTGCATATTCACACCAACAACGAAACCGGTGAAATCTATGATTTGAGAAGTGCCTTTTCAGGGTATGATTTGACGTTCTCCGACTGTACCGCAGCCATGGGGAAGCAAAAAATCAACTTCCGTGAAAGCGGAATAGACTTCATTTGCGGAGGTGGTCACAAGTTTGGTGCTCCGATTGGAATCGGCGTGTTAATCGCGCGAAATCCAGAAGTAATCACAACGAATTTCCATTTTGGAACGCCTTCTGCTCCACTCGCAGCCGCATTTGCAGAAGCGTTAGTGTTCAGGACAGACCATATAGACGAGTTCAAAAATGCAGCAGCCACCTTGCATGACCGCCTGATTGATGGTATCATGAACGAAATACCGGACGCGCAGCTTAATGGACTGCTTTACAAGGGAAATGAAGTCATGCAATCTCCGTACATTGAAAACGTTTCCTTCCCGAACATCGAGAACCACGCACTTATCCTGCGCCTTGCGGCTGACGGATTGATGGTTTCATCCGGCGCAGCGTGTTCTAGTGGAGACAACGCCCCGTCCCGTGTGCTTCTCGCTTCCGGATATTCTGAGGAACGTGCACGTTCGGCCATCCGGTTCAGCTTCGATTACAAACTCGACCCGAATGCAAATGATATGGGCTATAACTGCGGGCTGAACCTCGAACGCGATGCAAGAATCATCGACGGAGCCGTAAAAATCGTGGCACGGAATGTGCGGGAAATGAGGGGTATATAATATGCCGCGCAAAAAACTCAATTACACAGACAACTATTACAAGCCATTCCCCAATCGTCTTCGTAGGCTCATGCGTGGGGACGCAGGGAAAATCAACAGAACTGTATCGCAGCAAGAATTAGCGGATTATCTCGGTCTGAAGGCAAGACAGTCTGTATCTGCATACTGTGACGGTTCTGGACAGCCCAGTTGGGAGAATATCGCAAAAATCGCAGAATACTTCAGCGTATCTACGGACTGGCTGCTAGGCGTAACAAATATTGAAAGCGTTGAGCAAAACATTCAAGTTGCAGCTGCTACACTTGGCATTTCAGGGAAAGCCGCTGAGAATCTAGCAAGGATTTCAGCTGAGTTTCACGATGACGATGACATCCTTACCGCCCTCGGGCGTTCTTCAGCACGAGACGCGTTGAATAGTCTTCTGGAATCAGAAGATGTGATGTGGATAGCAGAAGCAGCAGACCGCTTGATGCACATTCAGAAATTCCGTCCGATAAAAATTCTTTAATCTGGGCGGGACAAATCTGATTTCCCGGTAGAATCATAACTGTAAGCCCTCACGGGCACATCAAAAAATTATAGGAGGCAAACACAATGGCAATGGATATTCAGGATATGGTGGCTGCAATGGCAGCGAAGAATGAGGCATTCCGTGGGACCGAGATGGTTCCTGAGAAGGTCGAGGTATACAGCAAACTCAAGGAACACGCGGCAGCGATTTCCAAGGCAATGCGTACCCCGTGGCACGCGGATAATTTGGGACTGCGTGAGCAGAATACGTTCGTCTACGTTGACTTCCCGCTTCCAGTCAGTATTCTCAATGACAGCATCCGCAATCGCATTTCAGAAATGTACAAGCTGGCAGATATGGTGACGCTCGCCGATGTCAACTGTCGGCTGCGCATGACATTCACTGTCGCAAATGTTTGGAAGGAATGAGTGTATGGACGGAAAACTCCGCACGAACGTTGTCAAGAACCGCTACACATTCCTCGTTGTGTACGATGACAAAGATAATGAAGAACTCACGGTCGAGGCCGAAAGTGTAGGTGCAGCAGCGTTAATGTTGCCGCATCGTCGGAGAGGCGCAGTGCTTTTGAACAGCACGCCATTGGAAGTAGAGGGCAATAAACACAGAATAATCTTTGATTCAGGTGAAGACGGCATCATGTATTTTGATGAAGATCACGACTAACATTCAAAGAACCGAGGGATTCAATTATCCCCCGGTTCTCTTTTGCTCAGAAACAGAACGCAAAGCTCACGCCGTACAGTCCTGTGATTTCACCGCCGTTTGTGCCGCCATGCTGTCCGACAAAGCCGAAGCCACCCGCGCCTGCAAAGTTTAGTGACCGCTCCCACCATATTGTTGCGGTTCCGTTCTTTGTCTTCACTCTATTTGTGGTTGTGTAATAGCTGTACTTTGTCCCCTCGCCTGCAGCGGATACGACCAGGCTGCCGAAAATCTCAATTTCCGAGAGCAGAAACAGTTTGTCCGCCGAGGTTACAATAGAAGATGCTGTTGCTGCGCTCTTTTTGCTGACCTCCCGGATGCCGTTTTTAACGCTTTCCGGCATAAGCGCCAGAATGGACGGCAGATACTCTGTCCGCATTTTACTGCTCTGCCAGCCGCCAACAACTGTTTCTGTATCATTCATGCCGTAACCCGTATCATAGCAGTCATGTAACTGGAACGTCAGCGGAGCTTTTCCAGAACCATCAGCGTAATCATCATGGCTCTTACCGATGATGTCCACCTGATAATTTGTGCCCCCGATAAGCATTGGCAAACTGTCCCCAACAGACCATGTACTTGGAACCTGCCCAGATTGGCAAGCCGAAATGACTTGTCCCCATGTATTGTTGGAAAAAACCGCGTCTGGTGCGAAAGAAATTTGGAGAGATTGTGTTCCAACTTCGATTTCTTTTGATATGCTAGAATCACCTTTTACAACTGTGATTGTCCATTGACCCGGTTCATAGACTGTCAGTGTGCAATTTCCACTGGTGTCTGCTGTTCCAGAAACCGTTGTTGCTCCCTTTGTTGCTGTGACGGTTGCACCTGCGCTCGTTTCCACTGCGATTTGATATGCTCCGCCAGATGAGTCAGGTATTTCGATGGCTTTTCCGCCGACTGAAACCACTTTCCCTCCAACTGTCAATAATCTCATGGTTATTCATTCCTCCATCAATTTGATGCCGCCCATACACCATTGACGACTTTCAACGTTTTTCCATTGTCTGATGCGGTAACTGGGACAGCCGGCATATAGTCCGTCCCTGGAATCGCCGCAGCAAGTGCGGTCGGTTTTCCATCTGCGTCAATAGCTGTCACTTTCAGCAAAGACCCAGCTGTCATTGCTGACTGAATGTTGATATAACTACCTGCTACTGTGTCATTTACGCTCAAGAAGTTTTCGTTGCCTGACAACGTATATCGTGTACCCCAGTAGCCTTCTGCATTGCCATCCGCGTCAATATGGACGTAATAAATCATCAATTCTTCCGGTGTGTTACCCTGTGTCATCTTTGTTAGAGCGAAATCGACATACCCAAACGCTTCATCCAAATCTGCAAGTGGAAGAAGCACGATTTCTGTATTGGATGCCCCAAAGAGTTTCACTCTCGCGTAACACGAGTGCCCAGCCTTGTAAGCGGCAAGGATTTCATCATACGTCTTTGTGTGTGTGACACTCTCATCATAGGTATTCTCAGAATGAATGCCGCAGCCGACAACGAATGGTGTAGGAAGTTCTGTATCCGATGGCAATGCGCCGACATCGGACGCAGTGAGTTCGACATCTCCGGTTTTACCATTAACGCTTGTAACAGCACCGGAAGTTCCGCCACCGCCACTTCCCGGTGATGTATAGAGTTTTCCGTTCTCATCAACGCCGACGCTTTGTGTCATGCTGTCTGTCTTAGAAACAGGTTTAACGCCTCCTAAAGTGGTGCTATTTGCAATAGGCAGTGTGTATGGGACAGGTGTATCGCTCAAATCATTATACGAACCGCTAAAGTTCGACGTGCCAGCCCCGATATTCGTCCGGGCTTGTTCCTTCTGATTAGCAGTAAGATTCTGGATTGTTATCTTGACCGCATTTGTAACCACTGCACCGGTTGCTCCGTCAACGGATTTTACTGGGTATGGCGGCGCATTTTCCGTACCATATAAGCCCAACTCAGATGATGTCTTGTTCCCTTCAAGTGTAACACCATTTATCTGCGGTCTGTTTTCCAGTCCGTTATAATCCGTCGTGCCACCTCCGCCACCAGAATACTCAACCAAAGTTCCTTCTAGGGTCGTAGCAGGTTGAACATTTCCACTCCCGTCACCTTCCAGAATACCATCGACCATGATTTTCTGCTGCTTCTCTGCAAGCTGAGTCGGGGTTGCGTAGGAACCAGACAGATCAACAGCACCCGTCTCCCCATCAACAGAGGTAACAGGTGCGCTCTGAAGATAATCTGTTCCGGGAACAGCGGCTGTTACGCCGCCGTTCCCGTCCCCTTTCAGAAGCCCATCTACTTCAATCGCGTCTTGTTTTCCAGAAAGTTCATCAGCAGAAATTGCGCCGATGTTGTTTCTTGCCTGCGATTGTTGTGCTGCACTCAGTATTTGTGCGACATAGAGAACGGCGTTTTCGGCACTGCCGCCTCCGCCGCCAGACGATGGGCTACCGCCAAGAATGCTCAATGAACCATTTCCACAAATGACAGCGTTTGTCATGCTGGAACCAAACACAAACACAGTGACTTGAGTCCCAATCGCAGCGTTTTCCATACTGCTCACATACGGGAGCGCAATTTCACCATCGAACGGACGTTGCACCGTGATTTTTCCATCCAGCGCCGGTTTCGTAACTTGAGCGCGGAAGTACCACACATTGGAACGTGTCAGTTCTTCAATTTTAGGTTTGAAATATTCCCATAGTCTGTCCGCAAACCGTTTCATTTCCTGATTTTCGTCCATTGTGTGTTCCCTCCGCTATCACAGTTTCCTGACGTATTTTTTGCTGACGTATCCTTCTTTTCCACTGGCTGTTCGCACATAGTACCAGTTCTTCGTCTGATACCCATACCATGTAACCAGTTCACCAAAATTGAGTACGAATCGGATTTCGCTGCTGGTAGTAGCGGCAGCGCGAAGGTTCAGTCCATTCGCCATGACTTTCAGTTTGACACCTTTCGATGCTGTTTTGTCCGTTTCTATCCAGGCTTCCGACTTTATTGGCTTCGTCTGCGCGTAATAGTTTCCATATTGCCGCTTGCTCAAGTAGTTTCCGCTTCCGCCCTTCAACCAGATTGCAACGAATCCACGCAGTTTGTTCGGACGCGCCCACACCTTTGTAGGCGTTACATAACTGCTGGAAGCACCACCATCAAGATTGATTGCGAAATCGTACTTCTCATTGACGAACTTGTTTGCAACAACGTCCATGGGAACTTGCTTTTCGGTGACAATAATCCCAAGAGTTTTTCCGCGCAGTCCCATCGCCGTCCGGTACTTGTTGCCCTCTAGCCCTCTGGGGACGTTAAAATCCTTCGTGCCGTTTTGAACCATAGCAGGATAGCCACCAACTGCATCGGGTGATGTGACGGCTCCACGCGGTTCCTGAATGGGTGTTTTGTAGTCCTTGAAGCCAATGAACGGTTGCCATCCCTGATATTCCATGGTTCCCTTGTGCTTGACACCAGAGGCCGGCGTGTATTTTCCGTAATTGAACAGCTCGGCGTTGATAACGATGTCTGGATAGCGGCCATTCCATTGTGTGCGAATTGCTACGCTGCCCGTCGTCTCGCCTCTTGCGTCGCTCATTTTGACGTGTTCGATGCGGTCAATGCAGGAGAATGGGATTTCTGCAAAAATGCCGCCTTGGAACTCTGCGTAGGTCACAGACGTAGATTCCGGTTTTGACGATGGTGTCACGCTCTGTGGGGTGTTTGTGACGAGTTCCCATTTGGGTCTTCCAACGCCGCCGATAGCCGAAGAATTGCGGAAATACCACTTCTTGAATACTCCCCCGCCATTCGCAATCACGACATTGCTTCCAGATCCTGTGTTTCCTTCGATGGTATAGATTTTCGTGCTATCCACCTTGTACACAAGTCCGGTATGTGTCATGTTTCCGGGCTTTCCGAAGAAAATCTGGTCGCATTCCTGGACATCTGCAATGGATACGGTCTGTCCAGCAGTTTTGTAATAGTTGTACGATTCCGTACAACCAGCGCCATAGCCGCCCTTAGGCTGACACGTCAGCTTCATGCCAAGGTCGAATCCAAATGCCGTGATGAAGCACCAGTCAACGAACATATCGCACCATGGAAGCCCCTGCTTGGGGGACTGATAAGTCCCCCATTTCGCATGATCGCGGGCGTACTTCGTGTAGTTGTTTCGACCGGCGTTTGCGGTTTTGCTGTCGAGCTGTGCATTCGTTGCTTTTTCCAGATACCCTTCTTCAGCCTCGGCAGTCTCAATCAGGCGCTTCTTTGCATCCTGAATTGTCATGCCGCTTCACCGTCCTTCTGCTGGTCAGTGGACGTACCGTAAAGCTCATGGTGGAGTGTAAGCACCGCTGCTTCAATCATTTTATCAACCGTCGCGTCGTCGAATTTGATGCCCTTGGCTGCGAGATACTGAAGGACATATGCTTTCTTTTCCTGACCTTGGTCGGAGTTGTAGAGTTGTTCTGCCGCACGGACAGCAATTTCGACGATCTGCTGCCACTTTTTCAGTTTCTCCGAACCGATTTTTTCTTTTAGGAACGGGATGAGGAATGCGGACAGCAGTGCAGAAACGAACGCGATAAACGTTGTGATGATTTTTGTATAGTCCATGATAATTTCCTTTCTCAGTCTTTCAGGACTGACTCAATAATTCGTGCCGTTGCGTCGAGGCCGTACTTGTCGGCCAGTTCCCGGACGAATTTTAATGCGTACTTGCTCCGGTTTTCGTTCTTTGCTTTCCAGAAGTAGAACGCAGTAGCACCACCGCATTCTACAATCCAACCACAAAGAACAGTTGCAGCAGCTGTTTTGTCTTCAACAGCCAAAAAGATGATTATGAAGACACCCAGCATCAGGTATGAGAAAATTAAGATTTTTTTGCTCCACTCCATGTCACGTCACCACTTCCCACTCGTCCACTTCCTTCTTGATCTTGTCGATGAATGAATTTCCCTTCAAGGCTTTATAGGCTTTGTACGAATACTCGAAGTTCTCGGCTTCATACTGCCGGATTTTCTGTGCATCCTTGTTCTTATAATAGGTGTGCAGCATATCCGCACGAAGCTGACACTTCATCCCAGCTTTGACTGCGCTATCTCCCATGACCCACTCTCGGATTGGCCGGACAAGAATCACCAGTACAGTGCCAATCGTAGTAATACCACCGAAGACGGTTACGATGTCTTTGAAAATATCCATTGTTTTTCTCCAATCGTTTTGTCTGTATAGGCAAAGAGAAAGAGAGCAGTGAACGTAGCCCTCTTTCGCTTCGCTCACAGCCCTCTTCGGCTCTTCCGCACCGCTCTTTCGGTGAAGGAAATGATTCTGTTTTATTTTGCAATGGGGGGTGGAATCCACTTGCCGCAGAAGAAGTGAATGCAGGCGCTGATTCCATATGTGGATTCAATGGAGGATTTGCACGTTTTTGTTTCGCTGCTGTTGGCATCGAGCATTCTGCGAATCAACCATCTGTTAATCATCGTCTATGTCCTTTCTTGTCGAGCGTCTTTTGACGCTATCAATTTGTCGGCTTGTCTTCTTGAACTGCGTTCCTTTGCAAAGCCAATACCGTTTTGTTTCCCCAATCACATAGAATGTTTCTCCTGTTTTGAGTCTAAGCACGAGCTGTGAATATTTTTTCTCCCCCATCTGTATGCACCTCCCTTCTCATTCCGGCCAACTTGTAATTGTCGCGTTTGGGAAATCTACAACCGATACTGCGTTAATGGTCATTGTTCCATTGGTTGCAAGTGGCCGAGTGTAGCCTTGAATCAGATGTCGTTCGACCGGAGAACCTGGTTTGTCTGTCCGGACGATTTCAACAAGGTTATTCTCCGAGATGTGCATCATCTGTATGCAAGAAATTGATACTGCCTTTTGTAAAACTGTTGCGCGTTTCAATTTCCACTCTGCCAAGTCACGGCACTGCGTTGTTGTGTAATACCCGGAAGCGGTTTCTCTGTACGTCTTTCTGCCTATGATATTAACGTTTGTATCACTCGCTGGGTCGAGATTCTGCGCACGGCCGGCAGCTTGCGGATTGTCATCTTGCTTTTCTCCTAGAACAATATAGTCGTTGAACACTTCGGTGTTTTTTATCGTGTATGTTGTTCCAAGAAGTTGTGCTTCATCTTGTGAAAACCTCCACAAAACAGGCTTGTTTGCATCCACAATATCATCTTGCGATGGGTCAATGCGGAGTGCTCCCGTTTGGTCATAACCAATCCAAGCGTTCACCATTTCTGAAAGCCCAAGGCATACGTCAGCGAACGTACCATCGTCACTGTCTACCCGGAGCGTATAGGGGGAATCCGTCAAGTTTGCTGTTGTCCCGTCCGGCAATGCTTGCGTTTTCCCTTTGTAATAGCTGGTAAATACGGGCGGAACGTGGTCAAGCAGATATCCGTTTCCCCTATCAAGCTGCAAGATGGCTTCTATCGGCTTAAAGATATTTGTCCCAACTGGAACCTCGTATGTCGATTCAAGCCTTCCGAACAAGCTTCCATCAAGGTATGCCCATTTGTCAACCAGTGGAAGAGAAACCGTCCGGATATTTGGGTTGAGCGTTTCCTGCGGCTCCGCAATATAAAACACGCCCTGCTGGATGTAATACTCATATCCGTTGGAGAGCACAAGCCCTTCGTCAATGGCGATTTGCTGCCCGAACCAGATGTTATTGACGTTGTAATCATATTCAGCGTCAACGTTGGAGAGCGTAACGTTTGCCGTTCTGCGTTGTCCATTCTGCAAATTACATGTGATGGTTCCGTCTTGGATAAACGTTCCACTTCGTTTGTTTTCTGGATTATTATCGATTGCAAACGCCGTGCTTCCGTCCGGTTGCAGGAAACGAAGTCTGCACAGTTTTGTAAATGATGTGCGGAGTTGGCTCATGTAGTCATTCATGCGCCATGAAGATTCCATCATTGAACCCGGTTGAATGAACTGCTGTGGACCCCATGTTGGGTATAGCGTAACTGCTGCATCCTCCGTATACAATCCGCCGAGAGCATATACAGCTACCCCGCCTGCAGAAGTGGCCCATGCAGATTGCGCGTATCCAACTTTTGTGAAGAGTGCTCCTTCCAGCGAAAGAGGAACGCCTTTCACTTTTGTTGCTGTTAGCACTGAACCGATTCCATCGTTTCCGGGAGAATACGTTACGGGATACGTTTCAGACGGGTCTATCGTATTTTCTTTCCAGAACGGGTATAGCGTGATATCGGCATCTTGTGTGTACTGCCCGCCAAGCGCGTATGATTTTGCTCCGCCGTCCGCAGTAGACCATCCGGTTTGCGTGTATCCTTCTCTTGTGAAGATGGCTCCTTTCAGTGTAACAGATGCGCCGGAAGTTTTCTGCTGGGTTTGATTTTCCCCACTTCCGTGGGCTCCATGCAAGTAGGTAATGGTGAATGTAGATCCAGAGGTCTTCGTTGCTTTTGCAATAAGGGTTATCGGTGCGGTGATGTCTGAGAACGTGTAAGTTTGGCTGCTTGAAACTTTCTGACCGTTACTATCGTACCAGCCGTCAAATTCAATAGTGGAACCTGCTTCTGTTTCAAGCGTGCAGCTCACCGTTGCTGTGATTTGGGTCGTTCCGTCGTAGAAAATATATGGAAGACCCTTAACATCTTGACTCACAGACGCAACATTATCTGCTGCTACGACCGCTATTTCATATTTGTACCACTCGGCATACAGTGTCCAGTCGAACGTTTGGACATTAAACGGGGAACCCGGTGCAATGCCAAACGGCCCGCCACCTGCATTATCGACTGCCCACCATACGGATGCTGTATACCCGCTCCTTGAGGGTATCGTTTCGCTGACTATAACTTCTCCGTAGTCATATACGGTCTGCGAAGATGGTGTCGGGTAGCCACCATTCGCGTTATATGAAACTGTATGCCGCTGTAGTGGTTCCCACTGGGCTATAGCTCTGACATCCGCATTGCCAACTTGAATTGTACCGCCCGGCTCTACATATCCAAGTGAAGTACCGCTTTCCTGAAAGATTTCCCAATTCACGAATCGGTAGCCTGTCAACCCAGGGGTTTGTGTCGTAACGGTAATATAAGGCCCGTTCACGTCATAGGGGAATTTTTCTCTTAGCCACAGTGTTGACCCAGTGCTTGTCCTGTAGTAGCTAAGTGTATAGGTGGTTTCTTGCCACACGCAATACAGGTTCCAGTTTTGGTACATCCTGATTTTCATGCCAGGGTCGAACTGCTCGGACGTGGCGGTGGAATCTGTGCTGTAGCCTAAGAGTTTGCTGGAATACTTCTCAAAGCCGTCCGACGGAAGTGTGTAAAAACTGTCATAAGCAGCCGTATCATAAAGATAGCCAGACCCGCCGTTTGCGTCTATCGTGATTTCGTAACCAGAGTTAATAGAAAGCGGCCCAAAATAGGTGGAGTTTAAAACGTCAGTCGCATAGATCTGATACGCTTTGCCTCCAAGCTCAAGGCCATTGAATGTAACCTCAAAGTTATTGTATACATCAGTCGAGGTTAAAGTGGAAATGTTAACACCGCCAAACCTGAGTTCGTAAAGGTATTCATTTGCATCTGGCATCCCGCCAGTGACATTGACTGTTACAGACTGCGCTTCAAGAGCTATAATGTTTATCGCCATAGGTGAACTCACCTCCCCTATTAGTTAGGCCAAGCTCCATCGCTTTCCGTGATGATGATTCTTGCTTCAGACGCGTCCCCAATTTCTACCCACGGGATTTTAACGGTTTGCGCCTGCGCCGCAGAATTATCCATCGTTCCGGACTCGATTGCTCCGCTGATTCTGATCTTCATCAAATCGCCTTTTCTGCTTTTCAGAAATAGCGTGTTCTGTGTGGTAGACAAGTCCATTATTTCGTTTCTTTCCGAAACAGTGTCGGAATATACGCCATTAGAAATCGTACCAATCAGGCTGGTCAACGTGCCAGTTTTGTAGTTGAACGGGGATGGTTGAACAGTCGGGTATCTTGTGAAGTTCTGTAAAATCTGCGGTGCATTGTTGTTACTGATATCCCCGCTTGACAGATTTTTCCCAAATGCAAATATCTTTTGTGGGTGATAGACCCCATCTGAATCTTCCGTACAAGATAGAATTGCCCAGTTCCACACGCATATCTGCGTAACATCGCTCGTAATTGCAGAAGACTGATCGAAATCTGAGAGTCCGAAAGCCGTGTACCGATATTGAACTCCATTCCTTGCGCTTGCATCAATAAACGAATGAACATCCGTCGCACTTGAGTTGAAGATATGCTCTGTAATGGACGCATCGGTTTGATTTCGGTATATAGAAAGCTGCGTAAAGTAGCTTTGCCCAAATGTGTCACCGTTCAAATCAGATGTGAAATCAGCATAGAATTGCCTTGGAATGTCGTAGGGATGATATGGGTTTGACCAATTTTCAAACTTATGCTTTGTTTCTTCGCTCATGTGTCCCTTGCTCACAAAAATATAGTCAATGTTCACGGCTCCACCAGCGGTGATCGACGTTACTTCTGCGATTGGAGCGATATTCACGGATGACGTATTAGCCGTTGTTTTGCCGTCGGTTGTCCATGAAAGGCCAATAGCATTTTGCTCTCCGTCAATGATGAAGGCCCATTGCTGCATATACGGAATTGACGCAATGTTCTGACTTCCATCATTCGTAAGGATATCCACCGTAGCTGTTACAGATCCGGAAAGCATGACATCAGACGTATTGCCGATGGCGAGGAATTTCCCTCCTCCAAAGCAGCACGCACTATATTCCCATGTGGTGGAATCCACGATGACATCCCATGTGTGTCCATCCACCGATTTGACAACACCTGCGGCCGTAGTAGCAATAAATCTACCATCACCGAAGCACGTTCCAAGTCCCTCTGTCCGTCCGGAAGGAATACTTGCGGTTGACCACGTTTTGCCATCGGAACTATAAACACTGTAAGAAAACAGGCCTGATGCGATAAAAACTCCGTTTCCAAACGCTATACTGCGCCACGAACCTTGAGGCATAGGCGTATAGCTCCAATTTAATCCATCGTAGGAGTACACAGCATAGTTGGGCTTTACGCAAACATACATTCCGTTTCCGTATGTGATCGACGTAATCATATATACATCACCAGATGGAACGTTGCATTTTTCCCATGTAGCACCATCGGAAGACCGGTATATACCCGTGCCGACTGCGTAGAACTTGCCGTTCAAGAACCGCACACATTGAAAGGTATTCCCTGAGGAAGATGTGGTAGTCCAGTTTATTGCATCTGTAGACGTTGCAAAGTAGTCCTGACCGGTTGCTAAGAAAATGCCATTTCCGTAACAAACGCTATACCAGCGCGTTACACTTTCATGGATTGTGGAAGCTGTCCAGCTTTCTCCCGTTATAGAGTAAGCTGCCATATTGCTGTCTGTTGCGACCGCGACGTATTTTCCATCCCCGTAACATACATCTCTCCAATTTGACTTGCTTGGCATGATGTTTTCAAGCGCATTGAATTCCACGTTTGATGTTACGTTGGTCGTGAGCACCGCCTCTTGTGTTACAAGTTCATTCCTACCAGCGTAGACGGCCGTTGCTCCAGAATTCTCCCCTTCTCCAACAAGAAAAACACAGTTTGATCCTTCAAATAAGAATGCGTTGTTTAATGACGTACCCAACGGAAAAACACTCCACGTTTTTCCGTAATCAGAACTGTACGCGTAGTTGCCGGTTCCATTTCCTGTTGCATACAAGTGTCCGATTGGGTCGCCACAGATAGACCTAGTTCCATTTTCAAACTCGGATATATACGAAAGTATATTCCACTGAGTCCCATCTGAGCTGGAAAGTATACTGTTATCATCCAATCGTGCCGCGTAAAACTTCCCATTGAAGAATGTAATAGAACTGAGTGAACCATGCCCTGACGTTGAAAGAGTCCATGTCTTTCCGTCAGACGAAGCGTATAAATTGCCTGTTTCAGTCCCGACTACATATTTAGGCGTTCCATCAACTTCTCCAAACGCAATCGCAGTTGGAGTACCGCTAAATGGAGCGGTTGATTGTACCCAACCAGTTTCATCAGATGTGTTTCGTGTATAAACGGTGCCCTCACCTGCTGCGACAAATAGGTGATTACCAAAACAAATTACAGAAAGGCCAACAGTTGCCGTTGTAACTGCCCATGTGTTTAGAGTATTGGCATGGGCTAGTCCTTTGCTGCCTTTCGACACAGCGGCATATGTGTAATCCCCATATGCAATTCCACACCAGTCAGCGTTTTTTGTGTCAAGAACGTTTCCAAAGTAAGTCCATGTCTGCAAATTATAGCTGTACCACATGCGACCATTTCCTAAGAGAATTGTATAGATCTGTGAAATTTGGTTTGCGCAGACGCATGCCGCTCCATAGGTTCCAAATGGGTATCCGCTTATTCCGCCGGTTACTTGTGTGGGGTTGAACCCATCAACAGACGTATTGCACTTGATTGAAAGTACATCTCCTTCAGGGAGGCCTTTCCCCCGCCAGCAGATGTCAAACGGTTGCTTTATCGAAAGTGGCGTACCATCTTCAACAGACCACTCTACGTTCGCGTTTTCATCAGACGGTATCGTAAGGTAGCTGTCAGAAATCTTGACACCCGTATTTGCGATTCCCGGAACACGCTTGATTTCCGGAAGTCTCACCATAACGCCATTTCCGCGCTTCGATTGGCATACAGACAAGGCCGCTTGGATGGGTTTAACTGCGTACTGAACCACGACAGACGTAAATGTAGATGCTTCAACTCCGTTTTCAGTTTGTATGGAGCACTCCAACAGATATGTGTATCCGTTCAAAAGTCCGTCATATGGGAATGTAAGTTCGGCAGTTCCAAAGATTCTTCCAGTGTCTTTTATTACAGTTTCCTTTTTGCCCGAGATGGCAGAAAGCCGCCATCTGCACCAGTTGAGTGCATCACCCTGTTCTTGAGTATAAGATGCAGTAAAAGTGAATGAGCGTGACTTCAACGGTGTCGGTATCGTGCCGATGGCAAGTGTTGGGTTGCGCCTTGCACGAAACACACTTGCGCTGGATTGCGTTACGGAATCGTTTTCGTTCCACCATTGCTGAATGACGATTTTGTAGTCGCGCCCATTTTCAATTTGTGCAAGCGAAAGCTGCTGCTGGTAGATGGTGTAGTTGAACATCTGCACATTTCCGGCATAATCTACTCCATAAAACGGGCATCCATACGTCAGTTTTCCGGTAGAAAAAAGCTGCGTAGATATTGCGTTGTTCGCATAAATCGTAATCTGAAACGCAGTCATTGGAGAATTCCCGTTGACCTGCCAACTCACTGTGAGGTCTTTATTCGCATCGATTACGCCGTTTCCAAGCGCTCCAGTCATGCTGGGATAGATATTCGTCGGCTGATACAGCATATTATTTCCTCCGTATCTTCGTGTTAGCTGAAGTTTCCAAGATTGTGAGCGATGTCCGCAAAATGTCTCAACGTCATACCGCTTGCTTGTGGTTCGTTGATCGTAATGCCGTTGAATTTATACACGTTGCCATTGTTTTGGGTTCCAATGCTGTGATTATCATACGAAGCGTTGTGAACGGCGTTTGCGCCAACGCCATTGCTAGACATCATCCATCTGATGTTGTCCATGTTCTGGCTGAAGTTTCTGTCCTCAACTGGTGTCAGGACGTGTTTCTTCAACATAGCCGTTACATCCGGTGGGGTGATTCCCTCGTCCTGCATCGTGGCTTTGATACCGCCCATGCCGCGAAGGATTCCGCCTCGATCATAGACCTTGTACGCGATGCCGTACTTGTCTGTGATAGAAGTCGTTCCATCAGCATTTTTAACCCAGTGGGAGCCGTCACCGCCATTCAATTCTTCTCCGGCGAGTGCATTGTTCAGGAAATTCAGGCCGTTCGCGCTGGAAATCTTGTAGTCTTCGCCCTTTCCGTCCAATCGCTTTGCAAAGACGGTGCCACTGTATTTGGGGCCAGAAGCCGAGCCACCGGTAGAATCTTCTGTTCCACCAGAACCGCCGTTCGGGTATACCGTGTAGGTAACGCCGTCCTTATCAACGATTGTGACTGTTCCGTCCTCGTTCTTCGTCCATGTAGAGCCATCGCCGCCTGTCATTGTAGAACCGGCAGGTTTATTGTTGATGAAATCCAATCCCTTATCGCTTCCGATTTCGTACTTATCGCCATTCTTGGAGATACCGTACAATTTCTTGGCAGTGTCGTTTACGGCATCGGATAGCTGCGACACATCGAATCCGAACTGTTTGAAAAGTTCTGCGTTTTCCTGAATGATCTGACGGAGTTCCGGCGTTGCGTTTTTCCAGATGTCTTGCAGGATTTCTCCAATTCCGCGTGTCTTCTCTTTGAGCGATTTCAGAAAATTGTTGTAGTTCTTTTCAAGCGCATCATACTGGGCGTTTATTGCGTCTTTCTTGGCTTCCAGCTCGGCCAGTGCAGCTTCGTAAGCCATGTTTGCCTTGAAGTCCTCAAGGTCTTTTTTAGCATCGTCCAAGGCTTCCTGTGCGCTGTCAACTTCCTTCTGGTCAGCCACCCACTCCCACTGACCGGTGCGAGCATTATACTGCCGAACTGTACGTTCATTCTGCGCATCTGCAAGCTTGGCCTGCGCCTGTTGGACAGCAAGGATTTTTTCTTCGAGATCAAGCTGCTCATCACGCGTTTCCTTCTGCTGCTTGAGCGCATCGATCTGCGCGTCAATGGCATCGAGTTCGTTCTGCCGTTGATCTGAAAGATCGGAAAGCTTGTCCGACATAACGCCTTGCAGTTCATTCAGAAGATCGTCCGTGTTCTTGAGTGTCCCGTTTATTTTCTCCTGCCACTCCCACCATTCAGCGGAAAGCGCGTTGATGTCTGCTTGGCTGCCGCCGATGGACCGCAGATACTGCGCCTGCGCATGGAGCGCCTGCTGGATCTGCCGCATTTTGTCCTTCTGCGTGTCCTCGCTGGCATTCTGCTTTTCCAGCAAAGTCAGCTCGGATTTCAGCAACTCGACCTTCTGCTTGTGCGCTTCAAGGTTTGCATCGGAGGAGCTGCCTCCGCCGCTTGTGTTAGAACTCTCAAAGTCAAACGAATCGTAGATGCCCTGAAGTAGCTTCTGTGCGCCCTCTTCGTAGCTTTTGATTTGGCCTGTTTGCAGCCAGCCCTTGATTGTTCTGTCTGCATCGGATGATTTGATTCCGCTGATTGCCGCAACGGAAGCTGCCGTCGCTCCTGCTGCTCGGCCAAGTGCAATGACTTGCGCGATTTGTGTTGAAAGATCAAGCCCGGTTTCGTTAAGCTTAATAATCTTCAGCGCAAGATTGTAAAGGGAATCTCCGGAGTATCCGGCATTTTTGGCAACATTCAGAAGTGAAGAGACGTATTTTTCGGCGGCTTCGTTGGCATTCGAAGAAGCTCCGATTTGCTTCTCCGTTGCATCTACATCTTCCAGAATTGCGCTGACAACAGACTTGAGAGACTTCTCCGTGAGACGCAGCTTACCGTTCTCGTCGGTCAGCATATCCACATATTTGTCGCTCATGCCGATCAGACTTTGCAGCGTAGATGCAGAAATGCTCCCGTTAATCCGGTATTCTTGAAGGGCCGCCGATGCGGTTGTCAGGTCGCTTCCCTGCTGTTTCAGCGTCTTTGCGTACTCTTGGAGCGTTTCGACTGTCGTCTTTTCAATCTCCGCCGCATTATCTAGCGCATCCGAGTAATCATTGATGGCATCTTCTGATTTTAAGTAGCTGTCAAGTGTGCCGTCCTGCGCAGCCTTGAGCGCGCCTTCCAAATAGGTTTGGTTCTCAACTGCGGAGTTATATTCTTCGACTAGCGGTTTCAGCGTCTCAATTTCTTTTATGACATCTCTATACAGGAAATTGTCAGTTGATCCACTGTCAATCAGCTGATTTCTTCGACGAATAAGATCATCATAATGCTTCAATACATCTTCTTCGTCTGTGTTCAGCCCAAGTTGGATCGCAAATTTATTGCCTGTTAGGTTTGCGCCTGCCGCTAATGTGGCGTTTTTGGCATCGTACAACGCGCTTTCAATTTTCGCCGCCGCAGCTTCTTTATATGCCCCGCTTAACCCTCCAAGTTCCTTCTTGAGATCGTATACGCTGCTCTTTTCAATTCCGAGTTTGTCAATCAGTCTGTCAGAGACATCAATGAACTCGGTCTTTGAACCCGTGCCATCTTCAACCGCTTTTCGTAGGTCTTCATAATTTTGGTACAGGGATACAATTTCCTTAGCTTCCGTACTAGAGGCTTCTCCCGCGTCGATAGCTGCCTGTCTTGATTCTTCAATAGATGTTTTAATCTTGTTATACGCAATTACAAGCCCAGATATCGCCACTACAACCGCACCGACAAGAAGCTGCGTGCTTGTAAGCGATACATTCAGGGCTTTCATTCCCGCGTCAAATCCAGCCGCTCCGCCCTTCGCGCTGCTGAACAGCATAGGAAGCGCCCCAATAACACTTCCGAGCGTTTTAAAGCTACCTACAATGCTGTTCCATTTGAATGCGACAAGAACTCCACCGAAAATAGTGACAGCCGTTCCAAGATTCCCGAAACCGTCAATCAGCCAAGTGAGTGTATCGAGGAAGCCCTTCGCCCAGTTGGAATCAACCGTATCGGCGATGAACTTCGTCCATGTGTTATTGAGGATTTTTGCCTTGGCATCCCAGCTCGTCAGCATAATTTCGACTTCTTTGTCGGCACTGCCAGCGGAGTTCGCTACCTTGTCCAGCATTTCCGCGTACATATCATAGTTCGTGATGAGCGCGTCGAGCTGGTTTGTACGGAGTTTGCCGCCAAGTTTGGATTCCAGTTCAGCCAATTCTGCTTGGGAAAGAAGGCCGTCCTTATATGCTTGAGAAAGAGCCGCAATGGCTTTCATGGGGTCAACGATTTTGCCAGATTCCTGCGCGGCTTTCATCGCGTCTTCTGCGTAAATCCAGAGTGCGTCGTTTAGACTTTCGATTTCTTCCTTCGTCCACGCAACACCGTCTTCAATTTCCGTTTCGGTATCTCCGATGATATTCAGAATCAGTGCGCGGAGAGCGGTAGCTGCCTTCGTACCGGATTCCTGCGTGACCGCAGTAATTGTACCGAGTGCCGCCATCAGTTCATCAATGGACATATTCGCCATCGATGCAACGTTCGCAACAATCGGGAAGCCTTCAGCCATCTTCTGAATGGAAGTGGCGTAGTTGTTTTCAATCTCGTTGGCCTTGTCGAGAACGGTATTGAGGGCCGTAACGTTGCCCTCAAATTTGAAAGCGGCATCAGCCGAAAGGAGGAATTGGTTTGCAATACCGGACGTTACATCGCCGACGAGTTGCGTCTTCGTTGCAAGCTCGGCCATGTCTTCCGACATATCCTTATAGCCGGCTTTGGCAAACGTTCCGACGGATTCCAGATAGTCAGTGACAGCAACGCCGTACTTGGATGCAGCTTCGTATGCCGTGTCGCCCAGCTTCTCCATCTCGGCGGAAGTGTTGCCAGTAACCTTCTGAATGGCCGTCATTTCGGTATCGACCTGCTTCATCGTGTCGATAGCTTCCGTGAACGACCGCTTCACCTTTGCAACAGCTGCGTTTACGACCTGCCAGACGGTGATTTTACCGACAATGTGGCTGAATGTATCGCCAAGCACGTTGGTAGAGTTCGTGAGTTTGTCCGTTTCGTTGCGGGTCTGCGCGTAGTTTGCACGAAGGTTTTTCAGCGAACCAGAAGCGTCCTTTACGCCAGCGACAAATTCCTGATCGCTGATAGCACCGCTTTTCCAGCTGCTATACAGATTTTCGAGTGCAGCACTCGCCTGTTTTGCGTCGGATTCTATTTCAGAGAATGTACCGGTTGGATATTTCTCTGCTGCGGATTTCATCTGCAAGCCGAGGTCGGCGAAGCCTTTGCGAAGTGTATCGACCTTGGATGCGGCGTTCTCGGTTTCTTTTGCCTGTTCCTTCGCGGCCTTTTCGGCCTTTTCAGCGGCCTTTTGCGCCGCTTTCGCCATTTCATCGTAATTGGTGGTAGCTTTCGTCTGAACCGTCGTGTATTGCTGCGTTTCTTCGTCCAGAGTCCGAATAATCTCAGTAGTCCGGCCAAGCCCCTCGTTGACGGTTTCAATCGTTCTGGTCGGTGCGCCGTCCGCCGCGCCTGCCCATATACGCGTGAATTTTCCACTCAGCCCATCAACATTTTGCGTCATGGCCTGCACGGAGCTATTAAAACGGTTAATTGCTTCAAGCCCAGAGGAATCAACGGTGAAATTCAGTTTCTGAGCCTTCAAGTTATTTACGTCCTTAATCAGCGAATCAAGCTGCGTCCGAACGACTTCTACTTGAAGTTGAACCTTTTCAAAATCTGCCATTGTATCTTCCTCCTGTTACTTCGGGTCAAATCCATCTTCTTTAAGCTGATATCGGAGCGCGTCAGACATTAAGTTTTCACGCATTACGATTCGTTGGGCTTCTTCGTGGAAGGGACGTGCCTGTTTCGACTTGTAAATCTCTGACTTCTTCCATTGATATCCCTTGCCGCTTTCCACGACCGGCGCGATCAAACGCCCAGTATCATCATCCCGGCTCTTGTCCTGAACCTCCAACGTCATAGTCGATGGGTCGTATTTCGACTCCATAACGCTCCAATCTTGGAGACCGCCCGGTTTTCCAACTTCGTCACGACGCACATACGGCATGTAGTCGCCTCGCTCATAAGCGTCATAGACTTCCGTCTGCACAGCCTCGACGATTGCGGCCTTTACGCCGTCAGTTACAGGCCCTTCCATCGCCTTGCGAATGGACTCATCGAGTGCCGCGTTGAACCTGTTCACAAAACTTTCAATCGACATATCTGCCTCCTGAATGTGAAAAATGCGCCAATCCGCCATGTTCTAAATGATGGACTCGCGCATTTCCCGGAGAGGATTTCTCCCCTCCGGGACGCAGTTTGTTTAGGTCGAAGTAACTTCAACTTCGCAGGTGTCCTTGAAGGTGGATTCACCTGCCGCGTAGCTGACCTCAATGGTGAAATCACCAGCGGTAGAACCGGCCGTGATAAGTCCGGTCTTTTCACCTACGGTCGTGCCGGATGGAGCGCCGGTCGCGGTGTAGGTGAAGGTAGCAGCGTCACCCTTGACCAGTTCGCCGTTCTTCATGGCAATGCGCGGCTGCATCTGATAGGTGCTGGACGCCTTGAGGGAAATGCCGCCGATGCTGGCAACGATACCCTCGATTTCCTCAACGCCGGAGCCGCACGGCTGGTAGATGTAGTACGCAAGGTCGCTGCCTGCACCCGTGCATTCGTCGCAGCCATCGGTGATAACATCGGGGTCATAGGCGATTGCCTGACCAGACAGGGACGTAGTATCGTTGCTGGTCTGATCGCCGGTAACGCCGCCGTTCGCGCCGAACTTCAGGGACGGAATGATGATGTACAGCGTTCCGACGCGTGTACCCTCGTTCTGTGCGGAGACGGAAGCAGTGGAGAAGACAGCAACGGTCGCAATGAAATGAACAACCTTCGGGTCCATTGCCGTGGTGATGGTTGCGATCTGCGCAGTGGCCTTGTTGACGAAGTAGAAGACCTTGTAGGTCTTGCCGGACGTCGCGGTAAATCCAGTGACTGCACCGGTAGTCGGGTTCAGGTCGTAAGAAACGCCGCCGGTCGCAATCGGAGAAGCAGCATTGACCTCTTGTACATAGCAGAAGATCTTGGAGAAGCCCTTCTGTGCAACAGGCGTACCCTCGGTGATGTCGATGGAAAGCGCCGTGCCGTTCGCAGTAACGGTCTGGCAAACCATGACCGGAGCGTTGTGACGGAGCATCGCACCCATCTGAGCGGCCTTCGCCCACAGGTTGAAATCGACTGCCGTGAACTCGACGTTGACGGAAGCGTCAGACGGGAGCGTGGTAGCAATAGCGTTGCCGAGGCCGGCACGGATTTCGCCAATGGTGACGCTCGGCGTGACATTGCCAGTCTGGAACTTGTTGGAGAAGTAGAGAATCTGACCGGTCGTCTTGTCGGTGCAGATCGCTTCGCCGATGCCCTTTGCATAAAGGCGGGAGTCAGTAAATCGAATCATTCTTTTGTCACTCCTTTGTGTGTGTTTCAAAAAGATGTTTGTGTGTTATGTGGTCTGGTTTCCTGCATTTTGGACAGCCCGCATACCAGCGCCGCCGGCGAACGTTGACATATCAATGAGTCCGCCGCAGTAGTCGATTTCACGGTCATACAGAGGACTTGGGAACGGATTTCCATGCTTCCACTTTCCGCCCTGCGCCTCTGCAAAGCTACAGGTGATGTACCCAACAAGTCGTTGAACCGCATCTCGCCGCAGCAGAAGCTTCAAAATCGGCCATTCTTCCATGTCCGCTTCGTCGGCCCCCGAAAAAGTAGCGATTGTTGCTTTCAGCGTCTCTACGCGGTATTGCAGCTTCGGTGCGTTCATTTCTGCAAGATCGCGTTCTGCCTGAACCAACTCAGGGTTAGCGTTCTCTGAAACAAGTTCAATGCCGTTCTGAGCCGCTAAAATTGGTCGCAGACGTTGGAATTGCATGGGGGTAATCCTTTTCACTTCCCCATTCGCAAAAATAAGCACACTTTTCAGCCGTGTTGGGTCATTTGCTTGCAACTCAAGGTCTACAAGTTCTATTCGTTTTTCGGCTGGTAGGCCGTTTCCTACTCGCATTGCGAGTAAAAGGAACAGAATGCACTTGTAGAAAAGCCCGCTTCCGGGCTGTCCGTTTTGTGCCGCGTCAAGTTCCAATGTGTAGTACGCCTGCAAAAGAGGCTTTGAAAGCATCGCCACAGGGAGACTCTGCTGCATAAACTCGATTGCGGGTCGTGCTGTTGTGAATTCATCAATGTCCTTGACTTGGATTGGATATAGGGTCAAGCCTTCGGTTTCGATAGGTTCAAACCGCCGAACAGCTTTTTCCATTTCAAGAGAAAGGTCTTGCATTTTTTATTTCCTCGCCTTTCTGATTGCCGTGTTAAGCAAAAAAGGGGGCTACCGGCACAATCTAATGTGTCGATAGCCCTCTTCGGCTCTTCCGCACCGCTCTTTCGGCGCAGGTCGAATATTTTTCTATTCAGGTATATCCATTTCGGAGTCACACCACTCCACGCTCATGTGCGGCATGCGGCCAATATGATTTCCGTAGTCGAATATACTCTTGCTTCCATTATCGGTGTGTGCGTACCGGTCGAAGTCAATGACCCCGATTCCGGTGATGTTTACTCCGTGAAGTGCTTCGATGATGCACTGCTCGATACTGTAGGCTCTGGAATATGCGTCTGTCCGCGTGGTGTTCTCCATGTTGACGTTTACAAGGATTTCAAACTGCAAACCGAGAACCGTATGGAAATTGTCTTTTGCAATGGTTCTTCCCATATAGAGTTTCAGTATCGTGTCCGCTTCTGTATCGCTCTGCCCCCAAACTCTTTGTGGGTATATGCGGTATCCCTTCGGGTGCCGTTGCTTGTCTTCCGCTGTGTTCAGAACTGGATTATCTCCGTCAAAAAGCATGGAAAGTTTTTCTTGCGGAGTTGGAAGCGGGTTTGCAAGCGGATTCGCACCATCGTACCAGAGATATTTCATCAGCCGGACACGGGCGTGGTCGTTATCGTCCTTTGGCATGTAGCCCGGCAGCGGCAAATCCATCAGGTACTTCAGAATCTTGATTGGGATTTCTTCAGTGCCGCGAAGCCTGTTGAAACCCGTCTGAACTCTTTCATAGGGATAAGAGTCCGAATTGACCGAGACTGCCATATCAGCCTTCCTCCGTCTGCTTCTGCCGTGTTTCCATGTAGTCGGCGAATGCCTTCTGTGCGTCTTTTAGCTCGTTCAGTGCGCCGCTGACCGCCTCTGGTGTGGTCTGCTGCTGCAAGGCCATGATAATGCGCGTGACTGGTTCATTCATGACCTGCGTCAGTCCGTAGATTTCGGTGTTCAGACGCTTTTCAAGGTCACGCATATCCGAAATCGCGTCAAACGCCTTGTCCCTGACTTCGCCGTCGCAGCGTTTCAGACGTTCCATTTGGTTCATAATATGGCTTGATGCGAATCGGTCATATTCTGGTTCTGTCATAAGCCACTGATTCTTCTCGAACTCATATGGTTCACCAAAATAGAGCTTTGCATATGCCGCCATAAGGACGCGGCTCTTGATCGCCGTGTTTTCCTTATACATGGGAGGCATGGGAACGCTGTCCAGCCCCTTATCGATTTTCAGTTCTATGCGGTCGAAGCACAAGTCTGCTGCTTCCTTAACGAACTGCATTTTCTCGCGCAGCGGCACATAGTCCGGCATCTGCATGAGATTTTCCTTCGTGATTTGAATTCTGTCCATACTTTTCACAACTCCTTCCAGATCGTATGGTTTCAGTGAGTGTACGCTAGGTTTTGATTTTACAGTGGGAAGATTCGTTAGAAACTTCCCACTTTTTTGTCCTGCCACACAGATACTGATGGGCGCACCAGTCGTGCCGAGCCTTCTTCTCCGTCAGATACCGGCAATGCAGGCTGGCATCGCCGTTCTTGCGGTAGGCATATTCGCACGTTTTTTCCATGCTATTGCTCCTTTAGCCGTTTACGGCAGTTTTCCGTCACGCGTAAGCAGCCCGCCATCTGCTGTTAAAAAGCTCATATATCGTTTCCGTCCTTTTTATTCTTGACATTATACCTGTTCCTGCCAACCAGCCGGATATGCCGCTGGTGAATATACATTCGCGTCAATCAAGCTGATATAATGCTTGCCATTGAACGTCACCTTGTCACCCTTATTGTAAGCATCATGCGCACCAGTGGGTTGCACAAATTCCGGCCATTCATCCAATGAGACGGCCACAAATAGTGCGGGTGTAATATCAGGTGTCCAATCCGCTTGTGAAGTATGCGCCTGAACCACGCGATATAATACGCCATTGTATTGTAGCCGTTCATCTACTACATAAGCATGGCCTGTCACCCACTGTGGGAATAGCTCTACTGCCTGTAGCGCATCCTCATCGGTTAGATTGATAGCCGCTTTTTCAATATAGGGGCGCAATGCTCTGGCTCTTTCTGTATATGTCATCATTGCGCCTCCCCAAACATGATCCCTAGTGCCGTCTCAGCGTCTTGCAAACGTTCTTCTGTAGTCATATCCGACGTTTCAATCGGCGTCTCCGTCTCCGTGTAAGTATATGACGCGCCCTCAACATCAATAGCCTCTGCATATTCCATGCCAGTCTCATTCTGCCGAATCATCATTCCCGCGTCCGAATATGTATGATACAAGTCTACACCGTCTCGACGAGTTGCGTAGAATTCTCTTACAATCATGCTATCAGCCTCCTGTAATAGACGGGTAGTCCTCTATGGCTCGAATTTGGTTGGCGTATGTTGACCAGTTGGTTGCGGCTTTGTAACTGTCTACGAGTGCAGACGGAACATAGACATATCCTGTGCCAGCCGCTATTCCGGAATTATTTGCAAATGCACTAGTTCCGGCCAATGTGCATACAGAATTTGTCCGTATAATCAACGCCTCCAATGCTTTGCAAACGTTAAATGCCCATATATTGATGCTGGCAAGCACATTAAAATCTGCTTTTTTTAACGACAGACAATTCTGAAATGCCTGCGTACCGACGCTCGTAACCATCGGAAATTCAACCGATATCAGCTTTGTATAGCCGTTAAAACATGTATCTTTAACTTTCGTAGCAATCGTGTTCTTGTACGTCGCTGGGAAGATTGTTCCAACATCGGAAATCAAGGCCGCTGCCGCATACTCATCTTGGCCGCCGCCAGTGGTAATTGCATTGATAGCAGAAACAAAGCCATCTGGATACACCATCTGCCCTGTAGTGCCGCCCTTGGCACGGATTGCGTCGGCAACTGACGTGAGGTCAGCTGTATTAGTCAAATATTCGGCCATCAGAAACTCACCCCGTTCGCATCAGAAATTGAGACAGCCGCCCACGCGCCGCCGACCACCCGCAGGAACTTGCCGTTGTCGGCGGTTGTCACAGCAACCGGAGCCATGTAGTCCGTACCCGCTTCAGCCTGTGCAATCTTGCCGTTAGCACCCTTGATAATTCCGGTAAAATCGGTGGCAAGCGAAGGCCCGATGTTCGTGGCATGCCATCCTCGACCTATCCCTGTTTTGTAGTACAGCACCTGTCCATTACTCGGATTTGACGGAAAACTTGCTGCAGTTTCTGTCGCGTGTATAACCCATGTTGCGGTATCACCATGAAGACCATTGCTCATAGTGATGCTTTGCATCGACAGCCCGTAGAGTGCCACAGTGAACATCGCGCCAGCGACATAGGGCGCGCCATCATCGGAGATTTCATCAATCACATTCGTTAACGGGTAATATACGTCAATATATTTCACATAACACTGCTTCTTGTTCAGAATTGCAGTATTTACTTCCTCGTATGTCTTGTCCGGTGTAAAGGAATATGTTCCATCGCCGTTGTCTGTCGTTGTGCCAACGGTAATAATAAAAACATCCGAGCCGCCGCCAACGTCCGCAGGCTCCCATTCGACTGGTCTGCCTTGTGCGTCGATGGTTTTTACTACTGGCATTTGCCCTGCGACCGCGCCAGACATTCCGAGGGACTGTAACGCATAATCTGTACCGGGAATTGCAGTTGTAACGCTGCCATTCCCGTTGCCTTTCAGGATGCCATCTACGTCGATTTTTGCCTGCTTGTCATCCACATCCTGCTTGCGGGGGACAGATAAGTTTTCATCGTATCGACTTAAATTCTTCATATTTCCTCCAAGTTAACCTCCCACGGTATTTCACGCGGGAGGCATTGCGTTCATCATCCGATTGCAACGGCACGGTACGCTCCGGCACTCAGAGACGTTACGCTTTCATCGGTCTGGTTGATGATAATCGTAATGCTGTTATCAGCACCGATTTGCACGTCAGTCAGCACCATGGCGTTCGTAGCCGTTTCGTATACCTGCACCAGCATCGGAGTCTGCGGGCCATTTGCCTGTGCGGCGATCTGCCAAGTGAATGCGCCGCCGGATGCGGAAAGCACTGGATTTGTAATCGAATACTTGTGCAGATTTTCAGGAGCGGCCTGCCACGTCGGAGCCTGCCCTTCTCCGTTGGAAGTCAAAACCTGACCTGCCTCGCCACCAGTCGTGGGAGCATAGAATGTTGGGTTCGGCGTTTCTGTACCGTTCTGTGTAATGGTATTCTTGGTTGCGCCCTCGGCAACGGTGCCCAGTTTTGTCTTGTCCACTTTGCTGAACTGCGTATAGGTTTCGCCCTCGCCGATATCGTCCTGTGTCAGCACAACAACACCAGTTTTGCCGTTGACAGAATTGACGTCAGACGGGTTGCAAAGGACATAGACCGTACCGCCCCAACGGTACTGCTTGTTCTGGTAGCTGCCCTCCGTCATGACAATGTAAATCTTGCCCGTTTCCGGAGTCAGCGGAGCGCCCCCCTCAGTAGCAGAAAGCCAATCAGCCGCTCTCGGCGTGGTGCCAACGATATACGCCTCAACGACATCATCGACATAGCTGGGCAGCTGGCCAGACGGAACAAGCCCGTCTGCGCCGAGGGTGGCGACGCCGTTCGGCTGGCCTTTCTCAGATGCGGGAATCTTGGCATTAAGCTGTGTCTGCGCATCGGATGTAAGGCTGGAAATGTACTGTGCGCCAACAATTTCAACGACTTCTGCCGCCGTGATGTGCCCGGCCTTATCGATTGTGAGAGAAACCGTGTGTGTCGCATCGCCATACTGACCAGCAGCTGCGCTGGAAAACACATGTCCGAGCGTGATAATCTTGGTTGTGCCGTCTGCGTTGACATGAATCCACTTATCACCAGATGCAAGAGAGAACGTATCGGTCTTGCTGGTCGCAGAAACCGTTGCCGCTGCATTCTGGCCTGCAACTTCGGCGGTGTCATTCGTACTCTGCTGCGGAATTGTGATGTTGGAGAACGCGTTCTGGTTGACTTCACCGCCTCCGGCTACTGCATTCTTAACAGCAGTATCGAGCGCAGCAAATGCTTTCTGAAGCGTATCACCATCGGCAATATAGCCACCATCGACCGGCTGATAGTCGTTCAGCGTAAGTTCTACGATTTTCTTTGTTGTGACAGTTCCATCCGTTCCGAGTCCAACAATTACTGCTCCGGTACTTCCCGCTTGACTATAAACAGCGCCTACCGGCTTCCACTTTTCGCCGTCGTATTGATAAATGATCTTATCGTTTGAGTTGGTATAGACCTGCCCAAACTTTGGGTTCGCAGGGGCCGTAGCCAGCGGCTGAAGCACCGCATTCTGAATTTCGTTTTTGTTGAGGTCAAGGTTTGTAAGAACGCTTCTACTCATTGTAAGTTTCCTCTCTTTCCATGGTCAGTTGAGATATGCTTTTCCAGAGAATGGAGCAGTAAACGCAACGGACAATTTGTTCTTGTCAATATACTGCACATCCCCCACAACTTCTGTACCCGCGCTATCTGCAACTGATACAGAGGGGTATTTGCCGAGATTGTGCTGTATCATCCATAAATCGGACGCTACATTTTGTGTGAATGCGAAGTGGAGGTCATCACCTGCTCCAACGCCGATATTCGCGCGTGCGCGCTGCTGTTCTTCTGGTGTAAGGTTTTGTTCTACATCGTATCGGACTGCGCCCAATGCGGCATTTACGCCCGCCGCCATTACCGTTACACTAATGTTTCCATTTACCGCGCCGATTTCAACCGGAATATCATCTGTGACTGTGCCGCCCGATGAATCCGCATCAATCAGAATGCCACGGTTCGCAGCTGTCAGGATTCGGATTTGACGTCCGATGCCGCCAAAAATATTGCCGCCCTTGAACTGTATTCTAGCCTGTGGCTCGACACACCCGCTCATCGAAAAAGATTGTTCCTGCTCAACAGGAAACAGCCATTTCCCGCTCTTGTACGTTACATCGCCTGGATATTGTCTGGAAAGCTTTCCAAGATTCAGGACGACAATTTCCACCATATCTTCGGTAATCAACGTGCCATCCAGCATTCGCAAAACAAACGGCATGGAGTAACTATCACCTTGCATAATCGAAATTGCCATATCAGATACCCTCCAAACCGATTTCTACGCTTGATTTATATTCCCCAAACGATGCTGTTACTTTCAGTGGTGATTTGCTTGCGGCCCAGCAAGTTATTTGTGTGCTATTCCCTGCTTCCGTCGCAGTGTAAGACATCGTATCTGCGCCGGAATAAGAGAACGTTATTTTATCTAACCGTTCTTCTCCGTTTTCAAAATACGCGGCTTCTATTGTGACGGACTCATATGGGCGAAGCTTGTCCGGAATATTCCCTAGGAACGCGACCTCGTTTCCACTTTCTGCTGGAACAACGGTTATTTCGTATTCCTCTCTGATGCTTCGATTCTGTTCTAGTGTACAGGTCACTGTGCAAGTCCCCTCGGTTACGCCGAAAACGCTTCCATCCATACCAACGTCCGCAACATTTGTGTCGCTGCTTTCCCAAATGTAGCTGACTGGATGATCGTAGTCATGGTCTGCGTCCTTTCCCATTCTGATGCTGACAGCCTCTAGCTGCCCCGTAGCGCCACTTTTTATGATGGGGTTTCCCTTCACCCGAATCTCCCACGAAAACGTCTTTCCGCCTGCTACATGGTTTTCCATGTCGTCAATTTCTTCGTTCGGCGGTTCATATCTAGCCGTGAATTCAAGCAGCCGGACTGAATCATAATCTCCGGTAAATTCCTGCGCGTAATCACCAAAGCCGGTGATGTGGTATGCAGCTGACCCGAGAATGATTCTGCTGTTTGTGTTAAGCTTTTTTGTTTCTTCGTTTCGCTGGCATATGATATTAACATAACCCTTTGTAATAAGGGCATATTCTTGCATATCGCTTTCGTTTGCTGTCAGGATTGCCTTTTCGACACATATCGGTTCTTTCAGGAGATTTCCGTACCAGTCCAGATGGTTCCACGTTGACCGGCAGCGTTGTGCAACTCCGATGCCAGTTGCGTTGGAAATGTTCTGCGGGTTTGTGATAAGCCAAATGCTTCCCATTGCATCGATTTTTGTCCCTTCCGGCACATACTCAATGCTTTCATCGGCAAACATAATGTCCTTGTAATCATCCTGCTTACGGAGTGTCGATGCCGTTTTCGGTGCTATGTCCGCCATACGAATGGATGTAGTTTCCCACTCATAAGGCGCATCTGGGTTCAATCCCTGCACACGCGCCTCGATAAAGTCAGAAGCATACTTCGCATACTGATGCACAAACTCTGCGCTTGGGTCTCCGAAATACTGCTTCTGCCGGCCTCTGTATTGCGATGGAGTGTTCCTGACTGTTGTTTTCAGGTGGCCGGAAGCAATCAATCCGTTCTTGATATTGTCCGAGATCGGCATAATGTCCAGCCCCCCCTTCCGATGTTTCTTAGAGCAGTGTGAACACGCGCCGCATGGGATTTACCTGACGCATATACGCGCATTCTTGCTCATACCCACGCAGTTCACCATAGAATAATTGTAAGTTTTCCTTGTACCGAGCCGTTGATTCCTTCATAGTGGTGTTTTCGTTCGGTGTATTAAAACTCTTATCCTTTATTTTCGGTTGGATGTTCAGCCATTCACGGTTAAAGCGGTTATCCCATGTCACCGCGACGGCCAATCCCAATAGACGTTTCTGTTTGAGCGTAAGTTCATGATAAAAATGGCCGTCTGTATAGAAATCCAAACGATATTCGATACCTGCGTTGTCCTGCTGTGGAAATGTTACATTTCCCGTTTCGGAGTCGTAGGTAAAATCCGTGTATGGGATGAACGAAGCGTCTCCATTTCGTGCGTACTGCACACTTACGCAGCTGCAAAGTTCATATCCAACTTTTCCTGTCTGAATCGTTGTTTCCTGCGTTGTACTGGTCTGTCCGCTTGTCCAATCGAAATCGGAATATTGTGGTTCTTCAAGTCCTTCTGTCAGGAACACAAGCAGTTCAGGTGGGCTTTTCAGCATAGGGATTGCCATTTTCACCCATGCGCTCATGCGTCGGAAAAACAGTGCTGCATCTGTTCTCAGGTCATCTGTCATTCGGTCATCGCCGATGATAACCATGGCGTGATTTGTAATGATATCGCTCCAAGAGGTTCCCATTAGTCCCATTCCTCCTTTTCGTAGGAAGAATCGTTCATGGTGTTTTGGTATTCCTCCCGGATACAATCGGCGGCAGCCTCATCCTCAATCAGAAGCAGAAGAGATTCAATGATGCCGCATAGAGCCTCAATTCTTTCCTTGCTGTCCATGGTTCGACCGCCGCCTTTCCTATATTAAGCATTGACAGTAACAGTGCATTGTGCCTGTCCTGCCAGATAGTTGTCGTTTTCTTCCTGCACGATAGACAGAACCGCATTTCCTGCATTCAGTCCCTCTATGGTGACGGTGGTGTTGTTCACAACTGGGCTGATTGCTACCGCAGAAGGGTTGCTGTTTTCGATGGTAAGCTGACTATTTGATGCAGTCGTAATCGTGAATGTTTCGGTTGTACCAGCGGACATTTCGATTGCTTCCGAACTGACGCTTAATCCAGCACTGGCCTTTGCAATCGTCCACGGAACAATGATGGTTCCCTTATAGTTTCCGATTCCGTCAATTCGGAGGGAATATGCTCCGGCGTTCGTACCTTTGTTGTCTGATACAGTGTAGTCCGTGTCAGCCGTAAGCTCTGTTCCACCGAGCGTCACGCTTGTAACCGTTTTGGTTTGTTCACTTCCCGTATAGGTAAGCGCCGCGCTCACCACAACTGTTGCGCTCTCAATGCTGGTCTTGACCGTTACTGCATTTTCGAGATTATAGAAGAATCCGCTGTTTACTCCGTTTGCCGTAACGATATAGCCGCCGACTTGCAGCTCATACTTTCCAGCATCGACTTCTGGAACTGTATAGCCGCCACGAGATACTTTTGCTCCAGTGACAGCGGTAAGCGTAACAACTCCATGCACCCTGTTCTGCGCCGCCCATCTGACGTGCATATAGGTAAGTGTTGTAGCTGCACTGAATACGATATATTCAATCGGGCCATAATACCGGACGGTGAATACATCGCCTTCCGGCTTTGCTGTCAGCTGCGTTTCGCGGTTCAGTTTTACCGTAAAAGATGCTGCAGCCGTCATTTCGACGCCAAGGATTTCTGCCTCTGAACCGTTCCACGGTTGGTCACTGAAGTTCGTTTCAACCACAGCCCGAACCGTCGGAAGAATGTTTTTGTTTGCCGCGTATGCGGACGCAGGCACAAAGGAAAACTCGCTATAGACAGGACTACTCATGTTAATACCTCTTTCCTGCGCCCGTATGCGGCGCAATGTTTACTGCGCGTCCCGCGCGTTCATTTCTTCGATAATGGAGATGAAGTCACCCCTCTGGCTCTTCGGGGTCTTGCTCATTTCGTTCAGTTTTACGACGATTTCTCGCGTGATGTTTGGATTGCCAAGCGCATATTCTTCCGCGTAGGTCTGCGCGACCATCTTCTTGTGGCCTTCGCAAAGTTTCGGGTAAAGCGACAGCATTTCATCGCTGTATTCCGCCATTTTTGCGAATACTCTCTTGTCAAGGATTTCTCCATCCTTATAGTTGACGCCAAGTGCCTCGCGCTCATCGTCACTCAGTCCGGACACAACGATCAGCCATCTGCGCGCCATAAAGACACGGTTCACGTCCGTCAGAACGCGGGAGAGATCACGGTGCGGCACATAGAAGCTTCCGCTCTTTCCTACGATCTGACCGAAGATGCCGCCTTCTCCGAAGAACACGACGTTATCGTCCGCAACAGGAGCTTCCCAGAGGAAATGCACCATTTCGGAGTCATTTGCTACCTGAATAATCTGCGGAGTCACAGGTGCCTGCGGTTTTACATTTGCAACCGCCTTGGCAACCGCATCGGCTACCATCTTCTGCACGTCTGCCATTGTAAACGTCGGTTCTGCCTGATTGCTTGTTTCCGTGTGAACTTCAACGGTTTCACCCGCCAATTCAGGCGCAACTTCCGTCAGCGGAACTTCGCTTCCGTCGTATCGGATTCCGGTCACATCATCTGCATTGACAGACAGGATATTTTCTTTGCCCGTTTCTGCCTTTTCAGCAGTATTCGCGGTCTGATCTTCTTCCGGAACATCAAAGAAAACATCTTCTTCCTTGACTTCCTCCGCCACAGGCGTTTTCTTCGGTCTTCCGGGTTTCTTTCCAGTGTTCTTGTTTTCAGCCATGTCGCACACTCCTTCCAGATTTAATGGCTATTTTCCTCCACGAATGTTGGCTCCGTCCGGACTCGAACCGTATCTTTCAGCACCATGCAGAGCCATATGGTGCGGGACGGGCTGGAGGTAAAACCCGCCCCGCGAAGAAGAGATTAGACCGTTACATGGCCCACTTTGCTGGAGAACGTTGCAACCGAATCAAGAGCGGTCGTGAGGTTGATGCCCATCTCGAAATCGGCCGTGCGAGTCGGGTCGATTTCGATGGTAATGGGCGTTTCGGCGTTGTAAGCAATGGTCAGAGGCTTACGGCCGGCAGCAGACAGCATCCAAATGTCGTTTGCAGACAGGATGGTAGTCGGTTCGGTGTTCAGCTTCAGCGGGCTCGCAGCGTCACGGAGCGGCATCAGACGGACGCCAAGGAACTCACCCAGCATACCGGTGCTGTTGTACTGAGTACCAAGGAGCATCGCAAGAGCGGCGTCCATGTTGACGTTGGTGGAGCCGGTAGCCTGCGTCGGCAGAACCTTGCTCAGAGCAACCGGAGAACCGGTAGCGATAATGGTGCGAAGGCCGACGTTGTTGATGGTAGACAGCTTGTTCGCCAGAGAAATCCAGTTCTGGTTGGTGAACGTCTGGTTCAGGTTCGTGGGGATGAGCGTAGTGTCGGCCGCAGCCAGAGTCATAGACTGATTCCACATGCCCATAACCTTCGCATACATACCAGCAACGAGGTTCGCAAAGAACGCGCCGAAGTCGGTGTTGTTGCCGACGAGCTGATGCCACTTTGCAGTGATCTGAGCGGTCTTCGGCTGCGGATTCAGCGTGTAATCCTTGCTGTAGAAGCGGTTGCGAGGAACGCTTCTGGATGCACCCCAAGAAGAATCCTGGAAGATGGGAATGTCGTTAGATCCGATGGAGATTGTATGAGTCTCGCCAAAGCCGACCTGAATGGTTTCTGCAAAGAAATCGACGGCTTCGGAGAATACATTGGGAAGAATCGGATAAACAACTTCCTGCCAAATGCCCTGAAGGACACGGTAAAAAGCAGGGTTGCCGTAGAAACGCTGACCGTTTCTCTTGAAGGACTCAAAGTCTGCGGGAGCAGTTTCGCCGGTCTGTGCGCAGCAAATCTTTGCCGCATACAGAAGCTGCTCACGCTGGAACTTTTCGTTCAGTTCCTTGTAGCCGTTCGCGGACAGCATATGGGAAATGCCAGTGGACTGAAGGCCGTTGACGGCCAGCATCGCTTCCTTGCCCGTAAGGGCGTGCTCATAGAAGAGGACACGGCCCTTGGAGACGATATCCGCACGCTGGGCTTCTCCAGCGGAAGCATTCACGCGGAAAACATCAGCAGAAACGCTGTTAAGATTGATTCTCGGCATTGATATTCACTCCTTCCTTATGCGTAGACCGTGAAGGCCTGCACGTCAACGTACTCGAAGCTGGAAGTGGTTCCTTCAGTGAAGTTGCCAGTTCCAAGCAGTTTGAAGTACAGCGCACCATTGCCGGTCGGGGCGGAAGCTGCGGGCTTCAACTGGCCTGCATCAATGGTGAAGAATTGATTGGTGCTCAGTGCGGCATTGACGTTGCCAATACCGAAGCGGTACGCATGGTCGCCGTCGAAGACGATCTTGGTAAACGTACCATCGCGGCCGGCGGGAATGCCAAGGCCGAGTGTTTCCGTGCCAACGGCATACATGTTGCCATGCTTACCCTGAAGAAGCTGGATTTCGTAGGTATTCGCGGCATATACCACATCACCAGCTGTAGTGGTGGAAGTAGCGTCGTTCATGTACCACGCATTCTCATTCTTCACGCCGGTAAAACCGGCGCACGGAAGCTGGCCATTTCGGATGACCAGACGGCCGGCATCACAGTCCGCGTCAGCACTGGACGCCTGATATCTGCCGGTAACATTGATGAGGTCATTGCGGGAGTTGTTCGTCACGCGGGCCTCAAATGCAGTTTTTGCATTAAACATTTCTGTTCACTCCTCTCTTACTTCGATGCAGCTTCGACGCCCCATTTGGCAAGCAGACCATTGACAGATCCATCGTCTTCGCCGCTGTTGTTCTTGAACTTGTCCCATGCGTAAACTGTTCTGTTTCTCTGAGCGGCTTCCGCATCCATCTTCTCGACAGCTGCACCGCAAACCGCGTAGACGGCCTTTGCAACCTCTGACTCACCAGTCCAGTTCTTGTCCTTGTCGCAGCTGTTCGTGTAGAGGCCAGCTTCGATATCGGTCAGAATGTTGTCGATGGCACTTTCAGCAACCTTCTGCTCACGGTTCGCATTGAACTTTGCGAGAGTCGCCTTTGCCTTGTCCTTGGCAGCATTCAGCCGACGCTTGTTTTCAAACTCACGCATGGCTTCGAGCTGCGCATTTGCAGTTTCAAGCTCCTCGTTCAGAGAATTAACCTTGCTTTCGGCTGCATTCAGACGGTCCGTGTTTTCCACGACGACCATATCCACGAAGTCCTGTGCCTCCATGGTGATGCAGTCTTCGCCCACCTGCATGGACGCATTGACAGACATGCTCTGGAAACGTTCAGGTACAATGGTTTCTGCGGAGTTCTCAATGACGTAGTATTTGTACGCGCCATTCTTCGCCATCAGGCAAACATAGACTTTTCCGTCCTTCTCGCCCGCCGCCAGAACCTTATAATCTGTAAAACGCGCCGCCAGTTCGGCAAGCTGTCTCTTGTTATAAGTTTTCAAATCTTTCACTCCTTTGTGTGATAGACTCCCGTTATCCGGGGCATTGTTCTTATCCGGGGCCTTCTGCAAAGATGCCGCTTTGAGTTTCAATGTTTTAAATTCTTCATCCAATGCGGCAAGTCGAGCGATGTTGGCCCCCGGAATAGCCGGAGCAACGCCCGCTCCTAAGATTGTGACGCCAACCCCAGACCAGACATCCTCAACTTCGACATCTCCGTCCATGTGGTTTTCGTCTATCAAGGTTTCCACAGACACATCCATGCGCCCTGTTCGCACGATTTCATCTACGGTTTCCTTTGCATAGAAAGCGAAGAGTTTTCCACGCGCCACAATCCAAGTCTGACCATCCCTCTTTTGGAGGGAGAAATCACGTTCATCATCTGACAGCGTTCCAACAATGCGTTCCGCCGTCCCATCCGTATAGGAGTTATACTGTTCACCTGTTCTGGGATCAGTTTTGCGCTGGCTGTTGTGACCGTCGCCGATTTTCCCCATGACGTAGGCAATCAGGATTGGCCGTCCCACGAACGTCTTGTAGTATTTCTCCAAGTTCTGATAATTCCACCGGTTCTGGTTGACCCCTTCACGCATCAACCACAGTTCAACGCCAAACTCATACGGATTCAGCTTTTGAAGCACCTTGAGTTGACCGGTTGCAACTGGTCTTTTGATTTTCGTCAGCGGCATTGTCAGTCACCCTCTTCCTCGAAGAGTTCTTCAATCCAGCCGTCAAAACTGGTCGCGCTCATCTCGTGTTCGGAGTACATCTGCCACGCATACATGAACTTCTCGTAGCTTGCGCTGTTTTCCATTTGAAGGTTTTCAAATCCGCGTCCAAGCGGATAAAGACCGTTTTTATCGCAGATCTCGACACATTTGCGAAGCGCATCTTCGACTTTCTGGAGCATGTCAATGATGGACTCAAACACACCATCCAGATTGTCAGGCCGTCCTTCGTACTCCGCAGTTGCCGGGTAGATTTGCAGGATATGCCGCTGATGCAGCAGGTCTCCGACTACATCGAATCGTTGAGGCTGAAGATGAGCCAATTTGTGGATGGCATTGGCCGTATTCGGCATTCCAAATTCAATCAGAACCCATTCTTTCAGCGTATCCAGTCCACGCGCAGCATCTTGATACGCGCCGGTTACTTCCTTCGCAGCATCTCGCACAGCGGCAAGCGCACCGTTCTCGAAGTCAAACCGTTCTTTCAGTCGAGCCATTTCTTTGTCTCCTTCCTTGCAAAATAAAAGAGGGCTACCGGCACATTTCACTGTGTCGGTAGCCCTCTTCGGCTCTTCTACACCGCTCTTTCGGCGCAGGTACAATTTTTTATTTTTCCATTTTTTCCTGACTAATTGCCACTCGTTTCAGGACTTTCATTGTATCTTCCGTGATACGGTATCCGTCTTTTGTGAGCTGAATCTTCACATCACTGCCATTATTAAGCGCCCTGTTGATAATGTGGAGGTCTTCTTTCTTGACATAATCAATCATTTGTGCCTCCATGTGCGCATCGTCGCTTGTCATGTGGTGAAACAGTTGGTATGGACAGTGCTTTTTCCACGCTCCAGCCATATCTTTCGATTCTGGCTATAAGTGTTTCATACTTCATATTGAGTATCCTTGACCATTCCGCAAGCGTGTGTGTTTCCCCATTAAACGTAATTTTGTGATTATCTTGACGATTGTTTTGCTGTGATAGGTTGTCAATCCATCTACAGTTTTCTGGGCAGTAATCACCGTTTACGTCGATTCGGTCAAGTGTACATTGGAGCCGCTTTGCGTCAGGATCATAGCCGTTTGACATTGCCCACTCAAAGAACGGTTCAAAGTTTTCCCATTCTTTGCACATTTTTATGCCACGAGCGCCGTAATTTTTAGATGTTGGTCTGCATCGTTGTTTCATACCTTCCCAGACCTGATATAAACGAGTGTTACTCTTTCCATGTGTTTCGTTGATTTTATGCAGTGTTTTTGCGTGTTCTTTCGGAAGACAGCCGCAACTCTTTACGTCTCCGTGTTTGAGATGTTTCGCTGACACAGCTTTCATATTTCCGCATTCACATTTGCACAGCCACTTCGGCTTCCCACTACTATCATTTTCCACACGATACAGGACAGTAAGCCGGCCAAAGGTTCTGCCGGTCAAATTTTCTGCACTGTCTCTTTCTCTTGCAATTTCTTTTGCAAGGCATCCGCAGCTTCTGCTAGTCCCTTTTCGTAAGTTTCCTCCAAGGACTGTTGTATAATTCCCACACTCACATCTGCATTTCCATTTAATTGATCTATTTTTGTCACGCCCGGCCTGTTCAATAACCGTCAGGCGGCCAAATTTCACTCCAGTAAGGTCTTGGAACCTCGGCATATTCAATTACTCCCTTCAGTAATTCCCTTATTGAAAAACAGGGGAAGGCGGTAAGGGAACCGCTTTTCAGGAGCTACCCTATCCCCAGTGTTTCATTGCTTATATAGGGTTCGTATCCCCATAGGTATCAACCATCGACTCAGTTCCCTCGCTTGTCACATTACCATCACCCTTTGGTCTTCCCGGTGACTGCGGTGGCAATCTGGAAGACTCTTGCTTCATGTTATAGCTTGTAACAAGGGGAATACGTTTGTCCAAAATGCCGCTGTTGTATACCGCGTCAGACAGACACATGTCATCCAAAATGGATCGGTCAAGCAGTGCATTATATACGATGGTATCCGGCAGAATGCCGTGCTCCATACCCTTCATGCACCGTTCGAGCATCTTTTCGTCTTCGGGGATATCCCCGAACATGACGAATTTCCAATCGTACCGAGGGCTGAGTTTCTTGATGATAGCATTCATCATCCGCTCATAGTCTCGGTAGACTGTCTGCATAAATTTGCTCTCAATTTGGAACGAAATCTGTGTTGTAGCCGCTTTCGCGTCGGAATCAACCGGCATGAGCCCACCAAGGCCAGCTTGATTGATTGTGTCACTATACCCTTGTTTTACGATGTCCATTGCCGACGGAGCTTCACTCAGCGTCTCCAGTTTCATCGACTGTACAGGTGCCATGTAAATACCAAGACCTGATGTGTTGTTGGCCTGTAGCATATCATACCAAATCGCTTCAAACATAAGTCGGCCGGCGTTACTAAGTTTGTATTGGTCTTCTGCCGTCGCATTTTTGTCATCTCTGTACGGGATTTCACCATGCAGAAGGCTGACCAACGGGTTCTGAATCAACTCCAACTGAATTTGCTCCATCTGAGCAAGTTGAATCATGTTGAGGAACAGTCCTGCAAACGGAGAAATTGCAGTCCGACTTACATCGTCAGCTTCAAACGTAAATACTGCATCTGCTGGTAGGTAAACCCAATAGTACCAGCGCCCATTCTGATAATAGACATCTGGGGTTCCGGCCATATCGCCGCGCGCTTGGATGCGCTGGAATTGCTGCATATCAACGCGCGTTTTTTGCGCGAAGATCAGCGAAGTGCCAGTTCCCTTGGGCTTTTGCACGACGCTGCTGAAATCGTAAAGGTACGGCGTAAACAGATCACCGTATTGCTCCGGTACGCAGCCCGGCTGGAGGAAGTACATCATGTTAAATGCCACGGTGTACTTGGAAACATTGTTGTATCCGGTGATTTTCGTCCAGTCACTGGGAAGCTGCTGCATGAATGCGTAGTTCACCTTGTTATGGCTCTTGTCTACGCTGTAGCGAGGATAATAGAAGACCTTCCCTTCTATGCCAACTTGGCCTACGATCTGATGCGCAGTTTCCTTCGGTTTGAATTCCTCGCGCAGCTTTTCGAGCAGCTTCCATTCGCGCATGAACTCGTCCTTTTTGGTGTCGGCCGAGTCCGTCAGCTTCGGCATCACATAGTTGTGATACGTCAGCATTTCTTGGTAGACTTTGCGAATGTGGAAAAGCGGATACGCCGTATACTCCAGAATATGCGCCACTTGCCGAAGTGGCTGTTCGCTGTCATACGGCTTTGTGAGCATTTCTGCGACCTGATCTTTTGTAAAATCAGCCGGTAGCGATGAAATCTGCTTTACACGCCGGTTTTGAATGTACGGGTTCGCAAGACCATAACGGCCAGAATTGATTCCAGCAAACGCGGAGGTAATACTGGACATCGGTATACCCTGATTTTCAGCCGCCATCTTACGGAACCGTTCAAAAATCTTCGGAAAAGAAGAATACTGTAGCTTATTGAGTTCGCTCGTCTCTATCGCCATCTGTTATTTCCTCCCCGCCGGTCTTGATCTTCTCGCGCTCCGCCGCGAGGGCTGCCGAAAGTTGGTCAACCATTCGGCTCAGATTTTCCATTGATTGCGTCTGGTTTTGCTCCATACGCTCCCGAAGCAGCGTTGCAGCGCAGATCATAATCCAATCGCTGTCGGCTTTCGTCAGCCGCTTTACGTCCTCGCCGTTTATCTCAATGCTGCCTTTCGGCTGCTTGTCTGCCGTATAAATCAGGATATAGCCCGGTGCAATCCGGCTGAACCGTTCCATCATGGCGATTTCCACAGATTCCTGCGTTATGGTCAGCGCATAAAGCCGATATATTTTTTCCTGATTTTCCGCCATTAAAAAATCCTTCCTCCGCGTCTTTGCGTCACAAGCCTTGCGCCTGTGCTTCCTCCGGTAACGTTTTTTACGTTCCCCTTTGCCTTATACTTGGAAAGAAGCGCGTCCCAGTCGCTCTTTTTACGGACTTCGCTCAAGACGAGTTCTTTTTCCAGCTTTTGAGAAAGGCGCAAGCCGTACTTTATAGCAGACCAGCTGTCTCTTTGTATTGCGCGGGAAATGCGCTTCTCGCTGAATCCAGCGCCCGACGGGACAGCCTTCAGGTTTTGAATCTGTCCAGACAGTTCTCTGGTCTTTTGGTATGGACGTGCAATCTGATAATCCAGATCATCGTCCTTGATCTTATGAAGCCGCTTGTACGCCTCCACACCCTCACGAGTATTCATCGTAAGAAGCTGTACGTTGTGGTTATCGAACTGCGTCTGCGCGTACCGGATCATTTCAACATCTGGGTCCGTCACGCCACTTCCGCCCGCCTTGATGGGATAAATGACCGGCAGCGCTCCATCCTGTTCCAAAGCCACATATTCGGTATGGTCCAAGATACACAGCGGCGGCAACCCATCACCGAGGTCTTTCATAAGGTCTTCAATGACCGCCTTGCCGTACTGCCATCCGTCGATTGCAATATAGGTGGTGTTGCCGCCATCAAAACAAAACCGATACCAGACGTCTTTCAGTTTTCGCGCCTGTTTCATAGCGTTATCCGGTGGGGGCCAATCGTCCAGCCACACCAGCTGCTTCAGGTATCTGTCCCGTTTCAGGAAATCATCTTGCTTCGTAAGCTTCCAAACACCAACAGCGCATTTTGCGTTCTTTTTTGCGTCTTCATAGGAAACGTCGTAGCAGACGATGTATATCACGTCTTTCGGGTCTGTCTTGTTTCCGGGGTATTTGCAGCAATGCTGCCGCTCCATAGATTGCAGGCAGCAGCTCTCAGAAAGGCTTTCGTCCGAGATAATGGGATATTCGTCCGCGCCGGTATATCGACTCTCCATCTCACGCATCCAGCGCTCCGGGGTCAGCTTCGATCTCAGTTTCTGCGCCCAGGAATACGGACGCATCTGCTGCAAAACGACGCATTCCCAGCTCATGTCATAAGCGAACGCGCTTTCTCCGCGATACATTTCTTTAAGGGTATCGCATCGAACTTGGAACGACGGATGTTGTTTCCGTCCAGCACTTGTGATAGAGTGGTTTTTATATGAAACGAAGTTCTGATCTGGTTTTCCATCTACATTGTGCCGCAAACGGACTGCCGGCAGAACAATCGTTGAATACTCTGTAAAATCAAATGGTGGATTTTCTTCCTGCGCAAATTCTTCTGCCGTTACGTCGTGAATATTATCTCCACGAAATGCAGAGATGTAAAACGCACTTCCTAGGTCTGTTTCAATTTTAAAATCGTCTTTACTCTCTGCCGTAACGCGCCATCCTTTTGCCAAGGCTGGATAATCGTGTGCAATCTGTTTGAATTGCTTGCTTCCAATAAGTGCCATCTGTTTGTATGAAGGCCCATAATATGCGCTTTGCGTTCCCGGCCAAACCAAGCCATTTAACATGGCATACTTGAATTTTGTGCTTGTTTTTGTAATGCCGCGCGTTCCTGTAAATGCAACATCCGCGTTTCTCGCGTATGCGCGCATCATCATACGCTGCATGATTTCCTCATTCGCGTAATCCGCATATTCGTCACGAAATAGGTCGCATCCCTTGTCTGGATACCAGCGGATTACCCAGATTAAGAATGCCCACCATTCGGACTCAAACGATGTATAATCGCGTTGTTCAACCTCTCGTTTTTGAATCCATCCGATGCCTAACCGGGCGACCAAATCTTGCCATATCTTCTAGCCACCCAACATCACCGTCCTATTTCTTGTCGCCTTTCACTGGGGGCATCCTTATAAGTCCCAGTTTGTCATATGCTTCTTTTTCCTGCTCATTTGGTTCTACCGCGAACTCTCCAAGTTCGTCGTGGATTCTCATTTCATCGGGAAGCATAGACAGTTCCGGCATTCCGTCGTTTTGCCGCATTCTGTTTTCGTTAATGAGAATCATTTGGTCTACTGCGTCTGCTGTGTAGGGATATCTAGGCTTTCTTCCAAAGAAATACTCAAACATTTCGTCAGGACTGCACTGCTTTCCGTTTTTCATCAGGCCAGCTTTTTCGAGTCTGTCTGTAATTTCATCCAGACGAACAATGTCGGCAGGCCGAACATCCTTCTTTCGAAGGTTTTCACTTGCGAGGTTTTCCTGAATCATGCCTGACAGTTTCTTCGCAGCGTCAAACTTTCCAGCGGCTGTCATGTCGTTCATCTGCTTCATCCAACGTGCAACGTTCCGAAGAATAAGCTGCTGTTTTGCACTGATGGCATCTTCCCCACCGAAGTCTGATACGAGGGCTTCATAAATGCGATCAAATTCCGCATAGTCTTCATTGGTATAGTCGGTTCCCCAGTCCTTCCGCTGCCTCACCGTGCCAGTTTTGGCCGACTGCGCATTCTTTTCTGCATAGACGGCTTTTGTGAACTCGCCGTCTTTCAGTCCCTCACCGAAGATTTTCGTAATGTCGGTCAGGCCATCTAGGAAACCATATCTTTCTCCACTTTTGCTGACGTCCAGTTTTCTGATATGGAGGTTGTCGAGGTACGAGAGCCACTTATCGCGGCCGTTGTCGCGCGGTACGCAGTCACGCGCAAAAGGAACATCATACTTGATGCAGCAATAGAAATATGCAAGACTTTCCGAGGTCTTTTTTGCAAGCTGCGCATAATATTCTTGCTGTTCCAGTTCGCTGACGTTTTCGCTCATTTTACCTCCAAAAAACGCAAAAAGCGCTGTTCCGGCACCTCTCCAGTAGGAGAAAGCACCGAAACAGCGCGTAAACGTCTCTATCTATTTTGCTTGATTATACCATATAATCATCAAAAATGCAAGAGAAGTTGCAAAGTTTGTTTTAGGCTGTTTCAAACGCGGTCAAAATGGCCTTTGCCGTTTCATCGTCAAGCGTTCCTATGCCATTACACGGATTGGCATATGCTTCGTTGTTAATTCGGTCTATGGCTCCCTGAGGAAGTTCAAAAACACGCGGGTCTGTCCCTGCTTTCCCTGCTTCCATTCTGCATGGAATGGCGGGAACGCTGCGATCAAACTTATGATCCACAAGTTTGCCGACTGAAGCGATTGCTGTATTCTTCATTGTTTTTCCTCCTTGTATCCAACGATGTCTTCTTCCGATATTCTCTCTGCGTAAATACGGTCCAGGAGTCTTGCGGGTGTTTGTATCCACCTTTCTCCGTCCCAACGTATGAACGAATAGTCTCCAGTTTGCGGTTTTATCTCAAATTGATTCATTTCCACATCAACATACCCACCGCAATACTCGCATTGGGCTTCCCATGGTGAGTGCGGCGCACCGCAGTTTGGGCAAACCGTTCTGTGAAGAAGCTGCGCGGTTTTATCCGATAGCCCCTTTATCGGATAATCTTCGCCATCTAAGGTGAGTGTCCCAATCAGTTCGCCGATTTTCGCGTAAATCTCCTGTGGCTTTTCGTTCAGTGCATCGCGTTTCTTTTCAAGATCTCGGATGCGCCGTTCTGCGTTTGAGTAGAAGTCTTCAAATTTCTCGTCATCGTCCATGAATTTCTAACCTCCCCGCGATATACGACACGCGCAAAGCAGTTGCCGTCAGCACGCCGATCTTTTCGTGTTTGCTGTCATTGCTCAGCACGTCTACCTCGAACATGACATCATATGTCCCATCACCGTTGTACTTCTGCGAAACGAATCTGTACTTGGTTCCTTCCAGTATCTCCGCGAAGTTGACTCCCGGCCCGATTTCCTTCAAAAAATCAAGTCTTTCTATCATCGGCTCCGCCCAATCGGAGAATTGCCGCATATGCTCAAGCGCTTCGTCCGCCTGCCGTGCAAATTCTGACAGTTCCCATTCCCGTCGCTTGCTTTCAGCGTCCCTCTGGCGTTTCTTTTGCTTCCATCTGGCATCGAGCCATTGTTGGTTATGCTTCGCCATACGGTTTCTCCATCCCGTCCGTCAGGATTTCAATCGCTTTTTGCGTTCTATACACAATTTCTTGGATTCTAGGATCTTGAAGTCGTCTCAAATCTGCAACAGCATTGGCATATCTCACAATGTCACCATGTTTTACAACGCCCGGAAGCATAAACACAGCATATTCCTCTCCACGCGCTTTAACGCGTTCCAAAATATTCTTGATGCACTTCTCGTCGATGTCAACGCCACACTGCTCCTCACATACGGAGCCTGTTATTGTGTTGCACACGAAAATAGTCTTAAATCCATCTTCTCTCATTTGTTATACGTCCCCAGTACGCCGCGCGCTGCCTCCTGCATTTCTGCAAGTCTATAAGAAATCTTTTCGAGTGCGTTGCTGGCGAGTTGACCAAATGGTACAGAAACCGTGTCAAATTGCTCCGGTAATAGTCTCATAGCAAGCTGTAGTCCGCAAAAGGCTCCGATGCGGAATCCAGCAGGTAGTTGCTCATCTTTCAAATTTATATCGGCAATAACGTCGAGGTTTTTCCGATAATCTTCAATAGTCATTTCAAAGTTTCCTCCGTCCACGGGCCGATCTTCGTGAACTCCCTGTACTGGTCCCCAAAGAAACGCCTCGTCACGCCATTCTCGAACTGGATTTCCGCGCCTAATTTCCTTCCATTTTGGGGGCTTATGCGATACACGCTTCCCTGCATGATCCCATAGCCGAGTGTACGGTGCTTCACAATGGTATTCATCTTGACAGTTTTCTAGTTGAATTCACACGGCTCCTCTTCAAACTGCTCCGGTAGCAGTGCTTCCACCATACGCACCGACGTTGTTCAAGACTCTTGGCTCAACTCCGGTAATAATTTGAAGTTTGCTAACATCGTTTCATCAAAATACCGATGTAAGCCTAACTGTTTCTCAGTATCTACAAGATCTGAAGCAGAAATTGCACCCAAAATTTTATGGAAATCAATTCGTTCAAGTACCTTCTTGGTGAAAGGACGTTTTGCATCTAAAAAAGCAATAGTTAAAAGGAACTGTTGAACTTTTTCAGAATTTAGTATGAGCATGGCAGTATATGCGGCATCATAAGTGGAAAAGCAAATAAAATAGCTTGTATCATCTGTCATAACAGGTTTGCCGTCGTTAGAAATAAGAACAGAAAATAGCGGTTTTTTATAGAAGCCGCTTACTCCGACCTTATACTGTGCATACGAGTAATCACCAATACCAAACATAGAATAATCAGGTGCATCTTTGTATATAGAACTCTTTCTTTTTAAGAAACGCTCTTTATGAGACTCCAAATAAGACCATGTTTTAGGTGCATCGTTTTCTATATGAGCAGTATTTTCTCGAACCTTTTTTTGCGTAACAATTACCTGTTTTTTGAAATTGTTAACTATCGGAGATTTAAACATGCTACTTTTTACAAGTGGAAACACATATTCCGATTCAATATCTACGACTTCTTTCAAGCCATTTACAAAAGTTGTTCCCTGTTGAGATAATTCCATAATTTTAGAACAATCATGCTTAACACCTTGTCTCCATTCAAAGCAACAAGCGCCAGAGAAATCGGGAACATCTTTAGCTGCATCGCTGTAGAAATTTCCATCTACATAGCCAAATGATTCTATAATTTCATTGGGATTTTCAAACGAATACACATTGCAAAATTCAGTAGAAGACTCGGACTCGCAGAGTTCAATTACCAACAAACAAGCACTTGCATTGATTCCAAACACCTTGTTAGCATTAAATTCAAAAATATCGCAAGCCCTAAAGTTTGTATGTGTACGCTTCAGTTCTACAAAGATATTTCTTGCAACAGATGTTTTGCAAAGCATGGCAACTGTTGTATTCGTATTGGGTAAAGAAGCTATTAACTGTAGAATAATGTACTCGCATATATCAAAATTGCTTGCGCCAGTAAGTGCATCTATTCCCTTTAAGCCTTTAAAATTTGCTTTTGTAGGAAGGTTATCCGAATTCAATGTTGATAGAGTACTATTATTGACCCACGGCGGATTTCCTATTATGAGGAACTGTTCTTTACCTTTAATCACAGACTTCAAATCAAAAGAAAAAAAATCTGCATTTATAATTTGAACTCTGGGATCACTAATCTCCTGTTTACATATCTCACAATATTCCGGGTTTACTTCAACGCCAATGATTTCTGAAGCATCAAAAATCAAGCTGCTTTTCACAAAACTTCCAACGCCGCACGTCGGTTCTATGATAACAGATGGCTTTACTTTTCTTTGCTTTTGAAGATACTGACAAACGGCCAAAGAAAAAAACTCTGGTGTTTGATAGTCTCCGTATTCTCTTTTACCATTCATGTTATTTCTCCCATCATTCCAGCCGTCAGGATTTCAATCGCTTCTGGTGTTCCATACACGCATTCTGGGAGTCTGGCATCTTGAAATCGTCTCCAATCCGAAACGGCATTGGCTAATTTCTCAATATCATCATTCTTTACATCACCTGGAAGTACAAAAGCCATATATTCATTTCCGCGTGCTTTCGCGCGCTTCTGAATCTTCCTGATGCACGTCTCGTCGATGCCAAAGCCCTTTTTCACCTCATAGACGTCGCCGGTGATTGTGTTGCATACAAAAACCGTCTTGACTTCATCTGTTTTCATTTGTTATACGTCCCCAACACCCCGCGTTCCGCCCGATCATCGGCGCGTTTCGCCATCCACATGAGGGCTTCTTCAATATGTGTGATTGCACAGGCGTTCTCCCGCGTGGCGAACTCACCCTTGTTGAAGGCCGTCAGCCTGTCACGCACGATTTCCAAAAGGTCAGCGTCCAAAACACCATGACGCGCATTCGGGTCATTTCGTGCGCCTTTCTGAAATTTTATCTGTGCAATCACACTTTTTCTGTCCACATCCATCACAGTGTAATCGTGATAGCCGCCTCCGGGTCCTTCGTTATCACTCCGAAGGATGGCGTGCGGGTTATTGTGCTTTTGAATCGTCGATAGCTTTACCATATCGTTCCTCCCATTTGTCCAACGGTTTTTTCAGAATTTCCACTGATGCAAGTTCACCGTTTACAAACTCGCACCCGCAGTAGCTGGTTGAAATTACAATTTCAGTAATATCGGGTCGTATGCTTTTCAGAAGTCCAACGGGATTGCCGTTGAACGTCACAAATGGCGCATTCTCTGGCCGATATTCCTTAATTGGGACTTCCGGTGCGAGTTTCAGCATTCTCTTGAAACGGAGCAATTCATCGACATCCTCCGTGTCCGGCAGGCTTCCATCTTCTCGCCGTAGGGAGTCAAGTGCTTTGTTGATTCCCTCAATGATGTGCGTTGCATTAACGTATTTATCCACGTTCAGCCTCCGTTTTAGACGCTTCTTCCAGCAGCCGTTTTGCGTATTTCATAGACGTTAGGGCCATAAGCTTTTCGATTCCTGCTGGTTCTTCGCGTTCCGCCCTCTCGATTGCACCTTCTAGTGTTACAATCAGTTTGGTCGCGTTTATGTACCTATCCATGTGGTGTCAATCTCCTTCCCGTCGAATACCGCAACAAGTGAAATGGGGCCGACTTCAATTTTCTCAATTTGTAGCTTGTCAGTAACATTATCGGTTACAACAAACCTGCCGTCTTTATTTGGATCAATCGCGTTGTCATCATCCAGCATCGCAGTTACGTCAATTTTTGCTTTGTATAGCCGCCCCGGCAGTCCATCTCTGAATCCAACACGGCCAGCGTAGTCAGAGAACATATTGACACCATATCTGATTTTTATCGTGAAGGATTGCCGGTTTTCTGCCCGCTTATAGTTTGACGCAATGCCCATGATGTACGGCCCAATGCTTTCCACCGGAAAGTCAAAGCTTTCTTTCGGTGGAAAGCCAGCATACTGTTTAATTGCCTCGCACAGTGTCATTCAAATTCAAACCTTTCTTCCACACCAATGATCTTCGCCCCGCACTCGCAGAGCGGATACCTTTGTTTCAGATCCCGTGCGTCGATATAGTTGAAGAACCATTTTTTCTGTCCACATTTCGAGCACGTCTTCCAATACCGCTGCACACCCGGCTTGCACTCGTCCGTGACGATCCAGTTGGCCGTGCCCATCGGGTAGTCGATGTACCCCATCGCCCATCCACCTTCTCCGAAAACGACAATGCTACCGTCTTCGTCATCCATGACAGCAGAAAAATGGACGCCGTTTGCGCATGGGTTCACTTTCAGCTCCCTGTACCGGCTATGCTCGCTGATATCAGCCTGATTCATCGGCGCAACTACAGGTTCTTCATTAACAGTCTCATCATATGGTGGTTCGGACATTGCACGCACTTTGTCCATGAGATCGTCGAATTGTTCCTGCGGCATTGCCTTGATTTCATTGAAAACTGATTCCATGTCCATCATTGCGTCCTCCCTGACAATTTTAGTGGCATTGTTCATGTTCACGTTCTCTGTCCGCTACGTCACTGACAGCGTCAATGCTTTTGAACTCGCCGCATTTATACAGACTGTACACGATGCGGTTCCATTCAACTTCTGAGAAGCGTTCGCCTTTGTGCTTTTTACACCGGTGTGGGTAAAGATACCCCTTCTGGCATTCGTGGAATGCGCAGGTCGCACAGCAATCTACCATTATCGTTCCTCCAGTATCATCTTCAGATATTTGTCCACGGCATTTTCGAACGAATGTAAGCATTCATTGAGTGTCCTACCGTGGAATCCCACCACGTCTTTAATTCCCACAATCGAGCCAATATACAGATTGTCGTCAACGTCATACCTGATGGTTGAGGTAAGTCCCCTGTAGATGGAACCGCACAAGTTTTCTCCATATGGTGGCTGCAGAATCCCCCAACAACGTGCTTCGATTGCAGCATCAACGATGTTACATTGCATTTGGTTCCACTTTTGGATAGCCAGCTGCTTCGCTTTACCACGTCCTACATGTGCGGTTTCACATTTCCGTGCGCCCTTCAGGCCGCATTGGGGACAGACGACGCGATAGCCATCACCGCATCTGCGCAGTTTGGCGTCGGCACTGCACCGCAGGCATGGGATGATAATTTCACTCATCTTCGTCACCTCCAAATTGCTCGTCATATTCTTCCGGCGTGATGAACTGAATATCGTCGCCGGTATAGCCGGCTACGTCAAGGCACATCATCTCTATCAGCGTGTCTTTATTGACACACTTGCACAGAGCTTCATACGGGATTGTGTTTTTTGACTCGAAGCTCATCTGCGCTCCAAACTCTCCTCGGACGGTAAAACACACTCGATTTTCAACCATTTTCGTTCCTCCTATTCCAAGCTTTGATAGCTGCACGCTTCGTACCTTTTATCGGCCCATTTGCCCCGCAGTATGTACAGCGGCATTGATACATCACTTCCGGGTATATGTCTGCATTAAACTGGTGTATCTCATCAAGATACACTGGCCATTCCGCAGATCGTTTGTGGCAAAATGGGCAGTTACGCGGTTGCTCCATCATCGAACCTCCTGCTCCGCGATTCAACGGTTTCACCGTATGGTTCAATCATGATTTCCCTCTCTTCGCACGGCAGGAAGCACGTTCCGCACGGCTGCACATCGCACTCACCGCTCCGAATAAAAGGACATTCCTTTACTCCACAGTTCATTTTTCCTCCTGGCCTTTTCGGCGTCTTCCTGATTTAAGAACACTTTTGTTCCGAAATCTTCCTCTGTGAACTCCCAATGCGCGCCACCCCAATCATCATAGACGCACGGCGCAACGACCTTCGCATACAACCCATCGGAAGCGCGGCAGATCATGATGCGTTTGCACTTTGTTTCCTCGATTCCACCCAAACTGTCTGTTGTCAGGACAAACAGTTTGTCGCCCGGTTTGCAAGGCACGGCAATGATCCTACCGGTTTTGTCGGCCTCGATCAGTTCAACCACCCGCTCAACCGTGACTCCGCACTGTCGGAGCAGACCAGTTAGGCGCATGGAATCTGCGCATTGCTTTGGTGACATGAGGCTATCTTCGTAGTCCGCAAGTCGCTCCCATGCAGCTTCTTCCCACTTGCAGCCATACGCACAATTCCCACCGGCTTCGAGGCATTCCTTGCTTTTGAAATGTGTGCAGCATACGCCGTTTTCGTGGCTTGTTTCACTGCTCCGTAATGTTAATCTCTCCAAAGTTCCCTCCCAGCACCTCATGCCGTTCGATTTCCGCGTTGATGCAGAAAACATCGCTGTATGGGTCTGCATCTTCGTCCTCGCACACTAAAAGCGTCTGTTCTGCCGTTCCAACGTGTTCTCTAACGATGTACCAGACGCCGAGATTTTGCTTGCAGTAACCGATGCGGATGATTGTTCCGTCGTTAAACCACAACCGTACATCCTTGTCGAAGCAGTCAATACTACCATCATTGTAGTTGCTGTTTTCGATTTCGACCGTATCGTCGCTATAACCATAGATTGTTACCACTGGTTTGTTTCCCTCCCTTGTCCAGTTCGGATTGCTGGATTCCACCTCATATGGGCCGACATTTCGGAACCTGTTCTGCAAGTCATGGTTAATCATGTCTGCCGGTGTTACCTCCAAGACTTCGCTATCGCAGACCGTTTTCGCGTGTTTCTTATCCTTGTCATGAAATTTGATGATAAAAGCACCGGTGTCAGGCGCAATGCCCATGATTTCCACAGAGAAGTTACTCAATACTCGGTAGAACTCGTCCTGATCGATTATCGACCGCAACACGTCCTTATGAAGTTCAAGTTGCATATTATCGCAGATACGCGCACACATGAAATTCTCCATTTTTTCCCCCTTCCGATGCTGATATTCTCCGTTCCTCTTGAATCAGCCATGCCAATTTCTTTTCCATTTGCTCATTACGGAGCAACCACCTTTTTTCCTCTCCCCAAGGAAATCTTCTGAATCCCGGTACATCAATCGGTTCATCCGATTCGAGTTCAAGGATTCCGACCAGTGGGAAAATTCTAATCCACTTTCCGGGGTAAAACCTGTTGCGCCATTCGTTTTCCTTTTCAAGATATATCACGGAATTTGATTCATCGGTAATGATGAATTTCATTTCATCGATATCAATAAGATCGCCCGAAACATGGTATTCATCAAGGATATACGTCACGGGATAGAAGATCTTGCTGTCGATTCTCCTGAGTATGACACTCATTCCGCCGCCTTTGCGATGATAGCCTCGCGGACTTTCACGCTCCGCCCCATCTTGTCTGCGAGAATTGCTGCCGCTTGGCTTATAATCGCGTCTCGGTTTTCTGCGAGCGTGTCCGCTACGAGATTCTGCGCCCATGTAGATATCGGATCGCTGGCAGGATTCGCATTTCCGTATCGGTATGCTGTGAAAACTTTATTGATGATTTCCTGTTTGATCTGCGCTTCGATAGTCTTAACGCCGCTTTCCATTATGGTACGCTTGATTGCCTCGTCATCGATGTTGATGCCAAACTGTACAATATGCTCCATTAACATTCCTCCGCATTCAGATAGTTGATGATTTCGTTGATTTTGACTGCAAGATCTGTGACCGTTAATTTTGTGCGTTTCAGTATATCGAATTCACCGCGTTCAGTTTTTACATCCCCGTCTGTCGAAATCGTCACCTTCGTTGCTCTTGCTTTTTCAATCTTTCCGAATTCAATCGGTTCGATTCTCTGCTTTGTCATTCTCTGCTTTGTCATTCTCTCTTTCTGGAACGGGTTGTGATACATGCCAATTTGACGGTAGTGCAGCCACAAATCGGATTCGCTTCCGGCAAAGAAGCCACGGTCGCCGCTTCTGATGGACGGGCGCGTGATTTCCCAGTCGAAGGAGAATTGCTCCTTGCCGTCAACAGGCACTGTTCTCCCAACTGCTTTTACTACACCGACATTCCCATGCAGACTTTCTACATAATCTCCTGATTTAATTATCATATACACTCCTCCACATCAGTTTTTCCGCAGTCCAGATAGACTGTGACCATCTTGCCGCATTGTTCGCAGGTTATTTGCACGTTTGCATTCGGAGAATTTATTATGGCGTTTCTTCCCTTATGTCTGATTTCAACAGTTCCATTTTCCCAGCATACACCTAGAATATGTCCGTGAGGGCATCGAATTAACGTTGATTGACGTTCCTGCGTCATGGCAATTCCTCCACATAGCACCAGCTCTGAGGCGGCTTCTGCACAAAGCATCCAGAGTCCGTGCATTTCTCGCAGTCTGGGATGGCAAAACCGAGATCTGAATACGCGCACTCCCGAAACCACTTTTTGAAGGTGTTGAGCGGCAGCGGCTTATCGTAGAGTTTGAAGTCCGAAATATGCCATCCGCATAATCCATGTGCGCCGTTTGCATACGTCCGAATTTCATCGGCAGTCAGGCAAGTGTGCCGGACATCATCTTCGTTTAGCCAAAATCTGCTGTTTGAAAAAATGTTCGTTACCCTGTCGCAGACAAACTCCCCAATGACCTTGCCATTTCCCGGATATAGCCCGCCCGCATCCTTCGCAGTAAAAACGTCTGTTGGTTTTTCAGGAAACAGTTTTCTGTCTTCTTGATTCAATATCCAAAGCATGTCAGGTCCATGTGTGCAGTAGATGTACACCTTAAATGGCACATCCAACTGGGGCTGTCTTTTGCGAACCTCGATAGTCTTTTCGCCGTTGGCAATTTTCGAGCACCACTTTGGTCTGATGCTGATGAGCACTGCTTGGCTCATTTATTCACCTCCACGCATTCGTTCCACCGAATGTTAACCCTGTACCCGTTGACGTTGATAACGTATCCATGGTACTTTCCGTCGTATTTTTCCGCTGCATACAGCGCACCGATTTTCGGCCGCATATGCTGAAAAATCGGGATATCCTTCGTAATTTTTATCGTGACCTTCTCATGTGCCAAGTCGCCCGGCGAGCTGGTTTCTTTCCACTGGCTCCACATTCCGTTGCGCCGCGCGAAATTGAAGCAAGTCTGACTACAGAAATAACTTTTTTGTCCGGGTTCCCTGATTCGCGTCACACGCTTCCCGCACACCGGGCAGACAAACTGCACATTTACCGACATTGATTTTTCTCTTCAGTTTCTTCCTCAAACCGTCTGTACTCGACCTTCTCAGGTTTCCCTTCCCAGCTCCATCCGCAGTTGAAACACTTCTTCTGCGGAATCGGCGGGAACGTAGCGATCACGATATTCTGCAGTTCTGCACCGCATTTCGGGCAAGTTTCAATGAGAATGCTCATTCTGCCTTCCTCCGTTCATAGAAGAATTTGTTGTACGCATCGTAGCGGTCTTGAATGTGTGTCGTTGCAACTGCACCGGCCGTCTGGTCGATTAGGACGTCGAAGAAGCATTTCCCGTCTCCACACGGTTTCATTTCCGCGCAGCCCGCACGATAGACGCATTGTGGAACCAGAACATCTGCGATCTCCGGTTCAACCTCATGCAGGGCCGCCTTAAGGTTCTCGGCATACTGCCGCGTCTCTGGAGAGGACTGGCGGCACAAGCGCTTGCGCATGGTGTCAATGAGCGACTGCACATTTGCATCGCCAGTGAAGTCAACAGGCGCGTCCTGCGGCAGTTTGTCGCGCGGGATGCCGGTTCTGTCTGAGCGCTGAGACTTGATGTACTTCTCGAACTTGTGTCTGCTCCAGTGGGTAGCGACCCAGCTTTTGATTCCGCGCCATGTCCATTTTACTGAGATATCCCGGATTGGGCTGTGCTCCGCAAGGAGGATCTTCCGTTTGAATTCCGTACTCGGCTCATGGTCGAGCGGTGGCTTGCCGACCGTTGACCGGCAATCGGAAGCGACCTCCATCCAGTCTCCCTTGATCTTCAAAATTTCCGTTTTCATGATTTCTCCCGTTCTTTCAGAAAATCTTTCAGCCGTTCGCATTCATCCATGCAGCTTCTTGTATATGGATTTCCCCACCCCGTCACGCAATCGTCGCACGGTGTCGGCGTTCCCATCAGTGATTCTTTCAGCCGTGCGTTTTCATTTGAAATCTTTTCAATCAAATCAATCGTATCATTGAAAAGCCTCTGCTTGCAGTGGACGAACGGCCTGTATCGGCATACCCCGCACTCGTTCTTTTCGTTCTGAGTACAGTATCGAAGTGCTTCCACGACCTTTTCTTTTTCCATCAACGTCTCCCAATTTTCAGATATTGATTTTCGTTGTGCGTGTACTCTGGGAAAAACAGGAGCAATCTCGCCGTCAATATCGCCGTCTTGGTCAGCTCCCGGTCCACGAAAAACCATCCCCTCCAGCAAAGAGAAGCGTATACGCTCTTTTCAACAAGCTCCGCGTTCTCCCTTGCGCAGTTTTTGGGGTTCCCGTCCAGCCATACAAGATTTCCGTCTTTCCCCGGAAAATACTTTTCCTTGAAATATTTGTTTGCGGCGGCATAACCGTTCTCCGTTTTCACCCTCGCTGGCTTTTTCCCATTCCATATGACCGTTCCAACGGGATTTTTCGCTCTTAACAGTTCTCTGCGTACATTGTGCGTTCCCTTGCGAATTCCAAGCTTATGCACTCTTTTTTGCAAATTGCGAAAATCTGTCGGATGCTCCGGGAACCTCGCCACAAACAGCTCTGTCAGATCATAATAAGTCCGTGCAGTTTGTGTGTGTTCCCGAAGAAAAGCGTCCTGCTCCGCAGTAAACCTAACCGCCATTCAGTTCTCCTACAACGCTATTGATGCGCTTTCCGTCCGCTTTTGTGTATTTGTCGGCACGCATAACAACGTCGGCATTGTTTATCATCTGCTTTGCAATGCTGGCAATCGCTCTCGCGTGTTCCACGTCCGCCGTACCATTCACCATCGCAGATATCTGTTCCCCAAGAACATTTTGCAGCTCAAGTAATGTCATTTCTTCACCTCCATCAGATGCCTCCACGCATCCCCATCTCCGTTTTCATCCCCAAAATGCCGTTTCGTGACCGCGATGCAAAACGGTTCAATTTCACTTGCCCACTTGACACTGTTCCAGCCGTTGAGCTGCATCCAGATCAAAGGGAATCCGCCGATCCCGTCAAAAAGACTCCCCATCGTCGCGTCGCGCTCGTATTGCGCGCAAAGCCGCTTTAGAACCCACTTCCACGGCGGCAGTGCGATGGAGTTTCCCAGCGCCTTATACCGCGCACTGTCCGATGATTCCTTGTGAAGCTTTCCCTTTTCGTCTGTCCATGCTCCGATGTCTGTCCAACCATCAGGGAAATTTTGAAGACGCTCGCACTCCAATGGTGTCAGTCGGCGCACGATTCCGGTTGGAGCGCTTTCATGTGTATCAGGACGTTCCGCCGAACATATGAGCATATCATTGTATGCGTCCTGACCGTTGTAACTTCCTGCATGAGCGCCTGGTGAAAGTGTCCCTGCGACTTTCTGATATGTCAGCGGCACTTGATTTCCGCCCGTTCCCATCCTGCTTTGTAGCGTCGGCACTACCTCCCCGCACTCTCGGATCACGTCGTTTGCATGGCTCATGTCCAGAATTGCCGGTTTGTTTCCGCCGCACTCCGCATTAAGTGTGGGGCTCAGTTCTTCGGCATACCCGATGCTCCGCGCATTTTCGCCATTGCCAAGCTTAAATCCCGCGCAATACACGCCATGCCTGTCGGCAGCCGTGAGCGTCGGAGAGGGTTCCCCGTCGTGTCCCACTCCGAGTCCGTTTCCCGCACCATCGTCTTTTCTGGTGTCACCACCGCCAGAGAATCGAGTTGCCTTGTCGTTGATAGGTACACAGAAAACGCTTTGTCTGTTCTGACCGATATTTTCCCGCGCTGGAAGCGTAGGCCAAATTCCGTCCGCGCCGTATACACGATTTGTCTGCGTATCATACGGGGTCAGGCATCCTGCCCATGCGCCTGATTCGTGAGTGCCGCTTTCAGTGCCTCTGGAAGATCCTTCCCCCGCTTCTCCGCCCGCCGCAGGATGCCCATACACGCCTTTGGTGTTAAAGAGTATTTCGTGTGCGGTCGTTCCTCCAAAATCTGCGACAAGCGCGATTCTACGGCGGCGTTGGGGCACTCCCCCCCATTGCGCGTCGAGCACGCGCCAAGCCACGCTCCATCGTCCGTCCACGTCCCTGTACCCCCCCCAAGTTGGCCACCCCTTGTCAGGCACTTGAATATCGGGAGCTTCCGGCTCTGCGACGCGGATTGCTTCTTCGAGGACTGCCGCGAAGTCACGGCCCTTTTGGCTACTCTGGGCACCAACGACGTTTTCCCATACCATGTATCTTGGTCGAACAAACTCACCTGTCCGTCCGGTCTTTCTGTCATGCTCTCGCATCTCCTTGATAATTCTGATTTGTTCCATGAAAAGGCCAGAACGTTCGCCTGCAAGTCCTTTGCGCTTTCCAGCTATTGATAAGTCCTGTCTAACAAGGTGAACCACCAATTATGCAGTCAACCGGTTCGATTTCCGCGCCGTTGATTTTGCAAATATCGCCAAGATGAATCACCTAAATCACCCCCAGTTTTTTCTTGTAGTTGTATACGGTTCTCCTGGTTATGCCGAGCTCCGCGCAGATCTTCGCTTGTGGTGTCTTCAACTGAATCATTTCCTTCAGCCGGTTCAAGTCAATCTGTCCACCGATGTTTGGCCTTCCAGGCTTTTCTCTTTTACCACCTTCCAGACAGTTGCAGCACTCCGAGCTGGCATACGGACAATGATGGAGGCAGAAATCAATTTCGTCCTGCGTATCGCAAGTGTGGCTTTCTACTGGGTCTTCCCGGTAAGCACTGTTCCACGGCGCAACTGCCAGCCTGAAAACATTTTCGCGCATCGATTCCATTGTTTCTGCCTCCGATTCAAACTTCCGTTATTCTGATTCCGTGTATCCAGAGCATTAGTTTCCGCTTCAGTACAAACTTCGCATAAGGTGCCGAAGACGGATTTCTGTAGCCCTTCGAGTCCTCCACGATTGTTTCTCCATCCTTCTCGTAAACGAAATCGGCGATATAAGACACCTTCCGTTCAAGAAGAATGCGCTTGTCCTTGATTCTCGCTCCATGCTTTCCGTATTGCTCGACGGTTTTATATTGCGCTGGAATCAGGAGGTATTCTTTCTGCCATTCAAGGTTCTGAATAACTCCCTGTTTTTCCAAAAGCACGAGTTCATCGTACCGATCCGCCTCACGCTTGCTGTCGAAGGTCTTGCCTCCGCGAGTAACCTTCTTGTTTCGCAGTTTTGGTGGCTTATCGGTTTTGCCCTTTTTCACAGCTACTTTCCGATTTTCGGCCTTGTCCGAGGACTGTATTGACGCCCTCCGCTGCATTTCTTGTATGATCTTTTGCTCCGCCTGCCGTCTGTATGGCTCCGGCAAATCAGATAGGCTAATTCCCTTTCCCATTGAAAAGTCCTCAAATTGTCAGCTCGTAGTCATCGCCATCAGCCGCTTCTCCGCCATCCGTTTCCTGTGGTTCTTCTCCCTGCATGGACTGACAAAGTTCCCAAAACGCATCTACGAAGCCGGTGTTGAATGCCCGCATGAATTCTGTCCTGTCGTGCATATATCCTTTTGCCATCGCGTTTGCAAACGCAGTCCAGAGGCAGTCGATCATTTCTTCGCGGTATCCATCGCCCTGAATGGCAATCTGTTCAACCCTCAGTTCAGCCCACGTTTTCTCCTCACCGGCGCTGTTTTTGTATTCTTTGCTTGACCATCTTCCGACGATTAAAACCTGATCGCCCTTCCGAACGCGCTGCGCGATATTGGTTTGAGGAGATTCCCCTAATGCGAGGACGTTCATGAACTTTTTTTCCTCGTATGCTACGCCAAATGTGACCTTTGGCATCGGGGGTTTGTTGTTTGAACCCTTTGTGTATTCGAGCTTTGCGTCCCGCGTAACCTTTCCCCAAATAAGCATGGTTTCGCATGACTGCCGCTTCGGGTCTTTTGGGTCCTGTGTGACCCCGCCGTTTATGATTGGCCTCATTATTCACCACCGCCGAAAAAGCCATCGTCCGTGTAGGACGTTCCTACTGCTTCCGGCTTGCTTTCGGTTGCTGCCTTTTTCCGCTTGACGGGTTCGGGAGCCTGTACCTCTTCCTGCTTGGCATCATTTCTTCGATCAAGTTCAGCGCTCACGGCAGTTTCATCGAAGAAGTCATCGTCCGATGCAGCAGTGATAGCAGGAGTTGTCGGAACCGCGCCAGTCACTTCTCCAGTTGACTTGTCAACGTTGATAATCGGCATATCGGGAATGATGCCTGATTCGGAATCATTGTCCATCGCATAACGAACTTCATTTGAGAGAGGCGCATAGCCAGAGTTCAAAAGGCTTCGTAGGACTGTTTTCTTGCACATTCTTTCCTGACCGCCGCCAACATCGTACCATGGCGTCGATTTGCGCATCTTTTCTTCCTCTTCCGCCGTCATTTCACCAGCGATAAACTGGTCATATTTGTCACGTTTGAACGCCTGCGCGTATTTTTCTGCATGATTCAGGAGTTTTTCCATAGACCAGTATTCACTTCTGAAGAGTCCGTCCTTCAACTCGAAGTATGCGTAATAGCCGGTGATTTTTGCGCTTTCACGTTCTTCATCCGTGTCGTATACGTTGAAGTCAAACGACGGTTTCCCAGTTCTGCGGTCACGTCCCTTATATTCACCCTCGCGGATATCGATGCAATCGATATCGTTGTAGACCCCCGTAGAAAGAGCCAGTTGGAGCATGCCTTTATAACCAAGGATAAAACTGCACGTCTGTCCATACGGCACAAGATAATATCCCATGCCAAGGGTCAGCCCCATACCTTCACCACGAAGTGCGGCTGCGACGATTGTTCCTGGGTCACACATTTTAAGCTGTTCGGATGCGTTGACAGCGGAAATCAGCGTAGATGTGAATCTTGCAGCGACCTTATCGTCTTTCAGCGACTTCTGAATAAGTCCTTGCATCGCATTGGACGTGATGGCGTTTGAAAACGTCTGCGTCTTTGCAGGCGGCGTAAGTCTAGTTGTTGCGTTCATATTTCACATTCCTTTCGTATATCAGTCTCCGAATTTTGGTACACGGCAGAACCGGATGCCGTTAGCGTTCAGCCAGTCCCGAAGTTTGATTTTCTGTTCATTGGTAACGTACACTCTGAAATCGAGCACAGAAACCGGTTCCGCTTGCGCGTTTTCCATCCCCTCGACGTGGGAAAGATTTGACGAATTCAGCATTTCTTCCGCCCGGCGCGCAGTTTCTTCTTCGATTCTCCGTTGTGCGTCCCTTTCGGCCTGCTCGCGCTGTGCCTTTTCCGCAGCAGCTTCGTGCGCCGCAATCGCCTCACGTCTTGCGCGTTCGGCTGCTTCTTCGGCAGCTCTGCGTGCTTCCCGCTCCTTTTTCAGCCTATTCAGTTCTCCGCCGCGCCGCATGGCCGCTCCAAGGTCAAGCGTTTTCTGATATTCCAGAAAGATTTCACTCTCAAACTCTCCGCCAGCTTCTGTGATGGTTGCAACGTTCTCTGCAATGGTGCTCACAGTTTGCTGGATGTCCGCTTTTGCCGTTTCCATGTCATAAGTGACATTCATCCAGCGCGGGTTTTCAATCCGTTCAAATTGAAGCCACACTTGCTGATTGAGCAATTCAAAGAATGCTTTGAGTTCTTCCCGCTTCTCTGTTTTCCGTTTTTCATCAAAAGCCTTGACCTGTACGTCAATGTTCTTCGCAGCCTCGTCGCACATACCGGACAGTTCTTTCATTTTCGCCTCGAAGTCGTTATACGGCTCCAGATAGCGTTTCTTGATTGCGATTCGCTGTTCTGATATGGTCTTTGACAGTTTTGAAATTTTGGCTTTATCAGCCTTTGCCGCTCCAATTTCGTCTTCGGTGACGACCATGCTCTTGTAAGATGCAAGATTCTCGGTCAGCCATGTTTTCACTTCCTCGAAGTTGAATGCGATATTCTGTGGAAGTGCTTTGTCGAGGTCGGTTATCATCCTGATTTCCGTTGTTTCCATCAAGCGTTCACCTCCGGCATGTCGTATTCCGTAATGCGCTTCAATGGGAAGTAATCAGGATTGACGGCAATTCGCGGCACATTCACCGCCACGACTATTGCTCTGTTCTTTCCCTTTCCAGCCGGCACAAGCACACGATCTCCAACGTTCAGTGCCATGTCTGTTTCATAGCTGTACCCGCGTCCGACGTATGCTTTCGCACTTTCTCTGTAAAATTTGACTTCAACGATCAATGTGTTCCTTCCTTTCATATTCTCAAAGTCATCGGCGGCATCTGCCGCTTTTGGATGTACCCCCAGAACGTATCCGCTTTGCCCAGCAGCCATGCGAGGTCTTCTTCGCACTCTGCCCGTTCGATTCGGCGTGTTCGTATTGACCAGTCACCACGGATGTCCTGAAGCGCGGCAAACAGATCAACAAAATCCCATCCAGTAGCCAATAGCTGCCATTGTGTTTGGGCGAGGTAGTAAATCGGCACATTTCCGTCCGCCCACTTTTCGTAGTCAACTTTCTTCATGGTCTGACCGGTTTTGATTTCAAGGATGCCGTGCCGACCGTTTTCGTCGGTAAGTTCTCCGTCAAGGGTCGCCGTCAGCCAGGGCCGCTCACTCTGAGCCAGAATGTCGTATGGGAAGTGCTCGACCTGCATTTGCGGATTCATGGCTGCATACAACTCCCGAAGCGCCGGCTCCATCCGAACGCCGCGTTCAACCGCAGCATTCTCGGATATGTCCTTTTGCTTTTTTTGCCCCGTTTTTATTCTCCAGAGTTCCACTGGAGATGTCCACGGTGAGAGTCCGCAAACCGCTGCAGCGTCAGAACCACCGATTCCGAGTTCCTGCCGGCCAATCAGCCAGCTGTCCCGGTCTTCAAAATGTTTCCGGATTAGGCTCATGGCTTCACCGCCTGATTCATGTCTTCCCAGGGAATATGCGCCCTCATGGAAATCATCTGTAATTCTCCGAGCGTAAACTGTCGAGGGTCGTTTATCTTTTTGCGTGCAGTTGGTACAGATCTACCAATCATTTCCGCGACCTTCGATACAGGCGCATATCCTCTTATCAAACGAGTGACCCTTATGAAGTCAGGCTCTTTCTTCTTCAAGCGTGGCATATTTCCTCCTTGCGCTGCGTGTGCGCCAAAAACTCCTTATGGTGTTGAACCCCGGCTCATTCGGCGATGGCTTCTGATGTTGTGAACGGTTCTTCCGTGTTTGGTGCTAAGAATACGAGGTCGTTCATGTTTGTGGCCTCCGATGCTTTGCCCGCTCATCATTGGAATCAAACGTTGATCTTCCAAAATAAGCGTAAACCTTATCCATCATGAAAGGATGCGGCGTTCGTCCTTCCAGCCAGTTCGTAACAGTTGACTGGCTGATTCCAAGATCTTTAGCCAATCTGTATCTGGTCACACCCTTCGTTTGCATCATTTTTTGTAATGTTTCAGAAAAGTTCACAATTTCACCTCCATTTGGGATTGACATTAGCAAGTTGGAGTAGTAAAATTCTGAACGTCCAATACAGAATCAAGCTACTCATCCATCTTGGGTATTTCTATACCCAACTGGAATATCGGCTTGCCTCATGCTCCATATTTTACACCATTATTGAATCATTTGCAACCCTATTGGAGCAAATTGCTTATCCAAAATTGGAGGTATATTTTTATGGATTTTTCACAAAAACTCAAAACACTCATGCGTGAGCGCAGTCTGTCCGCTTATAAACTGGCGAATGACTTGCATTGCTCACAAACCACAATCCGCAACTGGATTGATGGACGGACAACGCCGCAACCACGGACGCTTATTCAACTTTGTGAATATTTTGGTGTCTCCGAGCAGGAGTTGATTGGCGGTTTACCCGCGCAAAAAAATGACCCCGATGTCAGTAACGACACCGAGGCCATGGAGATGGTTCGTATTTTTAGCCAGTTGTCTGCAACCACTCGCTCCAAATTGCTTGAACTGGCTCGTCTTTATTCAGACGCAGAATGCAAAACTGAAGGAATCTAAGTAATCCATCTTTGTCGCTCACTTTCTCTAAGATCTCCTTGAATTTCTCATCAAGATTGATTGTGTTCTGTGCTTTTTTAATTCCATGGAGGTTATTCGTTTGGGAAACAATATCAATGAGCGCGATCAAGCAGTGCTGGACGCGCTTGATGAAAACATCAAGATTGCTCCAAGCATCGGAGTCTGTGCAGATACTTTTTATGCTTTGAAGCAGGAATTTCTTCGTGTCATGAAAGAGCGTAATGATGCCTTGGAGAAATTGCAGGAGGCATCCCATCATGAAGTGTAAATCCTGTGGCCGTGAAATTGAAGTCAACTCTATGTTCTGTAATTGGTGTGGAGAAAAACAGATAAAGGAACGGAAGAAAAAAGACGAAATCAAAGTTCCTTCTCCGCGAAAACTTGCAAGCGGGAACTACCGGATTTACCTTGACGCAGAGAAGCAAAGTATCACAGAAACGACAAAGGATAAGTGCATCGCAAAAGCGAAGGCCATACGGGCAGGCTTTATCGAGCAGAAGAAACTTGCTCCGAAACTAACTGTAAAAGAAGCAATACAGAAAATGATGGATGGGAAGTCTGAGATTATTTCGCCGGCCACATATCGAGGCTATGATATAGTTCTACGGCACGGATTTCAGCAATACATGGATATTGATATATCCGCTAACATTGATTGGCAAGCTGTTGTCAATGAGGAAGCAAAACACGTTTCCGCGAAGACTGTATTTAACCGCTGGAACGTCATTTCTGCTGCTATGCGGTATGCTGGAATAAACCCTCCAAAGGTTGAGCTTCCGAGGTTCAATAAGGGAGGTCTTCCATATTTGGACTTTGAGCAAATCCAATCATTCATACCTCTGATTCGTGGAACAACCTGTGAGTTAGCCGCGCTGTTGGCTCTGCATTCACTTAGGCTTTCCGAACTAGTTGACTTGAAGCGTAAAGATATTATAATATCAAAAGACGGAAATGCTACGATCAACGTATCTGGAGCGCGGGTTTTGGACTTTAACAACAAATTGGTTGAGAAGGACACCAACAAAACATATGCTTCAAAGAGAGAAATCCCTGTTGTAATTCCGCGTCTTCTTGAAATTATTCCTGAAATTGGTTCTGACGAATATATTGTTCAGCTCTCTCCACAGGCCATTGGAAAGCAAATCAACAAAATCTGCAAGGCGAACAACCTTCCTCCTGTGTCTGTTCATGGATTGCGCAGATCGTTTGCGTCACTCGGTTATCACCTTGGTTGGCCTGAATTGCGTACAATGAGTTTCGGAGGATGGACCAACATAGGTACAGTGCATGACCACTATTTGCGCGAATCCCAAAAGGACATCGATCAGCATTCCGAGAAAATGCGAGATTTTTACAAGAATATCCAATCATAAACGTTGCAAAATCGGCACGGATTTTTGCACGCTTCAAAAATCCTAATATATATTTACCGTTTTGCTTGTAGTGACAAGGGTTCGAATCCCTCATCCCCTGCCAAAAGGGAAAACCCGTAATCTTTAAGGATTACGGGTTTTTACTTGTATATCAACGCTTTGCTGGCTTTTCCATTGAAAGCAGTTTTTCATTTACTTGCATTGATTTTTTAGTTCTGTAAGTGTTTTTTGCCTCAAAATCGGCACGAAAATCGGCACGAAATTGAACGCAAAAATGGGGCTGCATCCGCAGTCCCATTCGCTTATTCTGTAGGCGGAAGCACCACATCGAAGTCCATCAGCGCTTCTTTTCGAACGTCTTCTTCGTCCTGAAAAACGCCCATTCCGACGAGCTGCCGCATGAGGTCGTATATAGCTTCTTCCCGGATTAACCGCTTTCTCTCTGCGTAGTAGAACTTTGGGATTTCAAAGTAGCTCTCAAAGAAATCTGTTGCTCGCTTTAGATAGCTATCGCCCATTCAATTTTCTCCCACGCAGTGCGCAGATCAATGACCACTCGCCATCGGATATAATTTGCATCGGTTTTCCATATCCGCCCGTTGCCTTGGATTGGTCGATAGGCGGTATGCGGATCTTCTGCTTGCTATTATAAACGACAGGATTTCCAAATTCAACGCTCCTGACATCTACGAGTTCTGGTCCAATTCTTGGTTTAGGCGTTGGCAGCCACTTGTCGAGTGTGCCGCTGTCATTAAGCCATTTCCATATTTCTTTGAGGAATTTTTCCTTTTCTTCAAACGTCATCTTCCACTGCTCCCGAAGCCGTTGTCTCCGCGTTCTGTCTTTTCAAGCGACTCGGCCTCTACCAATTCAACGCGCTCATATGGAATGACAATCAGCTGCGCGATTTTGTCCCCTTCCGATACGCAGTACATTTCGTCGCTCGTGTTGACCAGCGTCACCATGATCTCGCCGGTATATCCCACGTCGATTGTTCCTGAGCATATGATTCCATGATTCCGAAGCAGGCCGCTCTTGGCTCTGATTGCGCCGAAGTACCCCTTCGGGATTTCGACATGGATGCCAGTGTGGAAAGTGCATCTTCCACCGGCCGGAATATAATTTCCCTTCGACGCATATAAATCCATGCCGGCATCGTCCTGATGCGCATACGTCGGGGTCTTCGCACTTGGTTCTTTCACATAGCGCACACGATTGTCCTCAAATTTTGCGGTTTCAAGAAATCTCGCCGCAAGCTGTTCTTGAATACCGTGCATGTCTTCGTGCTGCTGCATGAGCGCGCCCTGCAAGAATCCGCGCCAGTACGCGCATCCAGTTCCATTTTGGTTTGCTTCTGCATCAATTTGTTTCATTGCCGTTTCGACCACTGTTATTTTGTCTTTTTGCATTAACGTTTTCCTTTCCCTGCATAGTTGAATTTCTTTATATACGGATTCCGTTCCAAGAACGGGGTGAAATTCTTTCCGTATGCTTTTTTCAAGATACGGTCTATCTGTTCCTGCTTGTAATCTGCTTCCACGCGTCCAGTCCACGCATCCCCATATTCTTGATCGAGTTCCATAACGCGTCTGGCGATTTTTTCCTGCCGTTGTTCTCCAAACCCTTCTTCGTAAAGCGCGATAGAAAAGAAGTCTGCCGCCTTTTGAAAACCGGTGTCAACACCAATGGTCAGTTCAGTTTGCCTTGCAATCGCAAGTTTCTGCGCGTATGTGAGTCCGTTTCCCATTACAATCCCTCCGTATAGCATGAGCGGATTTTACTCCCATTCCATAGTGAGAATTCCACGGTGTAGAATCTTCTCTTTGGATGAACAAAAATAACCTTTCCGTAGAGTGTCTTCTTTTCACTGTTGAACTGATTTATATTTCGTTCTGGGGCAAAGCTAACGACCTTTTTTACCGTTTGTCCTAACTGTACCATTTTTTCCTCCATCTTTCGGCCGGTAAACCCGACCGTCTTTGTATGCCTTATAACCGGCTTTTATCATGCTGCGGATAGTATCATCTGACGGGATGCAGGATTCATAATCCGTCTCCATCATGCCTTTTCCGTCCAACGCTCTTACGATTTCAAACTTCATGATCTTCCCTCGCCCAGCGGTCATCTATGATCTTCCGCATGGTCGTTTTCTGGTAATCTTCCCGGATAAACGCAGCTATCGGCGCTTCGTCTGGCATGGCCTCGATTTTTTCAACGCACTCATCGTGAATGTACGTTGAAAATCCGTCGTACCAGATATCGTCATCCTGGTATATTTCCGCGCCACACCATGCGCACATACCGGTTGCCGAAATCTGTTGCTTGTCTTCAAACGCCATCATTTTTCACCGAATCCTTTTCCTGCAGCGGATTTATGAGCGTCATATTTTCACGCATTTCATTCCTGAGTTTTGTATATCCCGGCATATTTGGTGTCTGTTCCTCTGCACAAACCTGGTGTATGCAATACCCGCGTATGAAATAGCTGCCATCGTCGAAATAGAACGCTTCTTCGTCCAGTATTTCTTCTCCGCACAGTTGGCAGTGTGTGCTAAAAGCCTTGTCACGATATTCTTTTAACATCATTCTCTCCTTCCAGATTTCCGGCGTTCCCCACGCAAATCGACTGCAAGAGGGCCTGTACTTCCTGCGGTAATTTTGTCTGTTCGCGTTCTCTCTGCTGAACCATTCTAAACGACCGTTGGATATTTGATGCTACAACGCTTTGCAGAGAATCAGTATCCAGCAATGCCCACTCACTAAGCTGTTGTGGGCTGCCAACAATACGCTGAAGCGTAGGACTCAGTTTGCTAAATTCCTCTTGCGCTCCATATATACCATTCCGGCACGCAGCAGATATTTTGGCCCACGCCTCCATTTCGGAAAGGTCATCATCCTGCATCAGTTTTCTCATTTGTTCCTTGATTGTTCCGATATTTGGTGGAAACTCTCGGTTGCTTGCTACGATGATAGATTTCACTGCCGCTGCAACAAGCCTTGGGTCATCATCTGTGAACATTGAAGCCCACAAGTTGAGCGTATCGGTTACATCTGAATCCGATACATTCCGGTAGAAGTTTGGATAGGCCGTTCGTAGCACAGCAAGGATTTTTCTTGTTTCGTCTCTTGTCATATGTCCTCCCGTAAAAATGGATTGCTGCTGGACGCTTCGCGTGTGGATTGCGTTGCCGGTTGTGCTTTTCGGTCAAGCCATTCCCACACTATTCCTTGATAATTCGACGCCATGGTGCGTTCAATAACATCATTGACTGCCTGTGCTCCGTACTGGGCTACCTTCTTTTTCACCACCGTCATCAAAGACTGTAAGCCACGAGGGGTGTAGAATTCTTTGCGCTCGGTTTTGTATTCAAGCCAATTCTGCATTTGTACTTGAACCAGCGAAGGCAGCTTAGACATAGCCGCGCTGATCTCATCGGAAACTGGCTGCGTTTTTCCTCCCCTTTCCCCCGTACCCCCTTTTCCTTCTTTTCCTTTATTACTAGAAATAGAACTAGAATTAGAAATAGAATAAGAGGGTAGATGTGCTGTAGATGTTTCTGTAGATTCTACATCTGACTTTGCATTATCGCTTGTATCTTCTGATTTCAGTTTCTTTGACATCCGCCATTTTGCTTGGCTAATTCTTTTTTGTTCTCGGATTTTTGCCAGTTTATCTTCATTCTGATACATCATCCAATTCGACAGGAGGTATATATCGTCAATGATTTCAACCATTCCTTCGTTGATGAAGAATTTCATGCAGAGGTCCAATTCTTCTGTGGTTCGGTCGATCATGACTGCTATATCGCTGATTGACTGAAACGGAATTTCCCTTGAATTTATGAGGAATCCGGAGTGATTGCATTTGCCGGCGAAGTCCAGCAACTCAAACCACACAGCCGTCAGTTTATCACGGAAGCTCTCACCTCCAATTTTTGCTTTCTTGATTTTCTTGAAGCTTTCGCCGTCGAACATTCCTACTTTGAGTTTAATCCATTGAACGTTATCCATAGGTTCGGACCTCCGGTCCAACAAATGTGGGCTTTGCCAACACCCAATATCCTTTTCTAGCTGCGATGTCCATGATGCCCCCAAGTTCTTCCTCAGTTAGCATTCCCAAGTCAATCATCGGCGCTTCTGGATCAGCAAAATTCCCCAAACTTTCATCGGCAAAAATTCTTGTTTCAAACTTCAAAGTCATTTGCAACCTCCATCAAAATGGCAGATCATCTGCATTCTCATCCAGCATCGTGAATCCGTCCGGAACATCAGATGCCGGTGCCGGTACTGTATGGATTGGTTTCGACGTTCCGTCTGCCTGCTTGCTCCCACAGAAATAGACTCGTTCAGCTACAATTTCTGCGTTGCGGCGCTTATTACCATCTTTGTCCGTCCAGTTACGGATTTGAAGCTTACCATCAACCACAGCCATGCTTCCTTTATCAAGATACTTTCCGACGAACTCTGCCGTCTGATTCCATGCGTTCACATCGAGGAAATCTGTTTCACGCTCTTGTCCTTGAGTTGCATAGTCGCGTTCAACAGCAAGCGTAAAACTTGCCACAGACTTTCCGCTCTGTGTCACACGCATTTCTGGCTTCTTTACGATTCTTCCTTGTACAGTGATTCTGTTTAACATTTTCCACTCTCCTATTTCATTTAGATGCGTGCGTCGCGCCCACAGACGCCACACACGCCGTTTGTGCGTTCTTTGTGTGTGTTTTCACATTCTGGCGTGAAAATGTCCTCTAAGCCGCTCCAAGCGCTTCAAGAACGGTAAGCGCGCAAAGCACAGTTCCCACAAGAACAGCACACACGCCAATCAGGATGTTTCCAAAGCGCTCCTTTGCCGTCTGTCCGAAGCGTGAAAACTGAATGAACAACGTACCACCTGCGATGCTTGCGATTGCGGAAAGCATCGCAAAAAGCAAGTATGTTTTTCCGTTCATCTGACGCATTTCATCCCCTTTCTGATAAGTTCACGCTGCCTTTTTGTAAAGGACTTCGTTGGAGATAATGATCTTCGGTCGTTTGTGCTCATTGCCTTGTACCTGTTGTTTTCTTCCTGATAGGCCAAGTATGCTTCGCACCTTCCGTGGCAGCCGACCTCACGTTTTTCACACCCCCTGCATGGTGATTGAATGACTGCGGCCATATTTCTGCGCCCTCCTATCGGCAAAAGTATATTCCGTCCTGATATGCCACGATTTCTGTCCCTTGAATGTACTCCGACTGAAACACCACGTCTTCTGGCAGGAGCCGTTCTCCAAGCAGCACACGTTCCGCGCATTTGTACGCCCGTTCTACCGCTTCTTTTTCGCTTGGATTCGACGCACGTTCGTCCCAAATAACGCCAGTCCAGTAGAACGTGTTGTATTGCCTTTTCTGGGTCAGAACTGCTTCCATTGTGTCTGGATACCATTCGCATCGCATCCGATTGAGGATGACATTTCCGACCATGATGCGGGTTTCGTCGCTACAGTCATCCCCGCCAGCCTCGGCGTAAATTGCCCGTGCAAGCAGTTCAAGACATTGCGGGTCATCAACGATAAATCCGCCGGCTCCGCCGATGCCGTCTTTTGTGTGGGGTGGGTTGCAGAATTGTGAATAGTCAGGTTCTGTTTCGGTATTAGGTTCCTGCTGTTCCTCTTGTGTCGGCGGTGCAGTGTCCTCCGGGTTTTCCGGCTCATTCAGGTTTTCTTGGGCAGTAATAGGCATTTCAGTGTTAATTTTTGATTCTGCTTTGTTGGCAAGCGCTTGCTCGATATCGCGCTGAAAAATCATCATTGTGATTGATGTGAGGACGAGGATCACGCAGACACAGAAAAGGAATTTTCTCATGCTACCGGTCCTCCTTCTCTAGCTTCTGCATCAAGAAGCTTTTGCTTCGCTCTGTAATATTGGCTATTTTGAACGGACAGCCCCGGATGCGCTGCGTAGTACGCTCGTTTCTTGGCTTTGATTTCTTCCGCGTGTTCAGCGTAATAACGACGATTATATTCGCGTCTGTCCCGATTTCTTTCACGTTCCGCGCGGCGTTCATCAGCTTTTCCGTCGTACCATCCAATGTGTTTGTAGCTTGCTTTGTAGCAGCTTTGGCAGCAATAGTAAGTGACTGCTTCTTTCTTGCCATCTCGTTCGATCATTCTCAGAAACGGAGAACCCGCGCTTGTAACAACCATCTGTCCGCACGTCCCGCACGGGCGAAGCAATGTCAATCTTCGGTCAGTCTGTCTTCTTACACTCATACCGCTGTACCAACCGCTCAAGGTAGAACTGTGCTTTTTTGAGGTCTTCCACCGGCTTTCCCTTGAACGGATGCCGCCAGATGTACTTGACTGTCTGCCACGCCAATACCGCAGATACCGGGTCGGACCATCCTTCAACCATCGCGTTCAGAGCGTCGATACACTCAATAGAGCCTTGATTGTAATGCTGGGGATGATCTACGGCATTTTCGGCCGGTTTTTCGTCAGCATCCTGATTCATGAATGCGTTGACCTGCGCCATTGGCTTTTTAGCTGGTGCAGGGAGGACCATTTCCTGATTCCAGCATTTCTCACAGAGTTCTGCACTTGCTGTATTTGCATTACACATGTCAAGCGGGACAGGAAGAATATCTATATAGGCGTGTGGGCAATAACGTATTCCACCGTAGCAGCTTTTGTTTTCCGCGCCCGGTTCCATTTTCAGCACAAATTCTCTCTGTGTCATTTCTTCACGACCTCCGTCCCGTAATATCTGCACCCGCAGTCAACTGCTCCGCTGAAGAACTGGCTTGCCGCGTTGAAACAGGTGAATTTATCCCATGAGTCACATCCCATGCAGGTTTTCCGGTCGATTTCCGGTTCCTCTCGCGCGGTTAATGGCGTTGTTCCTTTTCGTTCTGACATTTCTTATCGTCCTCTCGTTCAAAATATTTGCATCCACAGTTGACGAAATCCGCACAATGGGGGCTGTCTCCGTTGCAGCATACCCAGTTAAACGGCTCCCACCACTTGCATCCTTTGCATGTATCGCTCATTGTGTCTTATCCTTGACGAAGTAACGCTTGTATCGTGTTGGGTCTCCAAAACGGTCTGTGGCCGTTTCCCATATATCTTCAACCTCATAGCCGAATTTGTTTTTCAAGTCCCAAATGCGTGCTCCAAGTCGCGTGTTGCCCAGTTCTCTGGTTGCTTCCATCTGCGTGATGGAGCCGTGTTCCCTACAATACGCAACGATTCTTTCGCAATCTGTCATGCTGATCTCCTTTCTAAGCGTCCGCCCAATTTCGGCAGAGCATTGCAAGCGAAACGTAGCTAATAGCTTCACTCCCAACCTCTACCCAAAACTTTCCGTACATGCTGACAATGCTGATTTCATAGACTTTCAAATGCTTTAGCCCATGGTATCCGGTCTTCCCCGTGTACCGCATCCGGACTTTGCTCGTTTTATCGTTCATCGCTTCACCCTCCTATTCCTAATTTTAGTCGTGGCTGCAAATGTTTTTTCCCATTCTTATGTCAACCGTCAGGGGGGTACAAAAAAAGAGGGTGTTTATCGCACCCTCAAACAACACTATGCTGTTATGAATTGAAATCAACCAGCGTGATTTGCAGCCTTATACTCAGTTCAGATTACATCGAACAGGCACAGATTGTCGTTCTGCTGAGACTCGTCGAACTCCTTCAGGTAGCCGACCGCATCGCGGAAGTAGTCATTATTGAGTTCAATGGTGTAGCCACGTCTGCCGGCCTTGATGGCTTCCAGCGCAACCGTTCCAAGTCCACCAAACGGGTCAAGCACCAGATCCCCTGGATTGCTATACCGATTGATAAGCCTGTCAACGATATCCAGCTGAAGGGGGCAAACATGGTTCTCTTTTCTGCGCTGACTCTGCGTTGTTGGTGAGATCGTTCATATGGCATCCGCGTCCAATATCGTCAAGTGGACAGCCTACACACGGTTTTCCCGTAATGTTGTTTTTAGAATCAAAAGAATCGCACATTCTCGCATATGCTTTGAAATACGCAACAGCATCCATTTTCTATCCTCCTACATCCAGACCATATCACATTTGTTGTCCACGCAGTCCTGCAAGATTGCCTTGAAGTCTCGGAACATTGCGCAGTCGCTCCGGCCGGCATAGCCGTAGCAGATGTTGTCATCGTAGTCCCCGATGACCTTCAAGATCTCCTTGCAGGCTCCGTAGCGGATTTTCCCATCACAATCGCTTTCAAGCAGGAAATTCACGACTTTCAACGGAATGTCGTTTTCCGTAATCAGCCTGATTGCTTCCGCGTCCCATTCCGTATAGAACTTCTTTTCCTCATCCGGTCGCATGAGAGGCGGCGCATCGTATAATTTTTTGTAGTGGCTGTAGTACGACCCTCCCATGAGTTCGGCCACTTTGTTCCGCAGCCGCATGAATCCGCTATATCCGAGGTCGATGCCCCGACCGGTTTTCTTGCATTTAATCGTTACGCCCATTTTCTTCCCATCCTTCTCCATTTCCGCTGATTTCAACTGTTCCATCCTCGTTTACAAAAGTGTTGCTGGCGTTCCATGTCACATGGCATGAACCGCAGTATGCTGTTATAAACCCAATTCCTTCTTCTTCCGCCCGCCTTCCACGCTTCGCCATTTTCCCATTTTTCAAAATCGGGTATTCGCGCGCATATGTATAAAAGCTGGAAAGAGTCATCCGTCCGCCGCAGTGCGGGCATTTATTTGCCAAGACCCATTCACCGTTCATCGCTTGCCTCCTTTGGCTTCCCGTAGTTGCAGAACCCGTCTGGCGCTGGATCATCTAGGCCGTGCCTGTTCGCGCAGTATGGGTCATTCTCGTTGTTCTGACGGAAATCTTTACAGTTTTTGCAACGCGTTACCACGACAGCATCCACCGTTGGAGCATTCTCCAAGATACCCCGTAGCCCGTGATAAAACTGCTTTGCACGGGAGAACTGTTCCATGCAGTGGATATAGATGGACAAATCATCATCTATGCTCATGTGTTTCTTCAATTCTGGGATTGTCGAGCAGTACATTTTCTCCATGATTTCTCGCTGTTCTTTGATAATCGCATCAGCGTCGGTCAATCGCATTTGTTGTCCTCCTTTCACGCTACCGCGTGCAAAACGCAAACCTTTCATACTACCCGTTTCGCGCAATACGGGCAAAACTTATAGTCTGCCGCTTCGCAGCAGTCCATAAATGCACCGCAGGCGGTGCAGCATCCGTCAATGATCTGCGTGGTTTCCGCTTCCAATGCAAGATACGCAATGGCAAGCAGTCGGCTATGGTGGCGTAGCGTATGCTCGTCTATGTGCTCTGCGGCCTGCTCGATCGATGCGATTGCTTCTTTCCTGAGATCCGCGCCCTCGCCCAAGTCGTCTGCGTAGTGTTTGAAAATCTCTTTCAGATTCATCATGCGCCGTTCCCTCCGTCCATCCGCGCGCCGCAATTAGGGCAGTATTTGTAATTCAGCAAGCTCACGTCATCGTCCGTCTCAAAGCACCACTCTTCGCTGCAAAGGGAGCACTGAATTGTTGTGAGGCTATTCCAGTCATCATCTGCTCGCAGCCACTGCCCATGCACCACCTCCGCAACGTCTGCGGCGGGCTGACGGAGCAGGAGCGTTTTCACCCGCTGAGGTGTCCAGTTCGGATTTTCCGCGTTGCAGGATTCAAAGTCTTTCAGCGCCTCGGTTCTGCTGATAAATTCTTCAGTCGCAACGTTTTCCATCGGCAAACTCCTTCCATGTGTGATACAGTGCCCATGCCATCTGGTCACGGACGAACGGCAGTTTTTTCGCTTCCGCATATTTTTTGTCGAGAATGCTCATGGCCTTCTTCCACGCGCGATCTCCGACGCGCAATTCTGCGGGGAAGTATATTCTTTCCAGCCTGTCGATGTCCCCAACGTGCAGTCGAGCAGTCCCGCGCTCGTCAAATAGCGCGTAGACATCTTTGTCTTTGATGTAACCGGCCATTTCAAAGTTCCCCCTCTGGTACCCCGAACATCTCTATGATCTTTTTCATGACCTCATCGATTTCCGGCTTGCCATCATACAAATAACCTTCAATGTCATAATCGGACGGTTCTTGGAGATTCCAGTTGTTCTTTACCGCATAGTCGATCATATCCTTTAACAGCTGGTTCAAGTCCTCCATTGTGGATCGATATACGGCATATGATTCGCGCGCCGTTTGCAGTTTGTTCTTGACCGCTCCGAAAAGAACTTCATTTACAGATCTAGACATATGGTGTTCCTCCATTTGCAAGTATTTCTTTCATTCCATCCGGAAGAGCAAACGATCCAGGTATCAGATCGAGGATTTTCTTCCGTAGCAGCACTTCTGCCTGCCTCTTGGTCAGCTGCGGCTCTCGCTTCTTCGGCGGCAGCTCGCCTTTTGCCGCCGCAATAGCGTTCGGGTTGTGCTTATGTTGCCCCATCGTCCCGCACCTCCACGCCAGCATCGTCCAGCAGGTCACAAAGATCGGTGTCCACGCTGCTACCAATAAACTCACCATTTTCGTCGTAGTGGTTGTACTCCGTGGTCGGCCGGGATTCTATCCCTGCAAACTCTTTTAAAAGCCTCAAATATTCGTCGTTATCGAAGAGCTGAGCCTGATAGAGTTGTCTCAACTGCGCTTTGGTTATGTGCTTAGCCATCCTTCTTGCCCTCCTTTATCCACGTTGGCTTGTTCTCCGTCGATGTTGCCAGTGTATACGTTTTCTGGGCTGGGCACTCACTGCAAGCCCCAGCGCAGCACTTCCAGTCTCCACTGCAAGGGCGAATCTCCATAGTTCCCGTCATGCCTTGTCCTCCATCTCAAAGTAAAACGTGATCGGTTTCTCATGCTCAATGACATTCCCATAAACGACCCCTACTTTGTAGATGTAGTTTTCTCGGAGCTTTCTGGGAATTTCTGCGATATAGCACCGGAACGTTTCCAGAGAATTTGCCCGCTTGTAGTGGTTGCACATTCGGCATGACGGCATAAGGTTGGAAATATCGTCCGTCCCTGCGTCTTCGGCGTTCCATGCACGTTGCGGCTTGAAATGATCGACTTGCATATCCTTGATGTCGATAGCCCGTCCACAATAGGCACAGTGGCCGTCATACTTCGCATAGACCGCTTCCCGTTTTTTCTTACTGAAACTCATACTCCGTCCACCCCTTCAAAATACCGTGTCCGTTCTTCCTGCGTAGGCCAGTCTGGGTCGAAGCCACGCTTGCGGCGGTTCCGTTTCCATCCACTGTAAATCTTCGCATCGCGCCCGTCGATGCTGTACCCAACGCCGCGTTCTGCCCGGTTGTGAACCAGAAGTGGTCGCGGATAATTCGGATTTCGTGCCCTCAGAACCTCGTACTCGCCGACAGGTTCTTCGAGTTTCCAGCCACTTTGCTTCAAGTATGCTCTGAGGTCGGACAGCATCCCGTGTTTGACCGTCAATCTGTTCTTCATCTGCTACTCCATTTCCTTCAAAGCCCGCTCGGCTTCCTCGCGGGTGCGGAATACAGTTTTTCCTATGGAACTTTCCACGCATGGGCAGAACGGGTACGTTTCAATGTCCCACCGTCCCTGTATTGCGAAGTATTTCATTCCCCCGACTCTGCGCTCGAAGATTTCTCCGGCAAGCACTCTGTATAATTTATCGCCCACCTTGCACGGCTGCACGATCACGCGCCTGTCCTTGTCTGCCTCGGCAAGCTCGCGGAGGCGGCTAGGTTCCACGCCCAGTGCCTGCGCTGCCAGATTTATCATCGCGTCCTCCGTAAGTGGAGCCTTGATTTCCTCCGGCGCCATGCCGGTGTCCTCGCAGTCCATCATTATTGCCTGTCCATCGGTGTTGCGCTTCGTCATTCTTTCGTTCATTTCTCTTCCTCCTTTTCGATGATATACGCAACTATTTCGTCCACGCACACCTTCACCACAGTAGAGGCGGGTACGCTTTCCGGGAATACCGCAGTAAACCACAATTTCCACGGTTCGACATCTATCCCGGCATAACCGACGATCTTTTCTGCAAGCGCACAGGCTTCTTCAGGGGATAGTTTCTGCACTTCGTATTGAATGGGAAACCGCCGGATCAACGCGGGGTCGAGCCGGTCAAAGCGGTTCGTTGTGCCGACGATAATCACATTGTTGGGGAGCTTGTCCAGTTCCTGCATAAGTGCGATGACGATACGGTTCATTTCCCCGACATCGTTTCTTTGCCCACGGGCCATTCCCACTGCGTCGATCTCATCAAAGCACAGGACACACGGTTCGCGCCTCACATAGTCAAAGATGCGGGCGATATTGGCCTGTGTACTGCCCAGATATGAACTCACCAACGCGGAGAACCGGACATAGACGAACGGCAGGTTTGCTTTATATGCAATATATCTCGCCAGTTCTGTTTTTCCGCACCCGCTTTCTCCGTGCAGCAGAAGCGCGGAGAAATACGGCAGTCCGATCTCTGCCAGTTTATCGGCGGCGCGGTAAATGCGTAGCGCCTTTTTTGCTACAGCCTCCTCATGTGGCCTGACTAAGAACTTCTTGTTAGGGAAAAAGGTGGAGTCCTCCGCTACCAAAATGCCCTGCAAGTTCGCCGGCAGTTCAATGAAGTTGCTTTTGGTCTCCAGTTTTCTCAGCATCTCATACCGAAAATGCTCATCCTTTTTGGCCGTGGTATTTTCTAAAATTAGTTTTGCCTGTTGGCGAGCTCTCCTCATGTCACCATCGCAGACATACCGCAGCAGGATTTTATCTCGCTCGTTCATTTCTACTCCTCCACATACCGCCAGCTCTGCGGCGGGCGGGTGATTGGCTTTGGTTTTACCTTGAGCGCTACCTCTACCTCATTTGGCACAGCGTAAAATTCCCGCAGTTCGCGCGGGGTGTCGTAAATTTTAAGATCATCGATCTGCATGCCGTATCCGTGCTCCGTGCCCAGATACTTGTATATGTCCTCGCGGGTGAGGCAGGCATCCACCGTCGCCCATTTGGGGATCATGCAAAGCGGGTAGACCGTGCCGATCTTATTGCAAGTAAATTCCGCAACGACTTTCCCGTTGGCGGCCTCATATCCAAACGACTCCGCATGTTCGCGCTCATAGGCCGATTCCGCCGTAATAGCCGGCGCCCCTGCGTTGGCTTTCACCATGAGCGCTCCCTTTCCGCCTGCGGTACAGTAGATATAGCACTTAAACGGCACACCGCACTTCGGCGCGGTCTTGCGGATTTCGACCGTTTTACTCCCGTTCAGGATCTTCCGAGCCCACTCAGGGCGAATGCTGATCAAAACAGCTTTGCTCATGCCTTGTCTCCTTCCTCCGTCGCTTCCGGCAGCGGCATCCAGTGGGTGACTATACTGCCAAGGCAGTCCCGCATAGCTATTCCGTCATACCTTCTCCATGTATCCGCGCTTGTGCGGTACGCCTCGCCAACAAATACGCCGTCCGTAGCAAGGACGCGTTTTCCCGGCTCCGGCCTCCGTTCCTCCACGCTGATCCACTGCGGCACCTTCTCCCGCAGCGCCGCGTTCTCGGCGGTCAGGAGCTCGATCAGACTGGCGGCCGCGGCGGCTAAATGCTCGACGCACTCCCTATCTGGGAAAATCGGGCACATCCCACAACTTGAGCAGTCACTTTTGGCGCATTGCCGCAGCGCCTGCACGATTTCCTTTTCCTTGTCTGTCATGGCGTATCCTCCATTCCCTCAAGAACCATTTGTCCCGGCAAAACGCCATCCTCCATCCACCAGTGCATTACATCCTCACCTGTCTGCCAGTCGCAGGGCAGCCCCCGCGTCTGCCGTTCCGCAAGCATCCTGTCAAACGCCCGGACATACGCCGCTTTGATCTTTGGGTAACGCGCAAACTGCACCTTCCGGTGCTTGCCTGCCATCGGGCAGCCGATACAACCCACGCGTTCAAAACCGCAGGCGTAAAGCGGATTCATCGAGATCTTTTCTGCCGTGCAGTAATCCCAGATGTCAGCATCCTGCCAGTCAATGATTGGGTTTACCGTCCGCGTCCCCTTGAGCTGGCAGTTTTCCATCATCATTCGGTTCTCGTCGTTGTCATTCATAAGCGTCAGCCGCTTGTCCTTGCTCTTATGCAGCGCTTCCATAACGCCGCGAGATTTCCGCTTTTGCGATTCGGCCCAGCGAACGCCGGTCGCAATCCACCTCCCGCGGCCGCTGGTCTCTTTGAGCGCCGCGCAGCAGTAGCGCGCCAGGCGTGTCGGCGGCATGAGTTTGCGCGGGATTAGGTTCCACATCGTCACGTTTCCGCCGTCCGGCGTCCGGTGCGTATCGATTGTGCATTTTACGCCAGCCAGCTCCAAGCGGCGGAAGGTGTCCCGCACATGCCAGACAGTCTCCGGCGCGTCCGCCGTGGTCAGCGAGTGCAAAACCTCATACTGGATACCGGCTTTTCCCGCCAGATGCAAAAGCACGTCCGAGTCCTTGCCGCCCGAGTAGGTAATCACAAGCGGCTGCTTGTACAGGCGCAAGCTCATCTCCGAGGCCATTTTCAGCCGCTCAATCGCGGTTTGTTCTAAGTCCATCAGTATCCCTCCAATTCAATCCGTATCATTGCGCTTCCGGAAACAGATCTGCTTCCCAAACGCGAAAATGTCGGCTTCGGCCACTTCATCCGACCGGCAGAATGGCAGTCCGAGTTCGTATGCTTTTATCGTTACGAAGAAAGCGCACTCCCGGCAATCTGCCCCAGGTACTTGCTTCAGCAATTCTGGAACCCTGTAGATCTCGACATCCCGGAGTTTTCCATCGATCATTAGTTTCTGCGTTTCATAGCGCTTTTTTATTCCATTCATGTTCCCTCTCCGATTGAAAGCTGGTTCTGCCGGTAGCATTGGAATAGTGTCTCCCCTTTGTCGTTGAGCATGTACGGCAGGAAGATTTCATCCATCTGCACCATCTCGGATTCCAGAATCGCCATCTGCGCAGCTACCCAGTCCTTCACGATGCGCCAAGCGACACGCTCGGCCTGATCGCGGTCGCATTTGACCTTCTGTTTCGTGAGCACAGCCCACACCGCATCAACGTTTGCCGGGAGACGGATTCCGCGCGGGCCATTCGGTGTATCAATCAGGAAGGACAGTGCTGTGATATGCCCGTCATTGTCGTAATCCTGCATGATTTTCTTCGCACCATGTTTGACGAGCTGCCCCTGAATCTCACCAAGCGTCGCAAACACATCGACCTTCGTCGTGTAATTCATGATGGGCATTATTTGGCCCTCCCAGCTGATAGAGGCATCGGCAGCCATTGGGTGACGAAACTTCCATTAAGTGGCGAGTCTTCAATGTCCATCAACGCATTAAGGGTCATTCCCGCTTCCTCTCTCCCGACGTGCCATATTTTTTGATTGGCGTCGAAAAGAGCAGATGAAACAAACTCTTGGTCATACGGCGAATCTACGTCATCGTATGTTGAGGTCGGATACCGAGACTTTAAGACCGTTACGATGCAGGGGACCCATCCATACTTGTCGGTTGCTTTAGGCAGACTTTCTTTGACATCAATCCACTCCGGCATGTGGTCCAGCAGCTTGTTATATGCCGTTGTCAAGGCACCTAACGATTTTTCTAGTTCCGCATTTTTAGCCGCAAGCGTCTCAATTTCATTGGCTGCAGCTACTGCCAGCGAGCCGCCATGCCGCCTAAGTTCCTGCAAAATCTCTTGTTGCTTCATATTTCAGTTCCCCTCCGAATAGTACTTCGGCATTTCCGCCCACGCGATTACGCCGTCCCAATCTCCGCGTCCCTCCAATCCAAACGAATGGTTTCCCCAATCGTCGGTATCGACGCAGCACACATCCTTGTCCACTCCCCACTCGGTTGCGACTAGAATTTCCTGTTCATCATCAGGCATAGGACAGTCGAACATATACTCCGGGATTTCAAAATCCGAATAGCCATGCTCGGAAAATTCAGATTTTTCCGCATCCGTCAGTGGTCGTTCGTTGAGTTTATGCCATAACACCGGCTCGACAAACTCTCCCGTTGTGATGCCGTCCCGCCTCACAGCGTACTGTAGTGCCTTGTGCTTGATTAGAGACAGAAGCAGTTGAATCTGAAGGTTCATGAACCACTTTCGATTCCAAATTCTCCCGTTCCAATAGATGTTTTCTTGCAGCACCAAATCGTCCAGTGATCGAATGCAATCGCCTTTCATATATTTGGGTTTACTCATTTCCTTTTCTCCCATTCCAATCCGCCGAACATAGTCGTTTGCTCCATGTCCGGTTCCTTTTTCTGCGCCGCCCTCCGTTTTTCAACCGGCCTGTACTCCCGTTCTGGGTCAAGAACGTCTATCGAGCAAAATTCGAAGTGTGGGCAGCGGTTCAGCCGCGTTATCTGACGGTCAGTTCGAATTTCGTCTTTTGGCTCGCACCAAATCATGTCATCACCTTGAAGATAAGCATTTACGCAGTAGCGGCAGTATTGCTTCATGATGAATCCCCTCACTTGAAAATGACCATTGCGGAGAAGAATTGTGACCATCCGTATCCAGTTTTTGTAGCGCAGTGCTGATATTTGATTTCGACTTCCTCATTGTTGTAGCCCTCAAGCACTGCATTTAACTCCCTTGTAAGTTCCCTCTCATCGCTTGCAGTAAAAATTTCAACTTTCATTTCTTCTCCTTTTTGTTCAGCAGGTAGTCGGCGCGAAGCGCCCGCGCAAATCCGTTGTCCGGTGCCTTCCCGTTATGGCTTGGCGTTTTGTCAAGTGCCTTTCTACACAATGCCAAACATCGCTCACAGACTGCATAACCTATGACTGGTGGGTTCTTTCCGCACTTTTTGCATAGCGTCACGCCGTCCATAAGAACTTTTGGGGTAGTGCCGTTCCGCCACTTATGCTCGTTCGACGCCCGCCGTGATTTCATGGCGCATTCGCCGCACGTCCGGTGTCCAGGTCGTGGAGGACGCTTCCCGCATTTTGTGCATAGACCTTCAGCAGCTCGACGTTTCGCGCGCTTCGAAACATACTCAGTTTGGTGTGCTATCCACTGTTTTTTCCTTGGGTATGTTTTCTTCACATAGTCATTGATGCAATCTGGATACGGGCAGTTAAAGCAGTCATTCTTCTTGCATTCCATGTTGTTCAACCCTTGGTATCACCGATTGGCACTTCCATAATGGGATGCCAATCGGTTCTTTACTCCATACAGGGAATCGCATGACGGTAAGACCTCGGCTAAGTTGTTCTGGAACCACACACAAATGTGCCTGAATTTCGAGCCGTACTGTACCGTCTTCATTTTTGGACGTAGATACCCATTCATTTGGAATGTCCCCATTCAGTTCAAATTCACACGTCTCTCCGGTCATGCGTCTGTTGAACGAAGTCGTATCGGTGTTGAACTTTGAAAAGACAAGCGCCATGAATCGGGAAGCAGCATTGCGCCGTGGAAGAGTATCGTGGCAGTTTTGAACATCTGACCATGCGAAGATTCCAGTTTTGTCCGCAAATGCTATCCTGTTCATTTCGTTGCCCCTCCATCCCACAGGAGCGGTTTCCCTTCAGCATCGACCATTACGCAAGCGCCACCGTAAATGCTCCGAATCAGATACATCACGTTTGTTTCGGTATCGACGTACACGATAAGAGCGGAATTATCGTCTTTGATGACCCGTTGAAATCGTTGCTGACTGTGCTCCACTACGGTTTCTGTTTTGGTGGCGTTCTTATCACATTCACCTGCCACCACAAACTCGACCACTAGCAATGCTATAAGCAATATCACAAGCAGACTGAGTGTCCGTGCGAAAAACTTTTCACTGAGTTTCATGCAGATTCCTCCTGGTCGTAGATCGTGCCACACCGATGAAGCTCATTCTGGTCGTCCACCGTAAGATTCGTGGCGTACCGTCTGTCTTTGCAGTTCCGGACTGCAAATGAGGCATCTGCTGTGGTAAACTCAACGGAGTACAGCTGTGGAACGCCTTCGACGCTCAAGATGTCACCCTCGAAGATTTTCTCGCCATTTCTGTCAACAAGCCCGATGTACTGTCCGACCGTTTCCGGAATGACCTCCACAGCTTTATTGAACGGCTCCCCATTGTCGATGAAGAATTTCCCTTCACACGCGTGCCCTGTGTCATTCGCGCGGCCAATCAGATAGCCATATACCCACTCGCCATTGTTTACCGACTTGCCCCTGAACGTAATTTCTCGCAACTGTTTTTCCTCCCATTGTCGTTTCAAACTTCTACGCATTCGTTCTCACGAATGTTGACCCGATGCCCGTTGACCTGAATCACATATCCGATTTGCTTGATGCCCGCATACCCGGCATACCGTTCCGCACGATACAGCGCCCCAACTTCCGGCCGAAACTCCGGGAACAGGTCAATCTTCTTTGTGATTTGAATGTCGCAATCCGTGTGCGGCAGCGCCCCTGGCCTTTTGATTTCATTGCTTGACGGCAGCTGGCCGTGACATCCATGCGCTACTCGCCACTTCGCTGCACACTCGCAGGAGCAAAACTTATGCTGGTATCCTTTCGGCCTGTATCTTTGCTTCCGCCGCACTTTCTTCCCGCACCAGTCGCAGTTAAAAAATTCCCATGCCATATCTCATCGCCGCCTTTCCTTTGAGAAAATCTCAAACGATGTCAGCGAATCCCCTGCCTTGATCTGCCCTTTGCAGAATATCCGCAGATACCCGCACGGCAGACAGTCTATCGACCACGCCGGCAGCGCCATCTTCCGATAATCACACGGTCCCATCCACTCTCCATGTCCGCCATGTCCTTCCAAGTCCAACGTCTCCGATACTCCAGACAGCCTCACGACCGGCTCAGGTCCCACACATCCTACAAAGTCCATCCGCCCCCATGTTTCACGGCTCAAACTGTCCTCCATTGGAATGATGACCAGACTATCAAACGCAGGTTCTTTACTGTCAAAACGTTCCCGTTCCGGAACTTTCTCGAAATCTTCCTTGCGCATTTTTCGAATGTCCATTGCTTTATCGCCCCCTCTATTTTTCATCATACTCATGCCAACAAATGGTTTTTCCCATTCTTATGTCAACTCACCCATGTACGCACACCATCCCGGCGCACGCCTCCCATCAGCCGATGCACACTTGATTCATACCTATGCAATATGTGCCCCATGTCCGTAGGACACCCGATATGTTGCCGTAAGGCAACCGCGCAAATTTTATTTTTGGGGTATGCCCCATATCCGTTCCAAAATTTTAACTCAGGTTTGGGAAATACCCCCTCCCCCATGTCTATTCAGTCAAAAAGAAAGCGCCGACCATAGCCGACGTCGCAAAAGCATATTCAGGCGTATATGGAATCCAGTTTATCCAACCGGTCGCACCATTCCACACTTGCATCATGAATGCGGCGATACATCCATTCAACCATTACGTCCGTTTTTGGTGTCGTTTCGCGGAACATGGTCAGAGGGGGAAGTGCTTAGTGCGTTCTCCGATTTTGGGCGCGTCCTGGTCTTGTAAAATGGGGGGTGGTCTTTCATTCTGACATGATTCTTTCATTTTTGGGCGCATGTCGTTTACATTATGCCCTATAATGTAAACAACATCGGTCCATTTTTGCAAGTTTGCATTCATTTTCTTGCAAGTTTCCGAACTTTTCACGGCTTTTTGCGTGACACGCCCGGCTTGCTGCGGTCTGCCGTTGGTGTGCAATGGGGCGCGGTTGGAAATTTTGCCGCTTGTTTCCGCCTGAACAGAGCGGAGCCGGGAACACTTTCCCCGCGCGGTTGTTGTGGTGTGCTGTAAGTAGCTGTTGGTTGGTGTTTGCTTGGCTTGCGTGGTGCTGCATGGTGGTTGGCAGGGATGGGCGGCAGGGGCTGGCGGTGAGTTGAACGTTGGTGTGCGGGACTATAGAATAGAGTGTAATACTCGCCCGCGCAATTAACACACGCGCACGCACGCGACGCGCACGCATACGCGCACA